CCGTCGGCAGCACGATCGAGGCGCGCCCGGCCGCTGGCGCGACGAAGCTCTGCTGGCCCGTGTAGGTGCGCGATCCGTCCCGGGCGATGAAGGTCGAGGTATCGACCGAGGCCGCCGCCTGCTGAGCCGTCTGCGCGCTCGTGGCCGCTGAGGTCGCCGAGTTGGCGGCGTTGGTCGCGGAGGTCGCCGCCGATGTGGCGGAGGCGCCGGCATTGGTAGCCGAAGTCCCAGCGCTGGTGGCCGCCGCTTGCGCCTGCTGGCGCTGGTACATCGCGCTGTCGCGCGCGGTCTCGGCCTCGCCCTGTGCCGCAATCGCAGCGTCGCGCGCCGCGGTGATGCCGCCCGAGGCGGAGACGGCGGTCGCGGCCGAGGCCGCGGCGTCCTGCGCCGAATCCTCCGCCGCGTCGGCCGAGGTGTCGGCCGCACCCGCGGAGATGGCGGCCGCGCTCGCCGATCCCGCCGCGGCACCCTGCGATGCCTTGGCCTGGACCGCGAAGCCATAGACGGCCGCGACGGCCTGGACGACGGACGAAGTCACGTCGTCGTCCGGCTCCTCGGAGGAGACGAGAATGGTCATCGGGGAGCCTCGGGGAGGAGGGGCGGCGGTCCCGGGAGGGGCAAGGCGTGGGCGCCCCGCGCTCAGAGCCGCGTCACGCCCTGCGTGAAGGTGATGGTGCCGCCGTAGAGGACGGCGTCGGACCCGTCCGGCGGCTCGTGGCGAACGTCGTAGGCGTAGGAACCAAGGAACCGGCCGGCGTCCGCCTCAGCCATGGCGAGCGTCACCACGATGCCGCCCCCGCCGAGCGACGGACCGGACAGGGTCGCGCCGGAGACGGTGGTCGCGAGCGCCATCCCGTTCGCGAGCGGGCCCGTTGCCTGCGTGGCGATCCCGAGCGCGTTGCCGTTGATCGTGAAGACCAATGCGTCGAGCGTCGGGTCGGCCGAGGCGTTGAGGAAGGCTGCCAAGCTCGCGAGCGTCGCTGGCAGGTCGGCGCCGATCTGAACCTGAAAGGCGCCCGGGCCGCCCGCCACGAAGGTGATAACCCGCGCGCCTAAGGTGAGGGCCGTGCCGGCTGCCGGGTTGCTCGTGAACGCGATGCTTCCCACGGCGGGTGTCGGCGTCAGGGTCAGATTGCCCTTCACCGTGGACCACTCGTGCCGGACGAGCGCGCTCTCGGGCGTGTCGCGCAGATGCGCCCGTACCAAGCCTGCGGTCAGGTCGCGGCGCCGGGCAGTGGACGTGAGGAGGCGCCCGAACACGAGTTGCTCCGTGTTCGGCGCGCTGACGTTCACCGTCGCCATGGGCTCGGCCTCAGTACTCGATGACGATCAGACCCGCACCGCCGCGCCCGGTTTGACCGACCGTGCAGGCGATCTGAGTGCCGGGGGTCAGGCCCGAGATTTCCTTGAGGCAGAAGGCGCCGCCGCCGTTGCCGCCGACCGTTGTGCTTCCGCCAACGAACCCGCCGGTCCCACCGCCTGGGAAGCCGCCGTCGCCGGCCGAGCCAAGGATGCCCGCTGTCGCGCCGCCGCCACCGCCGCCGTTGGCCCCGCGGCCGTAGGGGCCGTTGCCGCCACCGCCGGTGCCGATGAAATCCAGGCTGTCGGTGCGTCCGAGGCGCCCGTGCGAGCCCCCGACGAGGCTCGCGCCCTCGCCCGTATAGCCGTTGGCCCCGAAGCCGACGCCGCCGAGATCGCCGGGCGTGAACAGGTTGCCTGCCGCGCCGCCCGCGTAGCCGTTGCCGGACCCGCCGTTGCGGTTGATGTCGCCGCCGGTCGCCGTGCCGCCCGCGCCAGGCAGCGCGGTATTGCCAGCACCCTGCGTGCCCTTCTTGCCGCCGCCCGCCGTGAGGTAATTGCCGAACTTGCTGTCGATACCGTCGCTGTTGCTGGACGCGCCGTTGTCCTGCGAGGCGCCGGAGCCCCAGGCACGCACGCGGATGCGCGTCACGCCGGGCGGCACGGTCCAGTTGCCCGAGGCCAGGATGCGGGCAATCCGGCCTGCGCCGTAGACCCCGCTCTCCGGGTTGATCAGGCTCGGGGCCGAGCCGTTGTTCAGGCCGGGCGCGCCGTTGGCGCCACCCGCACGCGCCGTCTCGAGGGCGCTGGAATAGACCCGCATGGATCAGGCTCCCTTCTGGCCGACGAGCGTGGCGGAGAGTCCACCGGTCGCGGTGACGAACAGGCGCCAGCCCGAGCCCAGCGTGAGGGGCTGGATCAGCCACCAGCCGCGCGGCTCGATCGTGAAGGCGGGCTGGATCTTGTTGGCGGCTGTCGGGTCTGCGCCCGAGGTCAGGGCCACCTGACTCACGGTGACGCTGGCATCGGTGTCGTTCGTCAGCTTCAGCGAGTAGGTGCCCGCCTGCGCATCGCCGATGCTCCCGTTGGTCACGTCGGTCTGCGTGTTCGCCGCAAGGGTGATGGCGACGATGTTGGAGCGGTCGTAGACGACCGGAGGGGCTGCCATCGGGGGGCCTCAGAGCATGGACAGGTAGAAGGCCGGGGGGCGCAGCGCCTCGATCATCGCGGCGACGGCGGCGGGGTCGGTGAACAGTCCGGTCCGGGCGGCGGCAGACTCGCTCTCGCTCGCGAAGGCGGAGCGCCAGCCGGAGGCCTGCCGGATCATGAAGGCGCCGCGCCCGGTCTGGTCCGAGACGCCGATCAGGAAGCCGACCGGCGGGCTGCGGTAGACGTAGCCGCCACCGGTAGCACCCTGCGCGATCTGCCCTGAGAGGCCCGCCCACGCCCCTGTGGCGCCGATCGGGATCAGGTAGGTGTCGCCCGGAGCCGGGCTCGCGGGCGGGGCCGTCACCGTCGCGGATTTGACCGCGAGAAAGTACGGGACGAGCGGGCCGGTGATGTCGTTTCCGGTCGCGGGTCCAGACCCGCCGCCCGTACCCGGGGGCGGGTTGAGCAACTGGAACTGCGTCCCATCGTAGAACAGGATGGTGCCGTACCCGACCATGAGGTCGTTGGCCGAGAGCGGCGTGCCGGACCCTCGGACAATCGGTTTCAGCCCCAGCCCGGCCATGTTGACCTGGGCCGGGCCGGTGTTGTTGTTGTTCGGCTTGACGACGACGATGAGCCCGGCAGAGTAACTGGCGACGGCAGGGGTCGGGTTCAGCGTCAGGGCGTTCGGTGTGGTCGAGAGATCGACACCGTAGTGCAGAAGGCTGTTCTGCAGAGGCCCGGCTTGTGCAGGCGAGAACCCGGTCAGAAGCTGCGCGATGCCGTTGTTGTCGAAGGTGAACAGGTAGATCCCGTTCGCCTTGACGGCGCCCACCTCCAACTGGTCCCCGGTCGGCCGGATCACCGCGGCGGGCGCGAGCCCGTTGATGATGATGGTCGTGTTGCCGGTGTTGGCCGCCGCGACGCGCACGAGGACGGTCAGGCCCTCGGTGTAGGCGGCCACGCCCGGAACCGCGATCTGGATCTGATTGAGTGTCGTTGAGGCATCGACCGAGTAGTGCAGAACCTCGGAGCCGAGCGACTGCTGAAGCGCGGCGACGAAGGCGCTCTCAAAGGCCGCGACATTGCCATCGTCGCGGACATCAAGACCCGAGTAGTCGGCCGTGAACTGGCCCAGCATCGCGGCGGCGAACGAACTCTGTCGCCAGACCGTGTTGAGGTGGTCGGGCTGCGCGATCCCGTTCTGGAAGCCCTGCTGGCGCGCCGGGAGGTTCTTGTAGTCGTCGGGGTCGAGCACGTTGGCGCCCACCCCGGTCCCGAAGGGCAAGAGTTCGTTTGCGGCCATGCGGGCCTCGCATCAGCGGGAGGGGAGGGGGTTCAGTAGCCGCGCGCGACGAGGTCGGCGGGCGCGGCACCGAACGCACCGCGTCCGAAGCCGCCGATGAAGGCGTTGTCGACGCCGAACCCGAACAGCGGCGCCCGATCGACGGTCGTCACGAGCGTGCGCCCGCGGACCGTCACCGGACGCGCCGGCAGATAATCCTCGGCGAGCAGCATGAGCTTGTGCAGCGGCGGGATCTCACCGGAGACCCCGAGCAGGACCGCGCCTTCGCCCGCATCGGCATGGACGACGACGCGTGTGTTCGGGCTCGCGAAGAAGGCGTCGTAAACCTCGGCCGCGCCGGACACGGTGCCGTCCCAGCGGTTGAGCACCGCCTTGGCGCGCAGGAGGTCGCGATAGGTGTCGTCCGTCAGGCGGGTGATGCCGGTCTGCGGGTCGGTGGCTACGTACCAGAGACCGCGCCCGAAGCCGCGCGCCGCGTCACCGAACGAGAACCAGTTGTTCGGCAGCGGGTAGGAGAGGAAGCGGGTGTAGCCCTCCCACGCACCGACGGCATCGAGTTGGACACCCACCGCCTCGTCGATGTCGAAGGCGCGCGGCAGGTCGAGCACCGCGTTGCCCACGGCGACGGCGGGCGCGACCGAGAGCGCCACTGTGGCCTGGAAGCGCGGGCGCTGGCGGTGGTAGGCGGTCACCCGCGCCTGGAAGTCGGCGACCTGCTTCACGGCACGCTCACGAAGGCGACGCCGTCAGGCGGCATCTCGGGTCGCTCATCGAAGCGGAAGGCAAGATCGGTCTCGCCCGGCTCCGCGCCATCGCGCGCCACGTCCACGCCGACCAAGCTGTAGGTCTCGGAGCCGGGCCCGTTGCCGAGCCGGGCCGGGACGTAGGCCCCGCCGCGCTCGAGCTGCCCGCCGATGCCCACGCTCTCGGTGAAGGTGGCGAGGGCAGCCCGGATGTCGGCCTTCACGTCGTCGGTGAAGCCGCGCTTCGCCCGCAGGCGCACCTGGTAGGTCGCGGGCACGATGGTCGGGCGGGTGAACGTGATCGTCTGGGCGATGCCGAAGGGGTCGATGTAGGATGCCCTGGTGTTCCCGATGGGAGGCACGCCGGGTGGCGCCTTGCGCCCGATCACGCTCGCGATCGCGCCCGCGTCGCCGCCCTCGATCACCAGCGCGTAAGAGCGGGGGGGCAGACCGTTCTGATCCACCGCGAGCGTCGGGTTGATGTAGCCGCGCGCGTGGATAACGCCGGGGAGGTTGCCGATCTCGGCGATCATCCCGCCGACCACCGTGGCAGCCCCCGCCATCGTGGAGGCGGCCTGCCGCCGCCGGAGTGCCGGGTCGCGCTCGATCGGCGCGCCCGGCACGGCCGCGCGCGGGTTCGACACCGACTGCCAGCCCGGCACGGGCGTCTCGATCACCGAGAGCGCACCGGGATCAGCCGCGACCGCCCCGGGCTCGGAGCAGGTCGCCGTAGCCGTGGTCTCGCCGGAGAACGGGATCTCGACCAGGGCGGGCAGCGTCCAGACCGTACCGTCCGCATCGGCGATCTGACCGTCCTCGATCTGCGTGCCGGCCTGGCCGATGATTCGCACATCTGCGGTCGAGGCGGTCGCGATCTTGCGCCGAAGCCCGTTGAGCTTCACCGAGCGGGACAGCCCGACGCCCTGCGCCGTCGCGGGCGAGAAGGCGTTGTAGACCGCCACCATCGCGCCGTTGGCCTGATGCAGCGCGTCGGCTTGGAGGCGGATCCACTGGCCGTCCTGGGTGTCCTCGTCCAGAACGATGTCCTGCCCGTAGATGCCCCGGTAGCCGTCCGCATAGTAGGCGAGGCAGTCCTCGAAAGGCGGGCGGTGGATGCCCGTCTCGTCGATGGTGCAGACGGGCGGGCTGGCCATCAGAGGGGACTCGCTGTGGTGAGGGAGCCGGGCCCGTAGGCCGTGTCGACCTCGACCGTGACCGCGTTGTGCCGGGTCTCGCGGTCGAGCGTAGAGTCGTAGGCGGTGATCGCCCGGACGCCGGTCGTGCCGAGGATGCGGGAGCGGATCGTGGGGTCGCGCAACGCGCCGGTGTATTTGCCCAGAACCTGTGTGTTCCAGGGGGTGCCGGCGGCGAGGTCCTGATACCACTCGCCCAGGAACATCTGCAGGCGGGTTTCGGCGCACTGCGCGGGCGCCTCGGGCACGTCCCGGTAGAAGTTGGACTGCCCACGCCCGAACGTCATGTCGCGCGAGCCCGCCGGATCGGCCGGATCGTAGGGCGTCAGCTTGCGCACGCGCATCGTCAGCCCTCCAGCGCGGTCATGGCCGCGACATCGACCTTCATGGGGGGCGTGTGCGCGATCTGCGCGGCGAGCGCAGCGTCCATCGCGTCCTGCGCCTCGCCTTGCACCAGAGAGCGCAGGACGCCCTGGAAGCCGGTGGCGGCGCCCTCCTGGCGATTGCCCGCTTCATCGAACGCGGGCGGCACGGCGAGGGCGCCGGCCACGCTGGACACGGTCGCGATGACGGGGTGCATCTGCTCGGACCACGCCAGGGCGCCGGCCGAGCCCGCGACGATGGTGGCCGCGGTGTTTATCTGGTCGAGCACCCAGGAGGTTGCCGCGTCCGGTGCGAGGCGGCCTGCCACGACGTCGGCAACGACGCCCGGCAGCGCGCCCGCCACATCCCGCACGAAGGGGATCGCGGTGAGCGGGGCCGTGACCACCTCCATCGCGGCGGCGGCCGGCAGCGCGGCCCCCGCGAGGTCCGCCGTGTTGGCGTGGCCGATCATGGCGAAGAAGCCCTGGGCGCCGTTCGTCAGGCCCGCGAGGTTGTCGCCCGCGGCCCGCAGCGCGCCCATCGCTTGGTCGAGCCCTCCTGTGAGGCCAGAGGCGCCCGCCGCGCCCTGGATCGCGTCGATCAGGCCCTGCGTCCCGCCGCCTGCCATACCCTGAAGCTGCGAGACCAGCCCGCCGACCTGCCCCTGCACCGCGTTCGTGAGCGCGGCCGCCGGGTTCTGCATGATCGCGGACAGGTTCCCATCCTGGATTACCTTGCCCATGAGGCCGCCCATGCCGCCGCCATCCATCCGCTTCACGACGGACAGCTTCTCCATGAACACGGTCGCCACCTTGGAGAGCGGCACGCCAGACTGAAGCTGCAGGTTCTGGCCGAAAGGAACGAAGCCGGCCATGCGCTGCACCTCAGCAGTTGAGCAGGACCTTGCCCGCGACGTTCTGGATGGTCTTGTTGTCGACGAAGTGCGTCGCGCCTTCGCGCTGTGTCAGCACGCCCGTGTCGTTGGCCTGATGCACGGACTTCCCGCGCACCTGGGTCACGGCCGAGCCCGAGACGTCGGAGAGCGACTGCTTGTCGTCGGACCGGGTCTGGGTCGAGGACTGCGACACGCCCTTGAGCGCGTTCGGCTTGGAGCGCGAGCCGGGATGGAAGCGCCCGTCCGAGAGCGCGCTGCGCATGATCACGGCGGGCTGTACGCCGCCCTTGTCGTGCCAGTTCGAGATGCCGCGTGAGCCGAAGACGATAGAGCCCTCGGACCCCTTCTTCAGCGGGAAGGTCTTCGAGAACCCGCCCGCGCCGGGGTAGTGCACCACCACGTCATCGAACTCGGGCAGCTCGACCCACTTGGTCGTGCCATCGGGCTGCATCTCGGGCAGCTTCAGCGCGCACTTCAGCTTGACGGTGTTCCCGTCCTTCGAGTCCTCCGCGACCATCACAGGTAGTTCCGTGATCACGCCGCGCAGGGCGTTGTCGATGATGGAGCGGAACTGCTCCTCCTCGTCGAAGAAGGCTTCGCGCAGGTCGGCGAGGTCGCTGTTGCTCATCGGTGCCGCTCGTGGCTCAGGCCCGGCCCAGGCGCGCCTGCGCCGTCGTAGAAGCGCCCAGCGCGTTGCAGACGAACTCGCTGTAGAACTCGTTGCCCCGGGTATCCCCGACGTGATCGACGGCGAGCACCTTGTAGATCCCGTCCGCGGCGATGGTGCCGAGATTGGGTTCGATGTTTCGGACCTCACCACTGACGCTTAGATCGAACGCTGCGCGGTCAATCGACTTTTCGTCGATATGTACCCGGCCGTGGGCTTGGATGCGCGGGTTCAGGAGCGACCTGCCGATGATGCCGTTGTCGGTCTGCGTGGGGCGGCCGATCATGCCGGTGTCGGAGTTCAGCACCACCGCATCCCCCGGCAGTGTCCCGCCCGCGGGCACCACGTTGAGACGCCCATCACGGATGCACCACGTGCATCCGAGCGACTGGGCGAGGCGGCGCATCGTATCGCGTGCCATGCCGAAGTGGACTTGGGCTCGCGGATCTTTCGTCTGGGCCAGGATCGGAGGGGCATACCCTGGGGATATGCCGTACTGCTTCATGGCTTTGACGACGAGGTCGTAGAGATCCTTGCCGGTCGAGTTGGCCGGCAACGCCCCCTTGATCGTAGCCTGTTGGTAGGCCTTCAGGCCGTCTTCTGCGAACAGGTCGACGTAAGTGTCCGTTGGGCTTTCGCGGCCACTATTGCGGGATCTGACATCACCCGTGAAGATCAGGCCGTACAGACCCTCGTACCCAAGCTCTAAGCTCACGCGCCCCGAGCGCTTCGGCAAGGCCTGAACTGTGGCCTCGGAGAGGTTTGAGATGCGGATAACCGCGGCTCTCGGCGATTGAACGAACGGATCCCTGATCCTGAAGCGCACCCGGAACTCGGACAGATCCAAAGTGCCGCCTGAGCCGCCGCTCGCAGTGACCCGGCAAACACGGCGGTACAGGCGCGTCATTCGACAGGCTCGTAAACGAGAAGCGTCTTGGCGCCGAGGTCGTTGAAGCCGGGCTTATAATCCGGCTCCCCTGGCGTGAAGATCGCCATGCGACACGGTATGCCCAGATCTGCGTGGGGCTCTAGCAGGTCTTGGCCGGGAAGGAGCGGCAGCCCTGCAATGAGCGCCACATCTTCTGCCAGCGAAATGTCGAGCGTCCAGCCGCCCTCTTCCTCGTCAACATAGTAGAGGAAAAGAATATAGTAGTTCTCGCCCAACGTGAGGGCCATTTTCTGAGCCGCGCCAGGAAACACGGGGATTTCAAAGATCGCCATAGCAACCCTCTCAAAACGCCGCGTTGCCGCTGGGGCCGCTTAGGCCAAAACCTCCGCCGCCGGGCGCCCGGCCAATGCCCGACTCGGTGTTGGGCAGCAGCGTCCCGAAGCCTACGGCGTTCGGTGAGATCTGCGTCGAGAGCCCTGACAGCCCCCCGATGTTGACCTCTGTCGGCAGGACCGTGCCAACGTCCTTCCACGCACCTGTCGCTTCAGGGCTGGCCTGCGAGCCGTTCGGCGCGATGCCGCCTCCGCCGGCTCCACCCCCGCCGCCTCGCGCCCGCGCCAAGCGCACCCGGCGCAGGCGCACGATGAGCATGGCGGCGTTGGTGGTCTGGTCCGTCGTGTCGGCGCCGACGAACTCCACGAGCATGTCGCGGTAGGCGCGCTTGGCGGTGAAAACCTGGAACGGCTCCCGCGCCGCCATCAGGTTGAGAACCGCCTCGTACTGCTCGCGGGAGTAGCCGACGTAGCCGCCGGTCGCATCCGAGTAGCCGATGCGCATCTCCAGCCGCTCGGGCAGGATGAAAGCATGGTCCGAGACGGAGGCGCCGATCTCGACCGGGTGGTCCGTGATCGCGACCGCGTCCTGATGGACCTCCGAGACCACCACGTCGGTGACCAGCGAGCCGATCACGCTGCCGGTCGGGACCAGCAGCGCGTAGAAATCATCGAGCAGGGCCACGGGCGGCACCTTCGGAGGAGGGGTGGCGCGGATGGCGGGGAGGGCGCAGTGGAGCGCCGATCAGAGGGCTAGCGTATGCACTCGGAGCCCAGATGCGACAAAGGCCCGGCGTCGCCGCCAGGCCCTCGGATCTAGTCTCGGTTGTGCGTCAAATTCTCGGTGGGGGCAAGCGGTTTGGGTCGCGCCCGGCACCGGAGAGATGCAGGGTCATCTATGCCGCAAGATCCAAGCCCGGTCTAGGGGATTGGTTTCAGGCGCCACAGAGAGACAGATACGAAAGAGCCCCGCCGGCGGGCCGGCAGGGCTCGTTCTGAAGCTGATTCCACGTCGGCGCCAAGACGTGTCGCAACTCCCAAAGCCCCTTCCGGGGACACGCTGGATATAGCGTGCGGGCGAATCGCTTTCAATCAGAGGTCAGAGACCGAGCGCGGCGCGGAGGCCTGCCTCGACACGCGCCATGTCCCACGGAGCCAGGAACTCGCCTCGGTAGCCCTGACCCGCGAGAACGCGGTCCAGCCTCGCGTGCGACACTCTGATGGGCGAAGCGCAACTCGCCCAGACATCCTTCGTGAAGGCTCGGTAGGATCGCGCCAGGAAGGGAACATCCCAGGGACCCTCCGTCCGAGGTGGCGTCGAGGTGCACGGAACAACGGTGCAGAGCCCCGGGCCAGCGCCGTGCCGGTGGTTGAGCCTATCGTCTGACACGACGATGGCCCGCCTGTTCTTCCATACCTCGGGAGCCGCCGAGACTGGCGGCTCATAGACAGGGAAGGTGTGCGGGTTCAGTGGGTCGGGCCCGAAGTAGCACATCAGGATTGCGCCACGGCGGGGCGTGAAGGTGATAGGCACGATCGTATCAGCGGCCGTGAGCTTGAGCGTCGGCGCAACTCTCAAGACAGCGCATGATCCACGCATTGAGCGACTGCCCCCTGGCGGAGGCCAGAGCTTCGATCCTGCTCTTCAGACTGTCGGGGATGCGAACCGTCACTCGGCTTTCGGCCTCACCTGCCTCAGGCTGAGGACCGAAGTGGCGTTCGATCAGATGGGCGAAGCGATGCTTTTCCATCCAAGACTGCGCCTGTGCTGGCGACAATGGTTCGATGTCCTCAAGCATTTCCTCGTGCGGCCCGCCATAACTCCAGTCACCGTGGTGGCGGAAGTATGCGCCGTGACGGGTCTGATACAGCGTGTCATGCAAGTGGCCGCCGTCCTGTTCGGCTTTTGCCAGCATCGTCGCCGTTTCAGTGTTGTAGGTCTTCCCGTCCAAGATGCGTTTCATCGCCTGCCTCACTTGGCGCACTCACATGACGTCATGTAAAGGACTTGGCGTCATGTGTCAACAGTTGACGTCGAGTGATGCATGGCTCCGCATGCCGCTACCGCTCGGTAAGCAGGACGAGCCTATGCTCAGGGGATGCGTGCCTCTACCGCCATGCTCGCCTGCCTAACTGCCCTGGTCGCGGCTGAGCCTGTCCGCGCGCAAGGTGCCCTGCATCCAGACTGTCGATGGTCGAAGGGCATGCGTGCGGATCCAACTCGCGAGTGCCCCGGCGATCCGGTCCTGCCCGTAGAACTGCCCCGCTACGATGTAGAGGCCGCGTGCCGCCGGCAGAACTTCAACCCTTCAACGTGCGTCGAGTATGTCCAGCCCTACTACGACCAATTGAAGGAAGTTTGGCTGCACTTGGACGAGGACCTGAAACGGCGCTGCACTGAGAAGTACCGCGAGAACATCCACGCCCGATACGTTCAGATCCACGCCTGCATCGACGCCGAACTCACGAGGCGCGAGCATCAGGACAAGCAGCACAACCCGACGCGCTTCCGGTACTGACCTGCTCGGACTTCTCCTCCCCAGATTACCCCTTGTTCAGGTTCGCGCGTTATGGGTGAGCCATGTACGCTCGTCTCGCTCCTCGCTTGATCACAGGTCTTTTGCTGCTGACCTCCAGCTTCGCGGCGGCTGCCGAAGACCAATATGATCGCGATCTGCCGTATCTATTCAGCTGCGTGAACAAGAACCTGGGCGATCTGATCCCATCCGGGGAGCCGATCAAGACTATCAATGAGGCGGTACTGGAAATCTGCGAAAGCGAATTTGACCGCGCGCTAAATGAAATGACACGCGCTGCACTCAAGGATCCCGAGCGACCGCCCCACCTTACAGAGCGCCAAGTCTATGCCTTCTTCAATGAGAAGATGCGCAAGATGCTGTTGGCCTATGCAATCAAGTTCAAGGCGACGGGCGGGCCTACCAGCTTGTCTAGATGATCCCGGGCCGACTCGGCTTCTCCTTCCCGCATTACCCTTCGTTGAGGATCGCGCGTTATGGAGAGACCATGCGCGCCTACGGCCTCAGTCGCGCTCCGCCCTTTCCCACAAGAAGGACAGGGCTTGGTTGATCGCCTCCTCGGGAGTGTCACGATTCGTCCAGGGCAGATCCCAGTCGGCCCAGACCATCATCTTGACACGGCTCTCTCCGGTGCCGGGGTAGACGAGATCCGCATAAATCTCGCGCTGTATGTAAGACACAGTCGAGAATGTGCCGCGTAGGTTGTCACGCGCAACAATCCGGATGTGCTCGGTCACCCCGTTGACGCGAACGTAGAGTTCGACAGTCTTTGCAATCTCGTAGAACTCGGAGACGCCCTCGCGATTATACATTCGTAGGCTCCTTCAATCTCACGCCAGGGCCGCCCCCATTCTGAGAGATGAACTCCACGCCGGCCTCCTCAAACGCGCGCTGAACCGCCGCCAGGTTATTCGCCGAGGGCACGCGTCGGCCCTTCTCGAAATCCCGGATCGTGCTCTCGCTCAGGTTTGACAGGCGGGCGAGCTGCATCTGCGGCCAGTCCAGAAGGCCCCGAGCGGCCCGCGACTGCGCGGGGGTGAGTGACATAACGGCTCCATATCTCGGAAACCGTTTAGCACACACGGAAAGCGTTGACAGCGCCTAATTTCCACGGTATCCGTTGGTGGCACACGGAAACCGAGGGAAGCAGACATGTCCGTCCGGACCATCTCCTGGAACGCCGCCCTCCGCGATCTCCGCGACGACCGCACCAAGGTCCCAGCCGGCTTTGCAGGCTCCCGCGCCCTGGCGCAGACTTTCATCAAGACCCGCCGCCTTCCGCTCGTCGTCGCCGGTCAGTACGATCGCTCGGCCATCATGCAGGTCGCGATCCTCGCGGCGAAGGCGCACCAGGGCCGGTACGGCTCGACCTGGGGCGAGGCGCTCTCCGTCTCGCTGAAGGCGACGTGGCAACTCGCTAAGGCGGCGCGCGCCGCAACCCGGCACTAGCCGACGCCGGGCACCTATACCCGGCACTCCCCCAACAATCTGTCTGCCCAACCCCAGGAGGTGAACCCGTGGGAATGATAAACCGTGTCTCGAACCGGCGGGGGGTGCTTGCCGGGCTGGCGGCAGCACCCTTCGGAGGCGCCGTAGCCGCTGCTGTGGCGGCAGATCCTGATGCGACCCTACTCGCGCTCGGAACCCGTTTTGAGGCCGCCTGGGCGCACGAGCGGAAAACGGACGCCCGATTCAAAGGCGACCTCTCGGCCGAGGCAGTCGCAGCCTGTGAGGCGGCGTACGCGGCCACGGGGCTGATCGCGGAAGAGATCGAGCCGATCCGCGCAAACACGCTCGCAGGCCTCTACGTTCGCGCCCGCGTCCTACTCTGGTGCATGGGAAGCGATCCACTGATTGCTGAGCAGTTCTCAGACAGCCCGCCCGCTACCGACGTTCGAATGATCGTCAGCCTTGCGCAGGACGTGCTCCGGATCGGCGCCGCCCCGTGACCTACGAAGAACTGATCGCCTCGCCGTTATGGGCGAGGCAGCGCCAGGAGGCGCTCGCCCGCGACGGCTTCCGCTGCCGGGGCTGCGACACGACCGAGGATCTTGAGGTCCACCACCGCCGCTACGGCGACCCGCTGGGGACCGAGACCGTCGACGATCTGACCACCCTCTGCCGGGAATGCCACCATGCGATCACGGAAGTCATCCGCCGCCGCCGCTCCGCCGGACGCGCCCACATCGTCCCAGAAGCCGCACGCCGCATCCCAGGCGCTGCCGCAGGCTTCAGCGCCGAAAGGCTACCAGCGCCTCAACTTCAGGCTCACCGGCGTGTCCGGCCTGGTCATGCACAACGGCCAACTGGCGAACCCGCTGAACCCCTTCGCGAAGGCGCTGAAGGCGGTCTCGGGCAAGCGAGCGAAGACGGACGCTGACTTCGAGGAGATGGCCCGGATCGAGTTCCTGGGCGGCCTCTACGTCGGCGAGGACGGCCCTTGCATCCCGGGCGAGTTGATCGAGGCCACGCTGATTTCGGCGGCCAAGAAGGTGAAGCGCGGCCCGCAGGCAAAGGCCGGCATCCTCTCGGATGGCAACCACCCGATCCTCTACGATGGCCCGCGCAACCCGGACGCCCTCTGGGCCGAGGAGCGCTTCCGGCTCGTGGCCGGCGTGAAGGTCGGGCAGGCTCGCATCATGCGGACGCGGCCGATCTTTCGCGAATGGTCGGCCGACGTGTTCGTGGATTTCATGCCCGACGCGCTCAACGCTTCCGAGGTGGAGCAGATGATGCGCACGGCGGGTTCGGTGATCGGCCTGGGCGATTGGCGCCCCAGGTTCGGACGGTTCACAGCCGAGAGGCTGTGAAGGGCCTGTCGGGGCTGGTCACGGCTGGGTGCGCCATGGTCAGGCGAGGCGGGGCAAGGCAGGGGTGAAGGGCGGCTTCGGCCGTCCTTCCGCCTGATGACTGTGAACTCCCATCGCGGATGAGCGCGATCGGCGTCCACAGCGTGGACGAGCCAGGCGGGCTAAGGCACGGCATGGCAAGCTGAGGCAAGACCGGGTTCGGCTTGGCAAGGCGAGGCAAGGGTGAAGGGGTCGGCTCGCGCCGGCCCCTTCCGCCTTCCACCAGTCGGTAAGGAGAACGAGATCAGTATGCCCGCATGGGCATTCTGCGCGGCCTCCTCTTGCTCGTCATCATCTTCGTGTTCGTGGCCATGCGCCGCGATCCGCCGGAACCTGATCCCGAGCCGGACCGCAACGTCACGGTCATCGAGAAGAACGTGCAGCCTCCGGCCGGGCGGCCCCCGCGTGCTGAGCCAAAGCCTCAGCCGCAGATATCGCCCACACCACAGGGCGCCGAGCGGCCCAAGCTTCAGTGCATGATCACGCGAGCCGGCAATGGCTCGTACTCGTCCTATGATGGGGGCAAATCGGCGCTGGCCATCATGATGGCATGTCCGAACGACTATGCTGCGTGGGTCGCCTATTGTGAGACGAGCGGCCCGAACGAAGACGGGAGGTGCGATGTCGCTTTGGCTACCATGGTGCAGGTGATGCTGAAGCAAGCGGGGCGCTGACCCGCGCAGACTTCTCCTCCGGCTATTACCCTTCGTTGACGCTCGTGCGTTAAGGGCAGGCTATGCGCGCTGCCCTCACCCTTATCTCCGTGCTGAGCCTAACCGTCAGCGCGCTAGCGGCTGAGCGAATCCCATCTTTTCCGAAGCGGACCAGTTACGACGACGCCCGAAATAGCCTGCGTGCGCTCGGCTGGGCGCCAGTCGTGCAAACGGGCCAGCGCTGTGGGACGGATGGTTGTTACGAGCGGTGCGCGCCAGGATTTGAAGCTCGGTGCCTCACCTACCCCGAGACGGCCATCTGCCGCGGGACAGGCTTGGCCGCCTGCGAGTTCCTGTGGAAGCGAAACGATGTGCTGATCGAGATCCGGACAATCGGTGAGGATGATCCGCCTACTGTCGCCGGGGTCAGTTGCAAGGTTAATTGTAGATAGCCCCTGAGGCGTTGGCGCCCCAGGGTTCATCTCACGCATACCTGTTGTTGAAGTTCCCGATCAGATCGGACCGCTGGCGCGATGCTGCGCCTGTGATGTGGCTCGCAGCCTCCTTCGGGTCGGAGACGCCGGTCACGGTTGCGGTCGTTGTGCGCTGATCGTTGAACGTCCGCTGATCGTAGACCGTTTTTCCGGCTTTGGAATCACCCGCTCCCAGCGGGCTCGTCTGGAAGGCGCCGCCCGCTTTCCACTGTTCGGCCGTCAGGCCGCGCGGGTTGATCTTGCCGATGCTGCCCTCTGCCTTGCCGATCCACATTTCTGGATAAGCCACAAGCGTTTGCTCGACCTTTTCGGCAGTTTGAAGGGCGACTTTTCTCAGCTTCTCAACGGCAGCATTGACCTCGGGTGCTAGGCCAGAGCCCTGGCCAGCCGTGTTACCGGCGCCGAACGAGTCGTTGAACCTCTGTTCAAATGCAGAGCTGCCTTTGGGCTTGTCTGGGTCCTGTACTGCGCTTTGCATCCGCTCCAACATGGTCTGCGGATCAATCAGTTTGCCGTCCTTGTCCCGCATCTCAAGGTGTAGATGTGGGCCAGTTGAACGACTGTCGGTCGGGCCAACAGCGCCGATCCGCCCCCCTCCTTTCACAGCGTCACCCTGCTTCACCGAAGGGACAACATGTCTATAAGTAGACGACGAACCGTCTTCGTGCTCGATGGTAATGTCGCCATGCTCATTGAGCTTGACCACCTTCCCATCTTTCAGTGCTTTCACCCCGGTCCCTGGCGTTGCGGCGAGATCGACTCCATTGTGATGACGGACATCGCCGTGGATGGGGTGTTGGCGCGGTCCAAACTTCGACGTGATGCGTCCGCCACCTTCCAAGACGTTGGCGCCGTCGCCACCAGCCTTTCCATTCGACCCGGTTTGGCCCCCTGATCGATCATCCCGCTCAAGGGCTCGTCGCGCAGCCTCACGCTCCTTCGGGTGCGTCTTGAACCCCTCCCAAGCACCTAGGCCCTGCTGTCGCGCGATCCAATGCGCGATCTGATCTTGTGTCTTTTCATCGAACTTCGTTGTGTTCGGGTCAAGGCCAAGCGCTTTGATGGCTTCCTTGAGCGTAGAACCAACGATTTGGTATCGACCGAGCGCCGACGAATTCGGATTCCCAGGCTGTTGGCGCATGAACTTGCCGAGGTCTAGGATCTCAGCAAGTGTCTTGTCCGTAAGTGTTTGCTCTTTACCGCCAGGGAGATATTTACCGTAGCCTAGAGAGGTGTTGTAACCATTCCCGGGCCGGCCGGCAGTACCTTCGGCTCGCGCAATGTTATCAAGGAGGCCATCTGGCGCGGGACCTAAGCCCAACTTCCCCTTCACCCAGCCGAGACCACGGCTGACGATGTTGGGGCCGCGCTCGGCACCCTGCTGAGTCTTGCCGTAGATGCGGTCGGCGATGCCCGGGTCGAGCGTGCGGACAACGCTCTCGTGCCAGGACCGCGAGCCGGCCCCCGCGTCGAGGATACCGGCATCGTTGGCCACCTTGGCCGCGACGCCGATCCCGAGAAGGCCGAGCAGCCACGTGGGCGGACGCATGGCGCCGAGCGTCCCGAGCAGGCCCACGACCTTGCCTAGGGGTGCCAGCACCTTGGCCGCCAGCACGACCGCGAAGGCCGCGAAGGCCGCGGTGAGACCGTCCTGGCCGGTGATCGCCTTGGCGACCCGGTCGAAGCCCTCCCAGAGGTCCTTCAGGGCGTTCAGCGTGGACTGGATCGCGGGCCACCACCGATCCCACGGGATCAGGGTGTCCTTCGCGCCCTCGCGCCACTTCTGGTAGTCGTCGTAGAGGACGACGATTGCGCCCGCGAGCGCGAGCAGGGCCGCGACGGGCCCGCTCTTGAGCAGGAGGAGCGCGGTCGCCACCGCTGCGATCGAGATCAGGAACTGCTTCGTCGCCGGGTCGAGGTCGTTAAATTTGCCGATCAGGTCGACGACGCGGGTGGCCAGGCGCAGCAGGGTCTCACCGATGCCGATGACCGCCTTGGCGATTCCGTCCGCGTTGGCGAGCAGGTAGTCCGTCAGGCGCCCGATCTGCGCGCCGAACTTCGTCGTCAGCGCGGCGCCGATGCGGGTGAACAGGATGTCGACGGCGGCCCACATGCGCCGCCACATATTCATGAAGGCGGCCGAGTCCTTGGCCGCGCGGTCGGGATCGACGCCGGCCTTGCCGAGCATCTCCCGGTATTCGAGGACCGCCTTCTTGAACGAGCCGTCCTTCAGCGCGATCAGCGTGCGCTCGTCGATCCCGAGCGCGTCCGCGTAGGCCTTGGCCTGGAAGTGCGGCATCTTGGCGAACGCGTCGCCGAGCTCCATCGTGACCTCGGTGAGATCGCGGAGCTTGCCGTTCTGGCGCGTGGCGACGCCGAGGTTCTTGAGCATCCCCTCGTAGCCGGGGGAGGAGCGCATGTTCTGCGCCAGCGCCTCGAGCGAGCCCGCCGCGCCCTCGGCCGTCGAGCCGAGCTGCGAGGCGGCGTAGCTGAACGCCTTGAGGTTTCCGACCTTGGAGTTGGTGCGCTCGGAGGCGTAGTAGAGCTTCTCCAGCCCGTCCGAGATCTTCACGACCGCGGCAGTGGAGGCGAGGGCCGCGGCCTCCAGGGCGACCGCCATCGCGGCCACGCCCTTCACGAAGGCGGTCGTGCGCTCCTTGGCCGCCTTCGCGGCAGCGGACTCGGCGGCCTCCCGCTCCTTGGCCCGCTTCAGCGCATCCTTGGCCGCGCGGACATCCGCGTCGGCCTTGATCTTGTTCGCTTCCTGCGCCGACTTCGCGCCCGCGAGCCGGGCCGCCTCGGCCCGCTTCTCGGCCTCGATGACGGCCTTCTCGTAGGCCTTGACCGAGCCCTCCGCCTTGGACTGGGAGGCGGTGTCAACGCGCCAGCCCAGGAGGTAGACCGCGAAGCGGCCTAGGCCCGCCCCAGCTTCGTCTGGGCTGTCGTAGAGGCCCCAAGCGCGTTGCAGACGAACTCAGAATACCAAGCCTCGCCTCTGGTGTCTCCGATGTGATTTACAGACGATACTTTGTAGGTTCCGTCAGTCGAGATCGTGCCGAGATTAGGCTCAGACTTGTTAACTTCGCCTTTTACTGAGAGATCGAACGGGGATAGATCAATTGACCTTTCGTCAATTACAACCTTGTGTCCGGCCTGGATCCTGGCATTAAGGAGGGATCTGCCAACGATGCCCTGCTCAGTTTGCAACGGTCTTCCTATGAGACCGCTATTAGAATTCAATACAACAGGCCCGCCGGGAAGCGCCTCGCCAGCGGGCAGTACGTTCAGTCTGCCGTCCCGGATCAGCCATGTGCAGCCGAGGGACTGCGCGAGCCGTCTCATCGTATCGCGGGCCATGCCAAAATGAACCTGCGCCCTGGGATCCTTGGTCTGGGCAAGAATCTTGGGGATGTTCCCGGCAGTGATGCCATAGGGCTTCATCGCTTCAAGAACGATGTCTAGTATGTCTTTACCTGTTGAATTCGCCGGCAACGACTTTGACACTGAAGCGTACTGATACGGCTTGAGGCCGTCCTGTGCGAATATGTCAACGTATGTGTCTGTCGGGCTTTCGCGACCAATATTGCGTGCCCGAACCTCGCCCGAAAAAATTTGCGAGTAGAGTCCGGCATACCCGGCGATTAGGGCAATTCTTCCGCCTCGTTTTGGTATGGACCGCGCCGTACTATCGGAGAGGTTCGTTATTCGGATGGCTGCAGCTCGCGGTGTCTGAACCACCGGGTCGGTGATCCGGAAGCGCACCCGGAACTCGGACAGGTCGAGCGTGCCGCCACCGCTGCCGACATGAAGCTGGCAGATCCTGCCGTACAGTTGCGTCATTCGGCTTGCCTACTTATGCCTGATCTCGAATGTGTATGCATCCGAGATTGACTTGAGGTCCGGCAGGCCGGGGCTATTGAGCGGTTGCCCTTCGGCAATCTTGGCTTTGACTGCCCGAATTACGCACTCGCTCGCTTGATGGGCTTCGGCCTCGGCCCCTGCCGCATCCCCCAATACTGCGCGCCGCGCGGCCTCTACCATGTGGCCGGCAACTTCGGGGTGGGCGCCCTCTATGGCGCGCCGTAAGTGAAAATCCGGCGGGAGATTGATTTCGGGTGCGCCCGTCTCATGCAGATAGCCAACACCCGCTGCGCTGACCAGCGTCCCACTTGCCTGCACATTCGCAGACGCCTCTGCGGGGATCCCTATTGCTATCTGGATCTGCCCTAGTTCGGCTATGCGGCGCTCAATGGCACCGAAGCCGGGACCTTTGCGAATGACGGGCATGGGTGCTCCACACGCCCGCGGATGCGGGCGCCTTAGAAGGCTTTGAATGAGAAGGGGGGGGCGTGCGCGAGATGCGCAAAGCAAAAGGCCCCGCGTCATCGCAGGGCCTCTGATCCAAGGTCGGTTGTGCGCGAAATTCTCGCTGGGGACAAGCGGTTTTGCTCGCCGCGTCACCTAGTCGTCGCAGGATCGGTTATGGCCCAAGTTCCAGCGCCGGTCTAGGGGGAGCCAAGATCGCAGCGCCCCCTCGGCCCGGCAAGTACGGCGCCGATGGAGTCCAGGGGACGGACCGCATCAGGCTATATCTCAAATCGCAGTCGCACCGTAGCATCAGAGGCGCATTAGGTCGTATCAATCGAGCCGCCGTCAATCAGTGCGGCTCATTAAGAGGTCCGGGGGAAGCGGTGGCCAACAAGAAAAGGCAGCACTTTATCCCCAAATATGTACTTAGGAATTTTGCGGTTGACGGCCACAAAGCGCCCAAGGACAGAAAGCAGATTGCCCTATACAATCTCAATAAGGGTTTTTCTGTGCGCGCTGCGTCACTTAAAGAGCAATGCTATCGAGATTATATGTACGGGAAAGATCTCGTTCTTGAGGACCATCTCGGGATAATGGAGGGCGTATTCGGGGAGATCACAACAAACGCAATAAGCAGGAATGCCCTTAGCCGAAGCTTTGATGACATAGCTGCCATTGCATTTATGGTCGCGCTACAGAAAGGCCGAACTGCTGCTTCAGAAGACGATGCCAACTCCATGGTCGACAAGATGATGAAGATGGTAGCCTACGGGCGATTTCCTCGGGAGCAGCTTGAGCAGTTCAAAATAGGACTTACAAACGCCGCTGGCATCAACATCACGGCGGCAATGCGCGCTAGCCCTGTCATATTCGATCTAAAGCAGAAGCTTATACTTAACAAAACCAAGACACCATTCGTTTTGTCCGACAATCCCGTTTGCATGACAAACTTTTTTGCCGCAGAAAATTCGGCGAGGAGTTTGGCCTCGGCCTGGCTGCTGCGGGCCTGCAAATCTATATGCCAGTCTCGTCGTCGCATGCTCTGATTTTGTATGACGGAAATGTTTACTCATGCGACTCAGGAAATGCAATATCAATCAGCAATGTCGACGAGATATGGGCCTTAAACAGGATATCCTATTTCAATTCGAGGGAGAACATATATTTCAATGGGAATCTGTCGGAGACAGATATCTCGCGCTTCCGACAAATGGGCAAGCCGGCCAACGGCGAAGTCTTTGAGCGTCTGGAGGAAGTCGGCCCAGGGACTTACAGGCTCACCCAAAAAGACGAATATGAGGGGCCGTCAGAAGGGGTGACATCTGAGATCATCAGGTTCGGCAAACAACACCTCCCAGAAGATATCCGACTGCGCGCGTTGCGCCTGCGCAACAAACCGCAATATCACTATAATGGAACGCTGGCTGGCCCCCAGCGGGATCCGGCGTGGCTCGAAATCGTTGATGACTTTTCTGGACTTTTAGAGAAAAAGTTTGTCAAACTAACGCGGATACTGGACTATGCAAAAAATCATGCGTTGCGGGATCGCGTGGGATCCTGGATCAACAGGGTCGATTGAGCGCGGCGCCGCCCCGGAGTAGGCAGTGAGTTGTTATGGGCGCGCCGGTGCGTCGAGTCTCCTAGGCCCAGCCGATCCGCCGCCTCAGATCTCGGAGAGGGGGTTATCCACAGGCTAAGCGCTCGGGCGCTGCTTGCACGATTTAGAACAATACGGGAACATGCGTGGAACCATGCTCGGACCGGCGCACGGTCGGACACCGCGGCGCTCTATGGAGAAGCCTAGCCATGACCCTACGCACGAGCTTCATGGTGCAAACCTTCGGTATCCACCGGAAGCAACTTCGGCCGAACCGGCCCGAGCCGGCATCCACGGCCAGCGGCGCGCTCAAGAAGGCGGAGGCGATGGCCGGGCGCATGCCGGGCACCGCGGCCCTTCAGATCGTCGCCGATGACGAGACCGGGGAGTTGGAGAGCGCGACCATCCTGGGCCAGTTCGGGCAGGTGCCGGACGATTTCGCGGAGAGCTTGACCGGATAACTGCGCCCTGCGGGCTAGTATGAGTAGTCGGCAGGGGAGGGGGGCGAATGGCCAAGGATGCCCGTCTGCGGACGCCCGTGGATGATGCGTACCTGATCTCCCTCGGGCGTGCGCTCTACGCCTTCGCATGCCTTGAGTGGAATGCGCTTTGTTGCTGTGACCGCATGAAGCCGGGGTACGTTCACAAGGCGGACAAAGTGACGGCCAAAGGTCTTGCCAAGGATGTAGCGAAGTACGCCGGTAGGCTAGCTGAAGAAAACGTGCGCCTCGCCTGCGTTGCCGCCGCTGAAGAGTTCGGGCGACTCGCCGATCTGCGAAACGACATCTATCACTCTCATCCGGCCACCCTGAGCGATGGGTCGCAGAGACTACTTCGCCGTCAAAGAGCCCTGACGATTGAAGAGATTGACGACGCTGCGGACGCTTTCACCGAATGCAGCATGACCCTCAACGTGCTATTGCATGGCCCGCTCAGGGAAGTGTTAGAGCTTAGTCCGTCTGCTCAGGAACCGACTTGAACCTAAGCAATGAGGATCGCCTAATGCAGCACTACCTACCGGGCCGGGTCTGTTCGGTCGATGACCTGAAGGCCGGCGACTGCGCCCTGGTCCGCGTCGAGAGCGGCACCGTTCGGCTCGCCTTCGTCGTGGACCTCGGGGGCGAGTTGGGGTTGCTCGACCCGCTCGGGACGCATGAAGGCACCGCCCGGCCGGTCGTCTACAAGCTGTCCAGCTTCAACAACGAGGACTGCTTGGCCTTGGGCCAAGCGCGCATCGTGCCGAACGTGACGCCGGATTGGCTGCGCTACGGGCAGTGGACCGAGCTTCCGGCGACGACGCTGTACGTGGCCAATGACACCATGGTGATCCGCGCCATGAACGGACACCGGGTCGCAACCTTTGATCTGGTCACCGGCCGGCTCGCGCGCGCCGCCACCGAGTCGATGTTCCACACGCCCGTGTGGCGCGTCGAGGTGCCGAGGGCAGATGGGAAGTACGAGACGCTGGCCGAGTTTGGGGGCTGATCCAGAAGAGACGGGGGAGGCGCCCCAACGCCGAGCGTCGGAGGCTCAGGCGCGGCGCTTCACCTCTTCGCCGCCGCCCGTGAGGGGCGCCGGGCTCTCGCGCAGGATTGGCAACGGGGCTGCGCCCCGCGAACCGGCCGGATTGAGGACCGCAGCGCGGAAGGCCGGATCGAAGGCCAGATTGCGCATGTAGCCCTTCGTCCGCTGCTCAGCGGTCGCGGCCAATCGCTCTAGTTCCTCGCGCGTCATCGTCATTCCTCGCAGCCCTGAGGATCGGGAGCGGTGTGAACTTTGTCAACACGCGGGGGCTTGATGCGTTCGGCCCTCCATGCCTTTCGCCCGTGCCGCAGGGGCGTCTCCGTCACGCCATAGCCAGCAGACACAACGGCGCGGCGCCAGATTTCATATTTTAGAAGCGCACGCGGCGATAGATCATCGTCGTACGTGAACCAAACGAGGTCATCCGGTTTCAAGCCGAGAAGCAGCAGGCGAATAGCCCGGCGCGTGTTGTAGACGATCGCCGATCGCTGGTGTACATCGAAAATTCTTTGCGTCTCCCGTCCGCTCCAATACGTATAAAAACTGCCCGTTGCGGCGCGGGTTTCGAGGATGTGAAAGTACAACTCCAAATCCCCGCCGGGCAGGGAGTCTAGGCCAACAACGCCTGTGTAGAGTAGCCCTGCGACGGGGTTCGATCCGATGTCTATAACGACCGAACCCAACTTGCCGTCAGGCAGGAGGCGCAAGGGCAGGCGGACAACCGGGACACGCCTAGCTCGCGAGTAGCCCACTTTGCGCCCGGCTCGCCCGCCGCCGACGCGCCTGCCATGAAGCTGGACGGGCAAGGCCTCTAGCCCCGCACGGGCGCGCCGCCCTGCAGGTGCGCGGCCAACTTCTGGATGTCGTCCCATCCGATGATGGCGAAGCCATCGAGCGTGATGTCTAGCCAAGCCGGCGCCGGATCCAACGCGGCGAACTCATGGGCCCACCGAACGCAGTCGGCGAGCGTCCCGTCGCGGTTCGGGAGCGGGAAGCTCGGTGGCCAGACCACCAGCTTGGCAGCTTGGCCGAAGGGGATCGGGTCGGCCTGGAAAATGGAGCGCATAACCAGACCCGTCGCGAGTTTTCGGCGTGCTCGGTGCGTCCGTTACGCCCGCGTGCGTGCCGGCTCAGGCGGAGCAGGCACCCTGCCATGCATCATCCGGTCCGTTCGGCGCATCGTCGTGGCAAGGGCGCCCTTTGCCAGGGCGTCGCGCTCTTTCCGCGCAGCATCGACCTGGGCAGCGCTTCGCATGACTGCGCGCCGCGACAGAAGGGCGAGGACCAGCGCCAGGGCCGGCGGGACAGCGAGGTAGAGGTAGGACCACTCCATCAGCGGAGACTTTCGAGCATCGTGCGCGCCCACCAATGTAGTGCACCCGAGACCAAGGTCCAAACGACCATCGTGAGCAGGGTTAGCTGACCGGGAGGGGGCGCAGCCGCGAGGGGGTAGCTGAGCCCGACAAGGGGCAGCACGACGCCTCCTCCGAACAGGCCGAGCGCCGTGGTGTTGATCGTGGTGGCCGAGAGCTTGGCCTTCTCGTTGTGGATCGCCGTCAGGCGCGCCAGCGCCGCGTTCGCCTCGTTCAGGCGCTCGATCTCGATAAGCCGGAGGTCTTCCCTCTGGGACTCGGGCTGGGCGGTGCCGGTCACGCCTGAGGGTCTTTCAGGCGGACGCCTGCGCCCTCAGCCCCTCCTGGAATGAAGGCGATGCCCGCCGATTCAAGGGCGGCCTGAAGGTCGTCAACCGTCCGCTCTCTCACCTGCCGCTTCGCTTGCTCAAAATCGGCAATGGCCGCGCGCGAGACCTTGCTGGCCGCAGCAAGATCCTCGCGGCTCCAGTCCAAAAGCGCTCGCGCCGCTCGACACTGAGCCCCGGTTATCGTCTTTTCGTCGGAATTCATGCAAAATGACTTGCCAAGGCCGGTTTCAGTCGATATAACTGAAATCACACGAACCGCCAAGGCTCTTCTGATGCCCCGCACCCTCTCCTGGAATAACGCCCTTCGCGGCCTCCACGCTGACCGCGCCGCTGTCGTCCCTGGTCTCGCCGGTGCCCGCGCCATGGTCCAGACCTTCGCCCGCACCCGCGGCGCGCTGGTCGTCGCCGGCCAGTTCGATCGCAAGGCGATCATGGCTCACGCTGCCGCCGCCGCGAAGCTCCACCAGCGCCGGTACGGCGGCACCTGGGCCGAGGCGATGTCCGTCGCGCTTCGCGCCTCGTGGCAGGCCGCGCGCGCCGTGCGCCCGGCAACCCGGCACTGAGGGGAAGGCACGATGGCCGAACACACCATGCAGACCTCGCTCACCGTGTCCCTCGGGCACGGCGAAGACCGCGAGTTCGATCTGAGCGTCACCTACCGCTTCATCCCTGGCTACCCGGCAACGCGGGACGAGCCCGGCGCCGACCACGATGCGGACATTCTGTCGGTTCGGCTGGTCGCGCCCGGTTCGGACGCCAGCCTGCCGGTCCCGGAGTGGATGGACGCCCTCCTGCGGAACGATGAGATCCTGCGGACCTGTCTGGCGATGGACGGCCGCGAGCGCGAGGCCGCGGCCCGCGAAGACGCGCAGTCTCACTGAGGGGGAGGAGCCGATGTCCTCTCTCGCCGATCGCTCCCGCGCCCGCCGCCGCCCGCCGAGCCGGGCCGAGGTGGAAACGATGATCGAGACCCTGATCGCCTACCTCGACGTGCTCGACGGGGATCCAGATCTCGAGACCGAGGAACCTGAAGCCGGCGCCCGCGAGTGGTGCGGCTCTGGCGCCCACCGCTTCGATGTCGGGGCGGAGTCCTAGCACCGCCCACCAACACAGATCCGGCCGCAGGGCCGGAAGCGCCCAGCGGCCATGTAGAGAGTGAGACCCACTACGCGCCTGCCGCCGGGCGCACACCAACCCTGAGATCCGGCTTCGGCCGGAAGCGGTCGGCGGCCAGGTGAATCATGGCCCCAACGGGACGTTGCCGCCGACCGCACCCCGAACCCAACCGATCCACCAAGCCGAGCCCCGCCGGGAGCCCGACCCATGCCCCATGTCCCGACCCACGCCGACCCGATCCAAGGCGCCATCACCGACCACCGGAAGGCATGGGCTGCGTTTCAGGTCGCCCCGGCCGGCAATCCGTCACTGGTCGCGGAGCAGACGCTCGATGGGACGCTGAGCACCCTCCTGCTCACACCCTGCAAAAGCCGAGGCGGCGCGGTGGCCCTCCTGCAGCACCTTCAGTGGTGGATCGCCGAAGAGGCGCCCTACGCAGACTCGTTCGCCCCGCTCTACGCATTCGCGGAGACCCGGGCCGCCGATCTGGCGCTGTTCCTGAACGCGCAGCCGCCCGCCGACGTCGAGCGCGAGGCGGAGGCCCGCCGCGTCGCCCACGCGCCGCGCCCGCCGGGCCCGCCCGCCAACGACCTCTGCACCTTCCGCGATCCGCGGCCTGCCTCGTAGCGCGCCGTCTCGCCCGTCTGCCTGCCCCTCAAGCCTCAGGAGCCATCCATGCGAACCGCTATGTCCCGCCGCGGCCTTCTGACCGTCGCCGCCCTGCCGGCCCTGGCCGCGCCCACGTTCGCCGCCTTGGCGGACGTCCAGCCCGACGCGGCGCTGATCCGCGACTGCGACCGCGCAATCGCTATGCACGACGAGACGAGCCAGCGCGCGATCAATGAGAACTGGTCCGACGAGCGGCTTGAAGAGGCGTGCGACGAGTTCAACGTCCTCGCTGAAGGGATCATCGCTACACCCGCCCTCACGCAGGCCGGGTTGCGCGCCAAGGCACGGATCGTCGCGCAACAGGTCACGGCCTATGCCAGCGACACGCCGGACCAGAGCGAGCGCTTCGCGCTCAGCCTGCTCCGCGATCTCGGCGCCGAGCCGCCCCGCCGCGAGGCGAGCGCCGCGCAGTAGGGCGCGCACCGTCCCGCCCGTCACCCCTCAATTCTCGACACCCCGGAGCCAAGGAGGCCCACCGATGTCCCTTCTGCCCCATAGCACCGATAACGTGATCCGCCTCGCGCAGGTCGGGCTCCGCCCGCAGGCGCCTGCGCCCGAGCCCAAGGCCGGAGACCTGATGGTCGATGAGCGGGCGTGGTGCGACAAGCACCTGAGCACCACACTCGGCGCCGCCCGCATCGTCTCGATGCCGCGCGCCGACCTGATGACGAACCTCGCCGCCCTGCGCGAGAGCGGCCCGGCTGAGATGCCCGGCGTGCTCGGCGACATCGGCGCCACGATCCTTGAGCTTGAGCGCATGGTCGGCATGCTCAGTCTCGCACAGGATCGGATCTACTCCACCGTCGCCGCCTTGATCGCGGCAGAAGCCGCGGAGGTGCGCCAGTGAGCGCCGCAGGGCTGAGCCCTGCCCGCCGCGGCTTCCTCCGAGGCCTCGTCTCGCTCCCGCTCATCGGCGGCGGCGTGACGCTCATCGGCGCGCCCACGGCCGTCGCCCAGCCCGTCACACCTGGGCTTCTCGACGCCTACGCGGATTGGCTGGCCGTCGAGTACGGCGAGACCCTGATCGAGCGGAACGGGATGCAGCACCGCGAGGACTACAGGCAGTCTCTCGCGATCATGAAGTTCCGGCGCGAGTGGTGCCAGGAGAACCCGACGCTCAACGCGGCGGGCAATAGGTTCCTGTCGCCGCCCGCCACGCTGCCGAGCGCGCGCGCTGCCGTCGTGCTGGCTGCGGCGGGCCAGAACTGGCGGGAGGGCGGACGATGAGCCGCCCCTTCAACCGCCGCGGGCTACTCGGCGCCTTCGCGCTCGCGCCGCTCACCGCCGCACCCGCGCTGGCGACCGCCCACCCTGACGCCGAGATACTGAGGCTTGAGCGGCAGTGGCGCCAAGCCGGCGAGGTGCTTGCGGACTCGCTGCGCGAACTCAACGCCGCGCGTGACATCGTTCACCCCGTACTTTCGGAGTGGCCCGCCTCCCTGGCTCGGACCCCGTGGGAGCAGCGGCAGGACGACTGTCTCAACAACGTGTTCGTCCGGATGCGCGTGCGGTTCCGCTGGACCCCGCCACGAGACGAAAGCGGGTTCAGCGCAGCAGTGTGGACGGGGGCAGGCCTCCGCCGTGCCATCGCGGGGGCTGTGCCGCACCTGGGGCGTGGCGGGCTCACGCCGCATCGCATCCGCAGATGGAAGGCACTGCTCCCGCAGGCGGACGCTTTCGACAGCAGGGTTGAGGCCGCGGAAGCCCGCGCAGGGCTGAAGGCCGCCGAGGCTAGGAAGCGGGAGGCTGAGCGCGTGCGGGGGGAGGCCACCGGGGCGCTCTCGGCGTGTGTCGCCACCACCCCAGAAGGATTGGCGGCCCTGGTCCGCGTCGTCGGCGGGTATCGGTGGAAGGATGAGGGCGGCGCGTGGCCGAACCTTCTCCGTAGCGCCGCCATCGTGTCGGGCGTCGGTCTCGATGCGCTGGAACACCAGCACGCCTCTCTGCGCGGCCCTGAGGTGGCTGCCGCCCCCGCCCCGCAGCGCAAGTCCGGTGCGCGCAGCTAGTCGCGCCTCGCTCCCTCGCACCTCTGGAGCCCACACCATGGGATCAATGAATCACGCTCCATCGCGCCGGGGCATGCTGGCGGGCCTCGCGGCCGCGCCGCTGGCCGCGCTGCCGATCGCCACGGCAGCATTCGCCCTGAACCCCGATACTGCCCTCCTGGCGCTCGGCCGGCGCTGGCGCGAGGCGGTTGCTGCACGCGAGGCCGTCAGCGAGCATGCGGATGCGTGTGCAACCGCCGCGCACCGCGCCGCGCCGGGACTTCCCGAGGCCGTGCTGTACCGGGAGGGCGATGACGCCCTCGACATCGCCCACTTCACCTCAGCCCGCGGCGACGGGCGGCGCTGGTACAGCGTCGGCACCAGCGCCTGTGACGGGAAGGCATCTTGGATGCGGGCGATGGTGCATGGGCCGCAGACGCCGCGCGCGGTGCGCGCGACCGAGATCGTCGCAGCGTTCGATGCGTGGCGCGCCGCCTGCCAAGCCACACACGACGCATGCGGGCTGACGGCCGCGGATTCGGCTTGGGAGGAGGCCTGCGAGCGCGTCAGCGAGATCGAAGACCACATCAGCGCAGCGACCGCCCACACGCCTGCTGGGCTTGCCGTGAAGGCGCGCATCGCTGAGCAGGACATAGAGGCCGGCAACAAGCCTGCCCAAGCCCTGCTGGCCGGTCTCGTGCGCGACGTTCTCGCCATCGCTGAACCGGCCGGATCGTAGGGGAGGGGATGGCTATGGCCACCGCATCGCAACGAAATTCGTCGGCTGACGCTGTTGCCCAAGCCGCCCGCGCCGCGCTGAAAACGGCCAATGGCGATGTCCGCACCGCTTCGGTCGCGCTCGAGGCGCGCGTGCGCCGGGATCGCGCCTTGCGGGACGCGCTCACCGATCCCTTGCTCGCCACCGCCTGCTACACGGCCGTGGCCGTTCAAGTCCGGCAGGCTCGGCGTTCGGTTTGGGCTGCACCCGCGGCGTCCCGCCAAGAGGCCGCGGCCGCGCCTCAGCGACGGGCCCCGGAGGATGCGCGCCGAGTCGCTCAGCTCGCGGCCGGCACGCTGGCCATGTTCCCGTTACCCGGCGGCAAGCGCCTCGGTGAGGCGACCCGGGAGGAGATTGCCGCGGCGGCCTCGTTCTACGAGGCGCAGAGCGCGGACATGGCGGACAAAGCCCGATGGCTCCGCCTGATCGCCCAGAGCGTGCCGCACGCGAAGAAGGTCGGCGACGTGCTCAACGAGCGCCGCTTGCGCGAATTGCAGACGGAGGCGCGTCGTGGATAGGATCGAGTTGCCGGGCAAGCCCCGGCGCGGCCGGGCGGCCAGAAGGGATTTGTCCCCCAATGATGGCACGCCGCCCGCCGCACCCCATTCCGAGATCGGCGCCAGCGCCGATCGCGAGGCCGGCCACTGTTCCGATGCGCCCCATAGAAGCGCTGCCGGTCTCGCACCCCATTCAGAGATCGTCAGCCGCGAGGCTGGCGAGGGCGAGGTCGGCCCTTCGTCCTGCGAACCCCAAGTACCGCCTGCCGACCTCGCCGACCAAATCGCCGAGCTCCGTGAGCAGTGGCGCCGCCGCCAAGCCTGGCATCGCGCTGAGAAGGCGCTGACGCTTCAGGCCAAGGCGCTGTGCCGCCGCCTCGCGGAGGGCGGTGACAAGGCGGAAGCGGATCGCATCTACGGCGCCGCCTACGGCAAGGGCTCGCATCCTCTGGCCGACATCGCCCTCGCGGCGACCTTCCCGTTAACCGAGGCACGGGACAGCATCGCGAAGCACCGGGCGGCCGTGGAGAAGCGGCTCGTCAAGCTGGCGAAGGCGCTCCCGGTCGCGCCGTGGGTCGAGGGTACGCGCGGCGTCGGGCTGCTCTCGCTAGCAGCGATCGTGGGCGAGGCCGGCGATCTCGGCGCCTACGCGAACCCGGCCAAGCTATGGAAGCGCATGGGTCTGGCCATCATGCCGGATGGGCGGCAGCGGCGGACCACGGGAGCGGCGGCGCTCGACCATGGGTATTCGCCGGCGCGGCGCTCCGTCGTCTGGAATATCGGCGCCTGCATCATGAAGGCTGGCGGGCCGCTGAAAGAGATCTACGACGCACGGAAACTATACGAACTGCCGCGCGTCGAGACGAAAGGACATGCTCACAACCGCGCTCAGCGGTACGTTGAGAAGCGATTTCTTCGCTTGCTCTGGTGCGAGTGGAGAAAAGGCGGGGGCGACCACCGCGGCCCTGACACCCATAGGACGCGTGTCGCCTCCGTCACCCCCATTCCGGACGCCGCGTGAGCGGCGAGGCGGGCGCGCCCAGTGGCACTCTGGCGCCCTTATCAGGAATGGCGCGCCCGCCGCCCAACTACCCCGCCGCGAGCGCAGCCCGGCAGCTCGACGGCCCGCGGCAGCGGGCGGCGCTCCCCGCCTTCGTGAGGCGCCGCCTCGTGGAGGGCGCCTGAGTGCCCCTCCGCCACGCCCTACTGCGCCGCATCCTCAAGGGAGACGACCCATGCAGAACGTCGTGACCGTCCCGTTCCACGCCGACACCGTGTTCGCCGTCGAGCGCGCGGATGGGGTCTACATCGCCCTCAAGCCGATCGCCGACCGGCTCGGGCTCGACTGGTCCGCGCAGTACCGCCGAACCAAGCGCGATGTGGTGATGGCCCGAGGGATTGCCGTCATGGCAATACCTTCCGAGGGCGGCACGCAGGACGCGCTCTGCCTCCGCCTGCCACTCCTGCCGGGGTGGCTGTTCGGCATTGAGGTCCGCCGCGTGCGGGCCGAGTGCCGGGCCGCCGTGCTGGTCTATCAAGCCGAATGTCACGAGGCTCTTTTCCGGCACTTCTACGGCGTGGCGGACCGGGCGCCCGAGGCGCCGGACGCCCGGCGCGAGCCGCTGAAGGTGCGGCGGCAGATCGTGACGGAGGCCCGGCTGATCTTCGGGCCGCGGGCAGCTGCGGCGCTCTGGCGTTCGCTCGGCCTACCCGACGTGACGGAAATGGGCGCGCCGCCGGATCAAGGCGCGCTGCCGCTGGCACCGCCGAGCCCGCCTGCGCCTTAGGGCCACCTGACAGCGGGCCACGGGCGTCTCTGACTTCCAAATGTTCTTGTTTTGTGCTAGAGGCGAAGCTAATGGGCGCTCCACCTCCGACGATCTACACCATCTACACCATTACTAATACCGTCAATGGTAAGATATATGTAGGACGCTCCAAAGAATATGAGCGCAGAAAACAAGCTCACCTGAATTGGTCCCGTCGTGGCGACAAGCCAAGGCATCCTCTATATAACTCAATCCGCAAGTACGGTGAGGAAGTTTTCGCTTTTGAAGTGATTGCGGATCTGGCCGGGTACGAAGAGTCTTTAGCGGCTGAGAAGACTCTGATATCGGAGCTGGGGACAACCAAACGAGATCGGGGATACAACATATCCGATGGAGGTGAGGATATCCTATCTGCTATAAAAGCCAACGTCGCGCGGATAGAATTATGGAGGAAAGAGGATCCAGAAGGGTTCAAGGCTTACTATTCAGCCTTGAACAAGGCCGGCTGCGCTAGCCTGACCTTGGAGGCGAGGCAAGCAACAATACGGAAAGCCCATATAACAATGGGGCCAGCTGCAATGCGCGCCCGATTGTCAGCGACCAGAGCCGCACTGTCCCCGGCGGACCTGCGGGCCAACGCCGCGAAAGCACTCGCCACCCTCGGGCCCGAAGGTCGGAAAGCACGAGCACGCGCCGCCGTGGCCACCCTCGGTCCAGAGGGGCTAAGCGCCCGCGCCAAGAAAACGGTCGCGGCACAATCTCCCGAAGCGCGGAGCGATGCGCGCAGGCGTTCATGGAAGGCTCGGCGGGAGACATGGGCCAAACGTGCCGAACAAATCGGGCCGCCACCGACAATTACAGGTGCTCAACTGTTCGCCGCGCGGGATCAATTGGGCTGGTCACGCCCTCGACTGTACGAATTGACAGGTGTAGGGCGCGGGACGATTGAAAACTTTGAGACAGGCGTTCGGCCAATGCCAGTCCACAAGCTTGCGAAGATCGAGCGCGCCTTGACTGAGGCCGGCGTAGAAATATGTCATATTTCTGAGTTGTCTTCCGAATATACAGCCGACTTTAGTCCCCAAAACCTGCCAATTTACCGCGAGAGGGCCAAGATTACGCAGGACGCTCTCTCGGAGATATCAGGTGTTCCAGCTTGGTTGATCAGGGATTACGAGCGGGGCGCCCGACCGATGCCCGGCTACAAGCTCGCCAAGATCGAGCGGGCCCTTGTCGCGCTCGGGCTTGACCTTGCGGTGCCGATCAAGCCCGAGCCGTCCGCCCCGGCCGACTTCGGTCCAGAGGAGGTAGCGCGGCGCAGAAAGGCGCTGTCGTGGTCTCGGGTCCGCCTATCCGAGGCGTCCGGCGTCCCGGTATGGTTGATCCTCGACTATGAGCACGGCAAGCGAGGCATACCGCCGAGGAAGCTCGCTCGGATCTGGGGCGCACTCACAGCGGGCACGCAAGACTGAGGGGACCGCACCGGCCGGTCGAGCGCCGGGACCGGCTAGACCCGCCCGGACTTCTCCTGCCGGCATTACCCTTCATTGACTCTCGCGCGTTATGGGTTGGCCATGCGCGCCGTAGCCGTAATCACCATCGCTGGGCATCTCCTCTGGTCCATGTCGGCCGCTATGGCCGAAGATGCGCGCCCGCCCGGCATCTACCTGCGAGACACCATCCAGACACCAGCGGGATCTGCAGCATTCTCGGATCTGCTAAAGCAAGAAGCGAACGTGCCGCCGTGGTTGGGGAAATTTATAAGGGATGGTGATGGCATTGATATGCCATTCAGACTTGTTCGAATAGACGGCGAGAAACACTATTATTCCAGAGTATGCCGACCCCGCGCATGTTGGCAGGACGAGGTCAACATACTGTTTACCGCAGACATGGCTCATGCTTGGGGCTATCGCCTTGAGAACGGGAAGCCTCACTGGGTTGGCTACGTGCCCCCTACAGTGAAGCGCGCCATCCTCAAGGCGCAATCCGAATAGCACTAAGCATATCGGTTCTGGAACTGTCCGATCATATTGGAACGTTGTCGATTCTCAGCGCCAATTACCTGATCTGCTGCGGTCTTCGGCTCAGAGACGCCATTGACGGTCGTCGTGCGAGTTCCCTCATTGAATACTCGATTATCAATGATGGTCTTGCCTGCAGATGTTCCGCCGGCACCTAAAGGTGCAGTCTCGAACGCCGGCCGCCGCCGCCAATTGTCGACGGCATCGAGACGTGAAGGACCCTTGCCGAGAGACGTTTCAGCTTGGTCCATCCAAGCTCGCGGATAGGCGATCAGGGTTTGCTCAACCTTGCCGGCCGTGTCGAGCGCTACACGCTTCAGTCGATCAACGGCAGCATCGACCTCAGGCGAGGCCGCACTCTGCTTCCGCTCCAGGGAGGACTGAGGATCGACTAAGTTGCCATCCTTATCCCTCAACTCGAGATGAAGGTGCGGGCCTGTGGACCTACCGTCAGTGGGCCCAATTTTTCCAATTTGTCCGCCACCCTTTACCGCGTCTCCATTTCGGACGCTCGGCACAATGTGACGATATGTCGAAGAAGACCCGTCCGGGTGCCGTACGGTTACATCGCCTTCGCGGTTAATCGACACGATGCCATCGCGCATCGCCTGCACATCTGTCCCCTCGGGGGCTGCCAAGTCGATGCCGTTGTGATGCTTCATCTCGCCTGTTTTGGGATGACGGCGCATCCCGAACCGGGAGGAAAGCCGGCCCTGGCCGCCTAGAGGATGATGCCCTCTCTCAACGGCGCCGCCCTCCTCCGGCTTGCCCTTGACGATTGGGAGCCAGCCTCGTGCGTGCGCGCCCCGGTTGCCCTCCTCGCCGACCCCATACCGCTCAAACTCGCGGATTCCCTCCATCGCGTGGTCAAGGTCGCGCGGGTTGCGGAGGATCTTGCCAGCTTTCTCGGTCCGCCGGCTGTCGTAGAGCGGGTCGCCGGGCTTGGCATCGAGTTCTGCGATGGCGCCCTTCGTCTGCCAGCGTGCGTCGTAGGGGTCGCCACCCTGGTCCTCAATCCACTTCTTGATCTTGGGCCAGCGGTTCTTGTCCCATTGGAACAGGCCGGTGTGGCCGCCCGCCACCTCGTTGCGCGCACGAGGGTTGAAGGTGCTTTCGGTCTGTGCAGAGCCGAGCATGGCGGCGATCGCCTCATCGGAGTACCCTGCGGCGCTCAACTCCTCCATCATAGCCCGCGCATTCCCATTCTGCGCGAGCTTACCGATTCGGCTTGTACCGCCCCCAGCCGGATCCCCACCGAGTCCGACCTTCTCCTTCACCCAACCGAGACCTCGGCTGACGATGTTGGGCCCGCGCGCAGCGTCCTGCGAAGTCTGCCCGTAGATCCGATCTGCGATGCCCGGATCAAGCGTGCGGAGAATGCTCTCGTGCCATGACCGGGAGCCGGCGCCGCCGTCGAGGATCCCATTGTCGTTTGCCACCTTCGCCGCGACGCCGACGCCCAGGAGCGCGAGCATCCACCCCGGGGGACGCATGCTCCCGAGGGAGCCAAGGAGGCCGACGACCTTCCCGAGCGGGGCCAAAACCTTCGCCGTGAGCACCACCGCGAACGCTGCGAACGCCACGGTCAAGCCGTCCTGCCCGGTCAACGCCTTCGCCGCGCGATCGAAACCTTCCCAGAGTGACTTGAGCGCCGCTAGTAAATTCTCAACGGCCGGGGCCCATTTGTCCCAATCGACAAGATTGTCTGTCGAGCCCTCGCGCCACTTCTTATAATCGTCGTAGAGGACGACGATGGCCGCCGAGAGCGCCAACAGAGCTGCGACAGGCCCGCTCTTGAGGAAAAGCAGTGCCCCCGCAATCGCTGCCATTTGCAGAACGAAGGATCGCGTACCGGGATCGAGGCGCGTAAATGCCTCCACCAAATCCACAACACGCTTCGCGAGCCGAAGGAGCGTTTCCCCAATGTTGATTACGGATTTCGTAATCTGATCGGCGTTGTCGTGTAGGTACTTGGTGAATCGTTCGATCTGCGCAGAGAACTTGTCGAATACCGCGCCACCGATCCGGATTTTCAGGCCGTCGATAGCCGCGAACATGCGACGCATCGCATTCTCGAACACGACCGCGCCAGCCGCAGCCTTGTCCGGATCGACGCCCATCTTGGCGAGACTGTCGTTGTATTCCTTGGTGAGCTTATCTACTTCGTTGCTGCGAAGCATGCGAACGAGATCTTCATGCAGACCCATCGCATTGGCGAAGGAATTGGCCTGATGCCGCGGCTGCTCTGTAAAAGCACGCTTCAGTTCTTCGATAAGCTTTACAGTGCCGATGAGGTCGCCATTGGCATCCCGCGTCTGGACCCCAAGGTTTTTCAGCATCGTCTCATAGCCAGGGGAGTCGCGCATGTTCTTGGCGAGCGCTTCGACTGACTGAATTGCAGTCTCAGACGATACGCCCAACTGCTCCGCCGCATAGGCGAACGCCTTGAGATCTTTGACGCTGCTGTTCGTGCGCTTGCTCGTATAGTACGCACGCTCCAAGCCGGACGCGATATTGTCCACAGCCGCCGTAATACCGACCGCGGCGGCCTGGATAGCCGCCACCATCGCCAAGGAGCCCTTGACGAAAGCCGCAGTGCGGTCTTCATGGGATTGCGCAGCGCGCTTGTTGGCTGTGGTCTCGGTCTCCCGAGCCTCCGCGCTCGCCTTCGCGGCTTTCGCTTCGGCCGCCTGCTGGCGCTTCAGGTCGGCGATGTGGGCGGCGGCCCCCTTCGTCCTGACGCCGCGCTCGCGGTTGGTCTCGATGATCCGCTTCGCCGCGCCCTGCACGGTCGCCTTCGTGGCGCGCGACTCTGCCACCTCGACAGCGGACGCCACCTCGTCCGGCGCCGCCTTCGCGCGCCGGACGCTGGCCTCATCGACCTTGAAGCCAAGGGCGTAAAAGAAGTCCTGAAGTATGTTGTTCACAAATAAGCCTCAGGATCTCAACGGCCGTTGTTCTTCTCTGCGGCTGCATTGGCGCGCGCTTGATTCTCCAAAGAGATATCAATCACCTCGTTCATGCGCGCGATGTCGCAGAGGTCGAAGGTCCCGTCGAATAGGCTCTCCGCTTTGCAGAGCCCTCGCTCAACGGGGCGCCACATCCACCCCTCTTCGTCGGGGAGGGCGACGGGGTCGAACTCTACGCCGCCGCTCTCCCGCCGATCGACGTGAAAGCGTTGCCGGGCCCAAAAGGGCCGATGTTCTCCTGGATCACCTGCTGGGCGATCGCGAGCATCTCCAGGGCGGAGAGATCGTTGAACATCAGACCCGCGCCCTTGCGGTAGAGCAGGGACCACGTCGGCTGCGCCTCGCTGCCCTGACGGCGCGAGACCACCGCGAAGCACTTGTTGAGGACGTACTCCGAGTCCTCGTCCGACATCGCGCCGACCGCCTTGGCGATCGGGATGGCGATGGCGGCGAGGGTATCGGTGGAGGCCTCGGGCTTCGGGGCCTCGGCCCCCTCGTCCGAGCCATCGGCGGGCGCAACCTTGGCCTGCACGAGGCTCTGGCGGGCCTCCACCAGGGCCGCGACCACAGGCGTGAGACGGCGCAGCACGTGGAACTGGGTCATGCCGTCGAGCTTGCCCGAGCGGTAGGTGTGCGATCCGACGACGAACTCGGCCATGGGGTGCTTCCTCAGATCAGGGGCTGGTCGAGGCCGTTGACGCCGAGGTTCGGGTCAATGACGATGAAGTCGAGCATCCAGTCCAGAGCCGGGCCGGACTTGCTGTAGGAGTTCTTCGGCAGCTTCACGAAGGCGCCGCGCAGACAGGTGTAGAAATCACCGCTGGCCACGTTGCCGAGGGTCAGCGTGTTGCGCCCGTGGTAGACAGCGGTGTTGGTCGTCTGGAGCTTGTAGAGCTGCAGGAGCTTCGCGTTGACCGGGCTCACCTTCAGGAGGTGGATGGTCACGCGACCGGCGCGGGTGCCGTGCAGGTTGTGCTGCCCGGCGCCGCCGGCGCCGATGATCATGGAGGACTTGTCCTCCGTCATGTCGATCTCGATGCCCTCCTCCGCGGCCGCCGCGCTCTGCGCGCTGAGGTCGAGGGAGCCGAAGGGACCGGCCAGGGTGCCGGTGAAATCGAGGAACGAGTACGCGGGCATGAGCGCGCCTCCTCAGGAAGAACGGGAACGGGTCAGGGCGGGGGCGCGCCGCGGCGTGGGCGGCGCGCCGGTCGGGCTCAGCGGTTGACCGTGAGCAGCACGTCCACGTCGTGGACGGCGCCCGCGAGCTTCACGAGCACTTGGAACGGCACGGCGTGGCGCGCCTCGCGGTCGGCCTGGGCCTGATCCGCGACGAGGCCGTAGATCACCGCGAAGCCGGTCGCGAGCATGTCGCCGGTCTCGATGGTGCCGACCGGGTCGCCGTTCCACTGGCCGGGGGCGAGCAGGCCGTTGTTGACGCCGCGCTCGCAGGCCCGCGTGATCGCGTTGGCGATCCGCATCATGCCGGCGTCGGTCTGCGGGATCTTCGTGGTCGACTGCGCGAGTTCGTTGAACACCTCGGTCTGGATCTCGGAGACGAGCCAGTCGAGACCGTGCACCTCGTCGGCGAAGGTGCCGTCCGCCATCACGCCTTGCTGGATGATGGCGGTGTCGTTGGCGTACTGGACGAAGACGTTGACGTTCTTCGCCTTCAGCGTGTTCGCCTGGGTCTGCGTCAGACGCTCGGCCTTCACGCCCGGCTCGTTCTTGAACTTGAGCGTGATGGTGGAGCGGTTGGCCTTGAAGTTGACCGTGAACATCCGCCCGATCAGCGAATTGATCGCGTGGATCGAGGAGGACGAATACTGCGAGAGGGTGCGGCGGTAGCCGAAGTCCTTCGCCACCGAGCCGAGATCGGTGTTGTTGGTCGGGTCCAGCACCGTGGTGTCGACGATGGTCGAGGCGAAGATGCGCGCGCGCTCCGAGCCCTCGATGTAGGCCGAGACCGCCATCTGGTCGTCGATCTCGGGGATGGCGTCGGTCGCCACCGTGAGGCCGTACCACTCGGACGAGGCGTCAGCGAGCGCGAGCACCGCGTCGATCAGCGCCTCGGCGGCGACGCCGGGCACCGCGAGCGCGCCCTGCGCGGCGTTCAGGCCGAACAGCGCGGCGACGTTCACGCCCGCGCTCGGCGCCACGGGGTAGAGCAGCACCGAGGCGGTGCCGGCGCTGGGCGCGGTGAGGATGAAGCGGCTCTGCACCGCGTCGAACTTCACCGTGGTGCCGGCGGCGAGCGCGGCGAGCGCCGACTGGAGAATGGAGGCGACGCCGTTGATGTTGGTCGCGCTCGAGAAGTCGAGCCCGGTGACCTCGCGCAGCGTTCCGTTGATGGAGAGCTTCAGCGCGCCGGTCTTCACCGCGGTGAAGTTCGCGAGCGCGCGCTGGGTCGGGTTGAGGATCGTGCCGCGCAGGATGCCCGCCGCATCGGTGCGCACCCAGCGGCCGACGTAGAGCACCTTCGGGCGCGGTTTCTGGCTGAAGTAGAGGTTCGCCGCCGCGAACACGGGCGAGCTCGTGCCGTGGTCGAGGCCCACCGACAGGGAATCGGTGTAGGTGCGCAGGCGCTCCTGCTGGTCGATGGCGGGGCTGTCCGTGAGGGTGAGCAGCGTGCCGAAGTTGCCGGGCTGCGCCGCGATACGGGCGAGCGACAGCGTGACGTTGACGATGTTGGAGACGGAGAGGGCCTGAACCATCAGGGCTGCGCCTTCTGTGACGAAAAGGGGAGGGCCGCGTGGCCGGTCCGGACGACGCCGCTGGCGGCGACGAGGTTGAGGACGCTGTATGTCCGGTCGATCTGGCGTCGGACGCGGAGCGACAGGTCGATGCGGCGCACCCACTGCCCGTTGGTGAGGGCGGGGGCCGCGATGGCCTTGCCGATGTCGGCAAGCGCCATGTTCGCGCGGTAGAGCGCCTCGCGGTTCTGGGGGATCGCGAGACCGTCACGCAGGCGCGCGGCGTAGCCCCAGGCGTTGGGGCCGTAGAACGAGACGAGGATCTCCACGCTCTCGTGCCGGCGCAGATGGTCCGAGCCGTCGCCCCGGCTGTCGTGGCGAACGTAGGCGTTGGCGTCGGGGGTCACCTCGGTGACGCCGAGCGCCGCCCAGTCCGCGTCCGCGGGCGGTTGCGGGGGCGGCTCGGCCTGCCAGCGCGGGCGAACCAGATCGCCGGGCAGTCCGGTGATGCCGGCGATCGCCGCCTGGATCTGATCCTCGAACGCGTCGTCCTGCGTCGGCTGCGGACCGACAGGCGCGAGGTATCCGCCGCTGGCGGATGTGTTGGCCATCGGCGGTGTCTCGCGTCGGGGGAGGGGAGCGTCAGACCGGCTGGGCGGTCAGGTCGGTCAGCGTGCAGACGGCGGCGCAGAAGCCGGAGCCGTAGGGGCTGAAGTCGGACAGGGCCGAGACCGTGTAGAGCGCGCCGAGGTACTCGATCCGATCGGCCGCCGAGCGCTCGGTCTGCACCGAGAGCTTGGTGCGGGTGTAGACCGCGATGGCGCCGCTCGCCCGCGCGCCGTCCGGCAGCAGGTCGAGCATCGAGCCCGAGGCCGGCATTGCCACACCCTCCAGGGGCGTGCGCGCCGACGTGGTGCGGGTGCGCCCGTTCTCGCCGATCCCCTGCGCCCGGGTGAGCAGGAACAGCGTGCCGGGCTCGGCCGCGAAGTCGGGATCGTCGATGAGTTCGGAGGCGTCGAGGAGGGGCATCGGCTACTCCCCGCGCGGCCGGATGACGTAGGTGATGGAGTTCCGGAGTTGCCCGGTGTCGATCAGGGGCTTGGCGTTCGTGAGCGTCGGGGCCTCGCCCTTCGCTCGCGCCTTCAGTTCCTTGATCGCGCCCTTGCGCCCGCGGGCGGCGCGCGCCCGCAGCGTGCGCTCGGACAGCGGCGGGGCGATGCCCTCGTTGATCTTGCCCCGGATGGCGTTCTGCGCCGCGAGTCCGGCCATGTGCTGCGCCCGGATCATGCCCGCCTCGTCGCCGATCAGCGCCTGCTGACCCGCAAGAGCGTACGCCTTCGTGATGGCGCCCTCCCCCTCGGCGATCCCGGGCGCCATGAAGGGACGGGCCGGGATGTTCTGCTCCGGCATGCCGGTGTCGTGGATGTAGGCCAGCGCCGCGTTGTTCGGGCGCTCGCCTGTCTCCCCGGGCTCGGACGGGCGCTCGGCCTTCTCGGCCGGCACGCCGACGAGCACGTCCGTGCGGGTCAGCGCGCGCACGTTCTTCAGCACCCCGGCGAGGCCGGGGCCCTTGGCCGTTACGGTCACAGTTGCGCCCCGCCCGCACCGAACATGCGCATCAGTTGATAGAACTGAACGCCGTAGGGGGTGGTGTTCCAGTTGCCTGCACCGGCGATCGTGCCCGCCCCCGTGTCGTAGCTCACCGAGAGCTTGTCGATGGACTTCGACGCGACGACGCCAACGCTTGCCGCGCCGCCCTTCGCGGCAGCTTTCGCGCTCGCACGGCCCGAGACGAGCTTGTGCGCGGTGTAGAGGGCGAGGCCCTGGTCGAGGAGTTCGGCCCAGCGCCCGGGATCGAGTTGCAGCGACGCCTGCTTCAACCAGAAGTCGATCGCCGCGTCCGGGTAGATCGCGGCGTCACCGAACTCGGTGAAGAGGGCCCGGAAGGTGGGCCGGTCCATCGTCAGGCGGCCCGACGGGCCTTGGACGGGGTGGGGTCGGTGGCCGGCTCGGCCGAGGGCGCCTCGGCGCTCGCAGCGGGCGTGCTGGCCTCGCTGATGAGCGCGTGGGCGGCCTCCAACTCACCGGTCAGGCGGGCGATCTCGGCCTTGGCCGCATCGCGCTCGGTGACCAGGGCATCGCGGGCGGCAACAGCCGCGTCACGCTCGGCCACGGCGGCGTCGCGCTCGCTGCCCGCATCCTTCAGGCTCTCGACCTGGCGGCGCAGCATGGCGAACTCGCCCGGATCCACGACGCCATCCGGCAACTCCTCTGGCTCGCCGCAGTGCAGCTTGGTGAACCAGTGATCGGCGTGCTCGTCCGGCACGTTGCGGTGGGTGCCGACCGAGTAGGGAACGCGCTCGCCGCCGGTGAGGGCCAGGACGAATGCCTTGATGACGTGGATGGTCTTCATGTCGGGATCCCAGGAGGACGCAGGCTTGACGGGAGCGGCGCCCGCGACGGGCCGCTGGCAAAGGGACTAAGCGAATCGTGCGTCGGCAAAGGGCGCGAGAGGCGGGCACAGGGAACCCCATGCCCGCCGCCGCAAAGCGCGGCGCGACGGCTTACATGCCGTCGGCGTAGGCGACCGTCTCCGGGTACACGAACTCCACGGCGCCGAGGCGGCCGTAGTAAGTCGTGATCTGGTAGAGGGAGCGGTACTCCAGCGGGGTGCGCTGCAGGGGCACCATCGGGAACCGCACGCGGTTCTTCTGCTGGGTGTAGGCCAGCATGCGGTCGGTGCCGCCGACGCCGCGGCCCGTGAGCCACTTCACCGGCTGGATGTCGAGCGGGCGACCGTTCTGGGCGTTCGCGATGCAGTTCTGCTTCACGTACTCCAGCACCGAGATGTTGCCGGCCTCGGAGACCTTGCGGCTCACGAGGTAGCTGAACTTCAGCGGCGCGAGCAGGAGCTTGCTCGGCACGACCGAGTAGCCGGTGGCGGTCCACGACGCGGTGAGCACGTCGTTGATGTCCGCCACGATCTCGTCGGCGGTCTTGTTGCGCCACAGCGGCGAGGCGGCGGCGCCGTTGGCCACGTTGGAGGCAGCGACCAGCGGCGAGTTGGCCAGACCGAACATGCCGAGCTCGGCATCGCCGATGTAGACCTGCTCGTCGATGTCCATGTCGTGCTTGATCGACAGGCCGGTGTACTTCTGCGCGTCGATCGGCCGGCCGGCGCGGATGGCCGACTCCAGCTCGGGCAGGGAGTATTTCAGCTCCTGCGCCCAGATCGGCAGCGGGTTGGCCGTCTTGCCGATGTCGAGCGCGATGCCGGCGATCTGGTTGGCGGCCTTCGAAGCCCAGGACTTGCCGCCCGGGGTGGTGCCGCCGACCGAGGCGAAGGTCGAGTTGGTGAAGCTCGACACCTCGTCGCCCATCGACACGTCCTCGCGGAGGTCGATGTCACGACCCCAGGTCGTGGCGTAGAGCGGGGCGTGATCCTCCTGGTCGAGCCGCTCGAGCTCGCCGATGAGGAAGGCGCCGGTCGAGTCGATCGTCCGGCGGTCGTAGGTCTGGAAACCGCTGTCGAGCGTGCGGGCGCGGACCAGGGCGGGGGCGGCCAGGGTCAGGGCGGCGGCCGAGACGCCCACGATGTTGCGAGTGTGGAACATGGAGGTCAGGTTCCCGGGGATCAGATGTTGAACTCGAGCTCGGTCACGGCGCCGGCGTCGGCCGGACCCGCGAAGGTCGTGGTCGCGGGCAGCGCGATGGTGTTCGTGCTGTCGGCCGCGGCCTCGAAGCCGCCGATCGGCTTGCCAGCCGCCGGGGCGGCGATGCGCACGTAGACCGTGCCGCCCTTCACTGCCGGGGCGGTGCCGCCGAGCAGGATCGAGATGCGACCGCGGCGCAGGACGTTGCAGTGGCCGGAGGTCGGCGGGACCGCGGCGCCCAGCGCGTTCTGCGAGGACTGCGTCGGGAAGGGGCGCACCAGCACGCCGGCGACGACGGCGGCGGTGTCACCCGCGCCGACCGGCACGAACTTGCCGGCGACGAACTTGCCGGGCAGGCCGTAGGCCGGGAACGGAGCGCTGCTGTCGTAGTTGCCCGGCGCGACGTCGGCGGACTCGGCGCGGGTCACGTCGCCGGGGATGCCGGCGGCCATCCGGTAGAGGAAAGCGACCATGTCAGGGGGTCCTTAGTTCCGGCCCCAGCGGGCGCGGTTGGCTGCGTTGATCTGGGCGGGGGTGCGGGCCTGGGCCGTGGTGCCGCCGCCTGCCGCGCTGTCCCGGATCGAGGAGAGGATCGAGCCGGTGGTCTCGGTCTTGGCGCGCTCGCTCGCGGCCACGAACAGGATGCGGGCGGCATCGCAGGTCATGTCGGCGAACTGGGTGCGACCGTCCGAGAACGGGGTGATGGCGGCGCGACCGGAATCGGTCTTCATCGCCGCGTCGAGCACCTTGCGCCGGAAGACGCAGAGGGTGTCCTTCGTCGCCTTGGCGTCGGCCTTGGCGTCGTAGGTCGGAAGCTTGATGCCGGGCGCGAGGATCTCAGCGCGGGCGAGGGTGTCGCGGAACAGCGGGGCGAGCCCAGCCGCGTCGGCGGTCTTCCCCTTGTCCTCGTCCTCCTCGGCGGCCTCGTCCTTGGTCTCGGACTCGGCCTTGTCCTCCTCGGACGCCTCGTCCTTGGTCTCGGCGCCCTCGCCCTCCTCCTCGGAGGCCTCGTCGGTCGCGCCGGCCTTGCCGTCCACGAGCTTCTGCAGGAGGGCCTCGATCGCGGCGAAGCGCGCCTCGCACTGAGCGCCCAGCGTAGCGACCGGGTCGTCGTCGCCGGTCTTCGTCTCGGCCTCGGCCGCGGCGGCCTCGCCCTTCTCCTCGGGGTCGGCGTCGGGCGTCTTCACCTCGATGACGACGCGCTGGGGCGCGGTCTCGCCGCTCTCCATCTCGGCCTGGGCGGCCTCGATCTCCTCGTTGAAGGCGGCCTCGTCCTTGGCCTTGAACGCGGTGGTCAGGCGGTCCCAGACGGTCCGCTTCGACTTGGGCATCTTGTGGTCTCCGATGGCGCAGCGGGGTCCGCACCGGCCTTCCTCGACCAGCGCGACGTGGTTCCCGATGATGTTGGTCTGGCGGCCCCGGCCGGAGCCCGCTTGCTCGTACTCGGCGTCGTAGCCGCAGCTCACCTCGCGCTTGCCGGCGCGGACCGCCGCGATCGTATCGGCGCAGGTGATGACGAGGTCGGCCAGGAGCAGGTCAGCGTGATCGCCGACGCCCTGGCGGACGTTTCGGACGAAGCCGCGAGCGAAGCGGCTCCAGTTCGAAGGGGTGACATCGACGGGCGGGTGGTCGTCCGTGACCGGCTTGCCCTCAAAGGACGCCATGGTCTCGGGCCGGAACACCTCTGCGGCGTCGCGTTCGACGGTGATGATCCCGTCCGCGCCCGGCTCCAGCGGCAACTCGCCCGCGGCGTAGTGCATCTGGCCGGTGCGGGCGATGGGGACCGCCTCGCAGATCAGGAAGCCCTCGGGCGTGAGCGTCTGGCTTGGGCCGAGACGCGACGGGGCATAGAACGTCGCCCGCTGCGGATCAGCGTCCGCGCGGTCACGGGTCGGATGGGGCACGGGCAGGAGCCTCAGGCGAGAGGCCGGGCGGCGATCCTCAGTCGGGGATCACCACCTCGGAGTAGCACCGACAGTTGGGCAGGCAGCCCGCGTGACCGGTGAGCTTGTCGAGGGTGGGCGGGCTGTCCCAGCGGACGAACTTGCCCTCCATCGTACGGTGAGAGGGCCGAACGTCGCCGTCGCCCGAGGTGCGCCAGATGTAGCCCTCCGAGCCGACGTGCTCGGCCCGCGCCTGCGTCAGCGCAGAGGCGGTGCGCGAGACCTCGGTGCGGGCGATCAGCGTCGCGCGTGCTTCGGTCACCTCGCCGGTGCGCAGGATCTCGGCGGCGATCGCGTCGGCGCGCCGCCCCTGCACGATCCCCTCCTGCGTCAGGCGGTGAACCCGCTCGGCCGCCTCACGCGGAAGGGAGGTGATCAGCCCGACTTGGTCGGCGAGTTGTCGCCGCATCACTGCGCCCGTGGGCGCCGTGGTGATCTCCTTGTGAAGCGCGCGGCCCATCTCGGCCGAGACATGCCGCCACGCCTGCGCGTCGCGCTGGGCCACCTCGGCGACCATGCGGGCCCCAACGGACTGCGCCCAGGGCTCGATCGCGTTGGCGTATCGGCGCAGAGCCTCGCCGAGCAGCGGCACGCGCTCAAGACCCGCAAGGTCGAAGCCGCGGACCAGCACGCCGATGTGACGGGCGAGCCCGCGCAACTGCCTGGCGTAGAGGTTCTCGGCCTTGCGCGCCCGGATGAACGCCGAGCGCGGAGAGGGCGGGGCGCGGTCGCCGACGCTAAGCCGCGAGCGACAGTGCTGGCACATCGGGCCTGCCCTCGGGGGTTGTGGGCCCATCCGCGGGGTCCGCGACCGGGTCGAGTTCGCTCGGCAGCGGGATCGTGTCGTCGGCGGCCTCGATGTCGGCGTCGGTGATGTTCGACCACACGCCGGTCACATCGCTGGACTGCCGCAGTTCCTTCAGGGCCGTGCGGTCGGAGACGACGCCGGCCTCCTTGGCGCCGAGCACGGTGTCGGTCACCGTCTTGGCAACGTCCGCCTTCTCCTTGTCCGACATCTGCCACAGCGGCTCAAAGCTGAACTCAAAGCCCTCGGGGAGGGGGCGCCCCGTCTCGGAGCGTGCGAGCACGTCGAGGATACGCGCGAGCCCCGGCCGCAGGCGGCTCTCCTGCTGCGCATTGATCCCGTCGTAGTAGTTCCGGATGTCGCTCTCGCCGCTGGAGAACCCCGCGGGCGATTGCCCGAACAGGATCACGAGCGGGATGCCCGAGGCCATGGACAGTTGTTCGGCGAAGCGTGCCAGCACGTCGGGCAGGCCCGAGAACTGGTAGGTCAGCGCCTCGAACTTGTCCTTGGCATCAATGAGAGTGATGCCCTCGATCGACTGGAACCGCCGGATGGCCTCGACGCGCTTGGCGAGGACCTCCAGCGCCGGCCCGCCCATCCCGAGGATGTCAACGAGACCTTCGATCTGGAGGACGCGCAGGTGCGCGCGGTAGACAAGCTGCGCCGTGCCCTGCGTGGTGGAGTCGAAGGCCACCAGCCGGTCGTAGAGACGCTCGACCACCGAGGCCCCCCAGCCGTTCTCGGCCTGGGCCTGCCAGAAGGGGAGTTCGACGCCGTCGAAGCGGATCACCCGGGAGTAGTGGACGTAGCGACCCGAGAGCGCGGGCGCGTTGGCGTTGGGGATGTAGTATTTCGGCTGCCCGAGATCGGGGCCGAGCTCCTGCACGGTCTCGGTGAGTGTCGGCTGCACCATCCACCGGTCGAGGACGAGGATGCCCTTGAACTGGCCGGGGCCCACGGTCTCAGGGCGTAGCGGTGTCGCCGGGTGCTGGCCGTCGATCAGGAGCACCCCGATCGCGCCGCCGTAGAGGCGCGACCACTTCAGCGTGCTCTCGATCGCTTTCCACACCCCGCGGCGCTGCAGGCCGGCCTTGATCGCCTCGCCGTCGTCGGGCGGCAGGGTCGAGCCGAGGTCGATGCCGGCGCGCACCATATCCTCGGCAGGCGTGTCAACGATCCGGCCGACGATGGCCGATCCGCGATACATCCACTCGAGCTGCAGGCGGTTCCGGGTGACCGGGTTGAAGCCGTACTGCGAGGCTGAGGCGAGGTTGTCCGTCCCGATGCCGATCCGGGCCTCAAAGTTCTGGTAGCTGTCCAAGGTGCTGAGGCGGTCGGCGGTCGGCGCGGACCCGGCCGGCACGCGCAGGCGCGGCTTCTCGGAGGTGCTCATCAGCCGAACGCTCTCATCATCTGCTCGGCAGCCGAGCCGGCCCCGCCCACCATCTCGTTGACTGCGTCCATGGTCGGATCAACTTGGTCGTCGTGCGCGCCGTTCGGGAAGGCGAGCATCTCGCCCCGCCAACCCGCGATCCAAGCCGTCTCGGGCCCCTCGGCGGGGATCCGGACGAGCCCGGCCGCGAAGGACGGCAGCGCGTCGTTGGCGCGCATCACCTTGTCCTTCTCGCGCGGGATGCCGACCACCGGCACCACGACCTGAGCCATGGCAGGATCAACGGGCAGCCGCCCGAGTGACTGGATCAGGCCTGTGCCGGAGGATTTGTCCTCGATCTTCATGGCGCGTAGGGCGCCGAAGATGGTGTGATCCGCCGCGCGGTGTTTAGCCCAGAAGAGCCGGGCGGTCTTTTCCAGATCCGGCGCCTCAAAGCGCCCGCGGATCTGGTCCAGCAGGTATGCTTTGCCGTCCTTGCCCATGCCCCAGCACTGGAACACGGAGTAGTCGTTCCGCTCGGAGGTCTTCTGCGCCGTGTCGACGTAGATCACCCGGTAAGCGAGGGGCGGCAGCACGGTGTAGGGCGTGAGCCACTCCGCCTTGAACAGGTTGCCGCCCGCGACGGTGGGCACCTGCCCATACTGGCCCGCGAAGACGTAGGGATTCGTCTTCAGGAGGACGATCTGCTCGCCGGTGTGCTTGGCCGCCCAGAGGGGGCCGTCCGGCAGACCATGCGGGATCGGGTCGCCGTGGGTGTACTCGGCCGGGTAGAGGGCCGCGTTGTCGATCTCGACGGGCAGGAGCAAGTGGTGCCAGCGGCAGCCCGCGCCGCCCTTCAGGAGGAAGCCCGAGAAATCGTCCACATGCAGGCGCTGCATGATGACGATGACGGGCACATCCTCGTGCGCGAGGCGGCTCTTGAAGGTCGAGTGCCAGCGGTTGTTGACCTTGGTCCGCTCGATCTCGCTCTCGGCATCGTCGGGTTTGACCGGGTCGTCGATGATGAGGGCGCCAGTGAAGCCCGGCTCCATACGGCCCGCGCGGAAGCCCGTGATCGGGCCCGCCGCGTGGGAGGCCTTCATCCCGCCGCCCTCGGTCGTGCGCCAGAGTTCCTTGGCGGCTACGTCGTCACGAATTTTGACCGGCCAGTGCTCTTGGTAGCCCTCCAGGGCCACGACGTCTCGCACCGAGTTCGAATTGAACAGGGCGAGCGGGCCGTTGAACGAGGCGTGGATGAAGCGTGCGCGAGGGTTCCAGGCCAGACCGCGGGCCACGAAGTGGACCACCGCCATCTCGGTCTTGGTGTAGCCCGGCGGGATGTTGATGATCAGGCGCGGGATCTCGCCCCGGATGACCCGGTCGAGGGTATCGGCGATCACGCGATGATGGGCGCCGACCAAGAACTCGGCCTGCTCTTTCTCGCGGAAGAACTTCGCGGTGAACCGAAGCTGGCTCTCCAGGCAGTCGACCCGGTCAAGCTCCTTCAGTGTCGCCCGCGGATCCGCCAGCCAGTTGCTCAAGCGCTGCTCGAAGCCCATCCCGGCCTGCCTGGTCCAGGCCCGAGAGGTCGGGCTTCACGACGGTCTCGGATTGGATCGGGCCACCGCCAAGGCCGCCGATCTCCCGCTTGTTGGTGAAGGCGCCGCCCGACTCCTTGGCTGCCTGCTCCATGAGCGAGGCCACGAGGACGAGGTTGCCGGATTTCTCGGCCTTCTCGGCGAGGCGCTGCAGCGTGCGCAGACGAACCGCGCGGTGCGAGACGCCGATCCGGGCGGTGTCGGTGAGGAACTCGGTGCGGGTCGATTCGAAGATCGCCCGGTAGCCCTCGGAGAGGAACCGGCCGGCCCGCTTCGTCGGATCGTAGGCCTCGACCTGCTGAGGCGTGACGGCCAAGCCGTCGAACTCTTCCTTCACGGCACGCACGACGGCCGAGGGCGGATCGAAGCACGCAAGCTGCTGGACGATGAAGGTTTTCACCTCATCGGAGAGCGTGTTCTGGGCCATGGCTGTCTCAAGGGGCTATCAAGGATCAGCCCACTCCTCTCCCGCACGTCCCGCAGGCGCCGGCGATGTCGGCCTCACAGATGATCGGTGTACGGCCAGCGGCAGCCACGAGGGCGGCGGTCTGACCGGCGGCGTTGCCCACCCCGTAGCGGGAGACGACGCCGACGAACTCCTCAACGTCATGGCCTCGTATGCCGAAGACGGGCCGGCCGGTCTGGGCGTTGAAGCGCGGCGCGCCCCAGCGGTCCCGCTTCTGGCCAGCGTGGTAGAGTTCGTGCTCGACCAGGGCGCAGAAGGCAGCGTCGGAACACTGGTCGGCGTAGGCAGCGTCGAAGGTGAGCAGGAAGTCGGGGATGGTGCCGAACCACCCGGTGATCTGCTGCTCCCATCGGGCCTTCGCCCAGCGGTTACCGATGAAGGTGGCCTCCTCGCAGAGGCCGACGACGGTGTTGCCCTTGCTCTCCATGGGCTCGGAGCACCAGAGCAGGCCGAGGGTCGCGTCACGCAGGTGCGCGTGATCCTCGTTCAGCAGTCGCGCGTCCTCCGCGATGAAGGTGGCGCGGGCCCAGGCCTCCAGATCGTGTGCGGGCTCCACCGTGCGGAAGGCGGTGGCGGCATCCTGCTCCATGAGGAGCGAGGCGGGCGGGCGCGGGCGGGCTAGTTCCATCGCCCCACCCTAGGGAGAAGACCATCGCGGGCGGGAGAAGTCTTCTCCCCGCCTGTTGCATCATGTGGAGAAGTCATGCGTTATGGACACGATCTGTTCCGCACCTGCAACACAGTGATGCGCCGATGCTCGACAGCAGCTCCAGCCGGTTCGACTTCTCCGAGCCGTACGCACCCACCTCGTCCGAGGACGAGACCCGCTCCGATTACTCGGCGGCGATCTCGCGCGCTGCGCCGGCTCTCCCCGCCTCGCTGGATCCAGAGGCGATCAGCGCGGCGCTGTCGGCAGCGTTCGCGGCAGGGGTGCGGGCAGCGGCCGAGCGGGCGGCCTCTCGTCAGAAGGTCCGGGGCGACCAGCCGAAGTACCAGATCATCGCCGACCTCCTGCAGCGTGAGCAGGGCTGCATGGCCTGGGAGATCCGGGAGGCGACGGGCTGGACGACGTTCTCGATCCCCCGCTGGGCGGAGGCCGCCGGTCTCGTGCTGCACAAGGTCCGGATCGCCGGGAACACCTTCCGGTTCTTCGGCATCCCACGGGAGATGGCCGAGACCATGGACTATGAGGTGATCGGGCCGCCGAAGGACATGCGGATCGTGTTCCGGCCGAAGGCGGTGCGGTTGCAGGCCTAGGCCGCGAGCGCCAGAAGAGGCTCGGGCTCGGCCTGGGCGAGACGCCGCGCCGCGATGGCGTGGTGCGCCGGCGCCTTCTCGATCAGGATCGAGCGGCGACCGAGGGCGCGGCAGGCAATACCGGTGGTGCCGGTCCCCGCGCAGGAATCCAAGACGAGATCGCCGGGGCGGGTATAGGTCGCCACGAGGTAGCGCATCAGCTCCTCGGGTTTTTGGCTGGATAGTAGCCGCCCTTCCGCGCCGCGCCGATCCGCCTTGATGGTGATCAGGTCGCGGGGATAGCGCAGGCCGTCCGAGCAGTCGGTCGTGGCGGGACGCTGGAACTTGTAGACGTTGCCGTCCGCCTTCGTCGCCTTCCGGTACGGCTCACCCTGAACCATCTGCGGGTTGTAGGTGTGCGGGCCCGGCGCGAAGACGAGGACGTCCTCCGTCACGCGCAGCGGCTGGCGCTTCGCGTTGAGGTGCCCCGACATCCGGTTCACCTTGTCCCAGGTCCAGCGGTAGCGGAACCAGTCGAGGTTCGAGACCGTGAGGAGGGCCGAGAACACGCCCGAGGCGGTGAGCACCACCACCCCGTTCGGCGCCAGCACGTGGCGGTAGGCCGCCCAGAGCGCGTCGAAGGGGATGATCTGGTCCCAGGCGCACCGCGTGGACCCGTAGGGCAGATCGGCGATGATCGCGTCGACCGAGCCGGCGGGCAGGGTCGGGATCACCGAGAGGCAGTCGCCCAGGATCAGGGTTGGGTCCGGCATGCGGGCTCGCGTCAGCGGCCCAGCGGCCGGTCGGTGTCGATGAGGACAGTCTGGCCGGTGATCGGGTTGAGGATGGCGATCTTCGCCATGGCTCAACGCTTCCGGTAGCGGCCAGCAGCGTTGCGCGCTGGCGGCGCGTAGGCGCAGCCGGACGGCGGCAGTTCGCGGCACGGCATGACGAGCACCCAGATCAGTCCGGCGACGAGCCCGGCAGCGAGGACCGCGAAGAGGTCCGGGTGTGTGAGGAGCGCGTCGCGCGCCGCCTCGCGGAGGCCAGGGCCGATTGCGGCGCCCAAGCTGCCCGCAAGGGTCGCGGCGAGAACGGAACGGAGCATCATGGCCTCTCGGGATCGGCGGCGGGCGCCGGCTCCTCCGGCCAGGGTGCGCGGTAGGGTTCAAGCCAGCCCGTCGACCAAGCGGCGATGCCGACGGCGTAGGACAGCCAGAGCTCCACCATGCGGTCGATGAGATCGGGGCGTGGGCCGAGCGTCACGCGTAGAGGTCCGAGGCATCGATCGGCGGCCCGGCGGCCTCAGCAGCGCGGGCCCGGATCGCCGGGTCGGCCTGCCAGCCGTTCGCCGCGGCGAGCTCCACGTAGTCCCGGCTCGAGACGTAGCCGGCATCGCAGAGCGCGCGCACGGTGGTCTGGTCGAGCGTGACGAGTACGACCGGAGCGGGCGCGCCGTAGCCGTCGAACGGGTCAGCGTGCCGCATGGTCCTGTCCCTTCCGGCGTTCGCAGGCGATCTTGAGATACCGACCCTCGCCCGGATGGCCGAAGGTCTCGGCGGCGAGCGTCTGGCCGACATGGGCGCACTCGGCGACGGTCGCGACCGGCTGGGTCATGACGTCGAGCGCATTGGTGCGGTCGCAGTCTGGGCCGGCGATGGACGCGGCGCAGACGAGGATGACGGCGAGGGCCTGGGACATCACGCGCTCCGGAGACCGTAGACGGGGACGCAGCGCGCCCGCACCGTCCACGCGCCGGCCGGAAGGCCGATACGGGCGAGCATCGCGGGCTCGGCGAATTGCTGCATGGCCTCGGCCCGGGTCTGGCAGGCGTAGCGCTGCCCCCAGGTCCGGGGGGAGGGCGGGAGCGCGACACAGCCCGCGGGCCGGCAGGCCTCGGCGAGGATCTGGAAACCGGTGACGACGCGGGCGTCCTGCGCGTGCCCGGCGCCGATGGCGGCCAGGAGCACGGCGGAGGCGACGGCGACGTAGAGCACGGCCACCCGCCAGCCGAGCGGGAAGCGGACGGCGGCGCGGTTCATGGTGGGGCTCGCGGATCAGGGATCCCCTCCCCCCTCAGCGGGGGAGGGTGGTCGGCTCACTCGGCCGCGTAGCGCAGCACCACCCGCTCGGCCGCGCCGACGCGGAAGGGCAGGTAGAACGAGGGCGGCTCGTAGCCGGTGAGGTGCGTACCGGGTGGCAGCGCGTAGACACCGGGCGGGATTTCGCCCTCGTCGTCCGTCACCACGGCGGTGAGACCGGCGGAGGCTCCGGGGCCGAACACGCCGCAGAGGTAGGCGATCAGGCAGGCGAGCCCGAGAACGGCGGCGACGCCGATGGCGATGGCGGCGTCCATCAGCGCCGTCCCGGCTTCACGCGCGGGGCGAAGCGGCCACCACGACCGCCCTGCACCCGCGTCTCGCCCGCCGCGTACCCGTCCGCGTAGGACTCCCGGCAGACTGTGTCGGCGAGCGGGACATGGGCCGTGAGGCCGCGTTCCTTGCGCCAGCGGCCAAGGGCGAACGAGGGACCGTGCATGGGGGATCAGACCGGATAGGAGCGGGCGGGCCGGCCGGGCTGAAGCACGGGCGGGGCGGGCAGAATCAGGGGCAGCGCCGGGCGCGCCGCGGCGAGCGCGACGGCGGCGGAGAGAGCGAGGGCGACGCGGAGCATCAGGCTGCCATCCGGACCGCAGCGGGCGTGCCGCCCAGATCGTCGGTCGGCAGGCCATGGGGCGGTGCGACGCCGACGTCCCACTGGTCGTGCGGCAGGTGCTCGGCGGCGAAGGCGCAGGCCTTCTCGGGCGAGCCGAATTTCTCGGCCCGGGCGATGTCCTTCGTCCAGGTGAAGGGGCGCCAGCCCTTCGCGCGGGAGCCCTCGGCGTCAGGCCGCGCGAGGTAGCGCCGGAGCCGGCCGGACCCGAAGCAGACGACGTAGCGCATGGGTTCGGTGCTCTCGGAATCGATGGATCTGCGCGCGCTCGCGCCGCTCCTCCGCCTCGACCCACGCCAGGGCATCACGCACCGGGGATCGAGAGGCGGCGAGACGAAGGTCGCCTTCCGAGAGCCGGAGGTCAGGCTCTCGGGCATCGGCGTCGGCGAGGACGCGGTCGGTGGAGGTCATGCCGTGAGCAGGCCCACGTCCCGGAGGAAGGCCGCCACGTCGAACAACTCGGGAGCGAGTTCCATGACGAAGGCGCGCTTCGTCGGGGCGTCCATGCCCAGCACGTCGCCGTAGCTGAAGCCGTAGGACATCAGGAACAGCGTGAGGCGAACCTCGGGCGGCGTCGGGCCCGCGGCGGGCGCACGGAGCGGTGCGGGCTCGGCCGGCGCTTGCCCCCAGGGGCTCGTGCGCGCGGCGGCCGCGTCCCGCTTCGGGCAGACGATGCCCTTGCACCACCCCGGTGCGTCGTACCCGCAGCGCCGGCAGGCGGTGCCCGCGGTCGGCTTCGGCTCGGGCGCCGGCTCGCGCCGCGGCACGCGCGGCTCGGCCATCGTGCCGAGGATCGACATGGACGTCATGTTCCGCCGCTGCACCATGATCGGTTCGCGGAAGACCGGGATGTCGTCGGGCCGGCCGCGCATCAGCAGCGCCTCGTCCGCCTCGGTCGGCGCGACCAGCACATGCGTGGAGGCCATCGCATCGACGCCGTGCATCGACGTGCGCAGGTCCCGCACGAGACAGGCATCCGCCTTGTCCATCACGAAGACGACCACGCTGGTGCGCGGCAGGGACGCGACGAAGGCCGCCGTTTCGGCGACGCGATGCGGCTCAATCATGTTGGAGGTCCGGTCAGGGTTAGGGCGAGCCGCACAGGCGGTCGCGGGCCGGGCGCGGGATGCGTCGGGCCGGGCGCGCGGCGGGAGCCGGCGCAGTCAGAGCTTCAGGGGATCACAGGATCCGGTGAGCTGTAGGGGTCGAAGGCGGGCCGGGCTCGACACCGGCTCAGAGTATTCGGCTTTACAGGTTCGCCATGTCTCTGCCGCCCACTGAGTAGGCCCTGCCTTGGCTGGCGCGTCCTTCCGCGCCGCCGCCTTCGACCGCTACCGCCTATGCCGCGAGCGCGAGGCCGCGGAGTGGTTCGAACTCCATCACCGGGAGAACGATGGTGGCCACCTCCCCGCGCGGCGGCGGGTTCTTCTGTATAGCGTCGAGCGCCGCCTTGATCGACGCGATCTCGCCGGGGCCCGTGCCGACTCTGTAGAGGGTCGGACCGGTCCAGACCTGAGGCCGGATCACCGGAAGCCCGACAGCCGCCGCGCCCGCGGTTGCGAACACGCTTCCGAGGAAGGATCGGCGGCTCAGGCGCATCGGGCTCGTCTCCACATGGCCAGAGCAGCAGGGGGCGAAGGCGGACCGGGCCTGCAAGGAACCCGGCAATTCGGTCCGCACCTTTCTCGACAGATCTCGGCGCATCCTACGGCCTGCAGATTGGGCGCAGGTCTATGCACGCCCTCAGGGCCGAAGCCCTTTCACCGTGTCGCCGCCTTCGACCACTACTGCTCAGGGGCGAACGTTACCAGAACGTCCGATCTCCGCAAGCCGTAGCGCCCACGCATACAGCCCCGCACGAAAGGCGATCGGCGGTAGCGCGGGCATGACGGGATCCTTGGATCAGGTGAGCGCTAGGACGCCCAGCAGCAGTGCGGCGCCCGCCGCGATCGGCAGGCAGATGGCCAGGGCGTCGGCGCGCATCAGAGCCTCAGAGGATCGGGGCGTGCGTGCCGTCTTGCAGGACGTGCGTCGTCGCGCCGTTCCACTGGAACAGGTATTCGAGCGCGCCGCGGTACTTCTGATTGTCCACGATGTAGGAGATGCCGGACGGATGCCAGATGCCGCCGTTCGGTGCCGGGATCCCCTCCCCGTTCAACTCTGCGCAGATCGAGCGAAGTGTGCGCTTCTCGCGCTTCACCGCCTTGTAGATCCGCTTCACGACTTTAGCCTGCTCGGGCACGACGACCAACTGGCGTTGGCCTTTGTCGCCGCCCTCGACCCGGTAGCCGTAGGGCGCCCTCCCCCCGGCGAAGCCGCCGCGGCCGGCCTTGTTCATCCGGCCGCCGGCTGTGCGATCCCGGATCGTGTAGCGCTCGTTCTCCGCCATGCCGGCGAAGATCGCGAAGAAGGTTCGGCCCATTGGGCTCGACGTGTCGATCACTGACTCGGTCACGGACCGGAACGCCACCTCGTGCTGCTCGGCCAGATCCGAGACCGTCGTGATCGCGTAGCGGATGTCGCGCGCCAGACGGTCGATCTTGTAGACGAGCAGGATCGAGAATGCCCGCGCCTCTGCCAACTCCATCACCCGGGCGAAGCCGGGGCGATCCGCCGGGCGTGTCGCACCGGAGAACCCGGGGTCGGTGATCGCCTCGACCACCTCGTAGCCCTGGCTCTCAGCGAAGGCGTGAACCGCGCGCTGCTGCGTCTCGAGGCCGGTGCCGCTGTTGGCCTGCTCATCGGTCGAAACGCGGAAGTAGGCGACGACCTTGGTGCGCTCGGCCGCCTTCTGGCTAGCTCGGACTTCCGTCCTAGCCTTGATCCGGGCTACCCGTTTGCTGCCAAAAGCGCCCAAAACGCTAACCCTACCAGAGCGTTAAGACCCCTAGGAAGCCGCTTTGTCCAAACTCTCACAAGAATTCGAACACGGCGATGCTTCGGGGTAGGGACGGCTGGTTAACAGATGGTTTACGCTGCGTCTCTGGCCGCGCTTGCGGGCCGCCCTGGGAGCCAATCGTGTCGCGCCTGAAGCTCTATCGCGCCATCGGTGTGAAGCCCGTCGCCTCGCCGATCACGGCGATCCGCGCCGAACTCCGGAGGTACGACCGCAAGCGGACGTGCCGAGCCCGCGCGATCCTCATACCCGTCACAGAGCCCCGGGGGCCCGGCTCGGGGGCGCACGCCGGACGCCACATGCAGCTGAAGCTCAGCGCCCAAGCCTTCCTGAGAGGGCAGGGGAAGCTCGACGTCACCCTGGAGCAGGACGACCGAGGCCGCGTCTATGACGTCGCAGCCACGTGCGAGCGGGTGGCGGTCGAGGTCGGCCAGACCCAGGTGTCGAAGCTACTCAGCATCGCCCAGGATGGCGTGCTTGCCATCTGGCTCCCGTACCGCCCCGAAGGCGACTATCAGGTCGGCGATCTCGCTCAGGCCGTGGCGCTGACAAGCCCGCGCGTCCGAGCGACCAAGAAAAACACTCCAGGGGCGATTGCCGTTCACATCGAGCAGAGGCGCACCCTTGCAAGGGCGTACGCTGTCATACTGGAGACCAATTCTGTGGACGCCTACCTAGCTGAGCTGAATTTGTTCAAGAAGCCCCGACTCCGAGAGCATGAAGAGTTCGCAACGAACTGCCTCAAACTGCCGGAACCCATTCCCGACGACGAGCCAGAGGTCCAACGAGAAATCGAAGTCGACTGGGCGGGCCTAAAGAAGGCCTTCCCCTTCATGTGAGGGTCCGACCTACGCCGCGCTCGCCAGCCCGATCGTCCCCGCGATCCGCCGATGCGGCGCCCGGACCTCGGCCTTGGCCACGTGCCCCGCCCGCTTCGGCCCGAAGTTGGCGAACACGTCCTGCGCGCGGAAGGTCCCGCGCTCGGCCGGGTCGTCGCGGCGCGCCACCTCGTTCGCCCGGCGTCGCATGGCGCGGGCGAGATCGAGCTTGGCGTGGACGGGCTCGGCTGGGTCCGTGTTGCTGGCGAGGGCGAGCGCCTCGACCTGGTCGGCGAAAGCGCGGAGCTCGGCGACGTAGTCGAAGCGGCGCTTCAGGGGAGGGGCCACGTGCGGGCTCCGGTTTCCAGTGACAAAGGCGTTGGCAAGGCCGGACCCCAACTCGGCTATCGCACCCGCCCTTCGCCGATGCGAGTAGCGGGGTTTGATCATGCGGAGAGACGCGCGAGATCCGCCGGGGCCTGAGGGCTCGCCGGGGCGCATCATCATCCGCCAAGGTACTGAGGGTGCGTTTACAGACTTCTTGCCAAGATGGACGCGCAGTTCGCGCGAATAGCATGCGGCACCGAACGACGCCTCGCCAGTGCTAAACTCGACTGCTTTGGAGGGGAGCAGAGCCCAGCAGCCCGCGCCAGCGAAGTACGCTAGACGCACAAAAGGCCCCCGCGTTTCCTTGGGAGCCCTTGTTGAGCCGCTATGGAAACGTGTGTGCCAAATTCCAAGCCCGAGGTCAACAGCCATGGCGGGCCGCCATCGCGGCCGGCGCGCCCGCGAGAAAGAGGAGAAGACCGCGCCTGAGTGGTTGATATCAGCCCAGGAGAACGTACTATGAACGCGTGAGCATCGTTTGTGCGCATCAATATCGGATCTACCCGACGAAAGAGCAGGCCGACCTGCTCACGAGAACGTTCGGGTGTGCCCGCCTTGTATACAACATGGCTCTTGAGCATTGGCGAGATGCTCATAAGGCGGAGCAGCGACTTATCCCCTTCCGCGAGCTAAGTGCGATGTTGCCGACGTGGAAAGGCAAGCTGCCGTTCCTCAAAGAGGTATCGTCGGTCCCATTGCAGCAGGCAATTCGCCATCTAAATGAAGCCATAGGCAATTTCTTCCAGAAGCGAGGCAAATACCCTTCTTTCAAGAGCAAAAGCGGTCATCAGTCTGCGACATTCATGCGGAACGCGTTCAAGATTGCCGATGGCGATTTGACGCTTGCGAAGATGCCCCACCCGCTGCGCGTTGTTTGGAGCCGCCCACTTCTGGGGCACCCGTCGACCGTGACGATCACGAAAGATCCTGCAGGAAGGTGGTTCGCTTCACTACAATTTGAGTGCGCCCATAAAGTCGTTCCTGCGCCGAGCAATGCCGCAATTGGTGTCGATGTCGGGCTTATTGATATTGCTGTGACGAGTTGCGGCAAGCGGTATAAGGCCCCGCGGTATCTCAGTCAGCGGCTGCATTCGCTTAAAAGGGCCCAGCGTGCTCTAGCAAGAAAAAAGAACGGCAGCAGAAATCGGGAAAAAGCAAAGCAGCGCGTCGCACGGCTGCATTCCAAGGTGGCTGACCAAAGGAGAGATTTTACCCATAAGCTTTCGACTAACCTGATCCGCGATAACCAAGCGATCTATGTAGAGGATTTGGACGTTGGCCCGTTGGGTAGAACGTTCCTGGCTCGCGCAATCTATGATGCAGGCTGGGGCATGCTCAGGCGGCAGCTAAAGTACAAAGCCTCTTGGTACGGCAGGTCTCTGATAAAGGTCCCGAAGCATTACCCTAGCACTAGGAAGTGCTCCAACTGCGGCATCATTGGCCAGAAGAAACCCTTGCCCGTTCGGACTTGGACATGCCATGGCTGCGGCGCAGAGCATGATCGGGATATGAATGCTGCAATAAATATTTTGGCCGCGGGGCACGCGGTGTCTGCCTGTGGAGAAGTCTTAAGTCCTGTTCCAGAAATGGATAGGCAGCCTTCGTGAAGCAGGAACCTGTGAAGCAATTCATAGGATCGCATGGGCGATTCAGCCCTTGAGAACATGCCAAGGGCGTCTCGTGAGTCTTGCCCCTACAAATACAAGGACCCAATCCATCTTACCGTCCCGTAAGCCGCCGCCGCGAAGGCGTAGGGCAGGCAGTCGATCCAGCATTTGAGGGGGACGGTCACGTCGGCGCGTGCTCGCTGATCTTCACGTCGAGCGCCGCAAAGCGCCCGAGTTCGCCGAACACCCGCACCTTGATCGCCTCGCGCGGGCCCGGCGCCATGACACCGAGGGAGAGAGGCGAAAGGAACTGGTAGTCCCAGCGCGGATCCTCGTGGACGCTCGCGCTCGCGCAGCCGACGAAGGTGGAGCCGGACCAGATCTCGACCCGGCCGGGATCGGCCGCGGGATCGATCTGGATCGGGAATCGGCCGGTGAAGCCGATGCGGACGAAGAAGGTGGCTGCCGGACGTGGCGGGGCTGCGGCCGCGCGGGCGAGCGCCGGTGCGGCGAGCGCGCCGGCACCGAGACCAAGGAGGGCGCGACGGGCGAGGATCACGCCCGCCCTCCCCCGAGCGCCGGGCGCAGGGCTTCGGGCCGCAGTGGGACCTCAGCCGCGATGCGGGCCAGGATGTCGGGGTGCGCGTGGATCGCGTCACCGAAGACGATCACTTGGGGGCTCGCCCGCTGCACGGGACGGATGCGCTGGGGATGACCCTGCCGCCGACGGCGCGACGCGCGAGAGGGCGAGCGCACCTCGGACCAGTCCTCCGCGGTCTCGGTGAGGAACGGGGACGGCATGAGGCGCATGCCGAACATCAGGCGGCCGCCGCGTAGACAGCCGGATCAATGTGCCGGACCGGCTCCGGCGTGCGCTTGCGCGGCGGCAGGGTGGCGACCTTCGCGGGGGCGAGATCGTCGTTCATCGGTACGAGGCTCGGGCGCACGGTGGCGGGCTCGGTCGGGCCCGAGAGCCAGGGCGCGGCCGGCGCGCGGGGCGGCGTCACCTTGAGCGAGGTGAGGTGGCCGAGCCGGTCCGCGAGGTAGCAGAGCGCGGCGTGCTCGGTGGCGTAGCGGGCGCGGTCCTCGGCGACGTCGTTGTGATCGCGTCCCCAGACCAGGCGGCAGTAGAGGCCGGCGTCGCGGGCATCGCCCTTGGACGCGGCGCGCTGCGGCGCGGTGAGGAAGAGGGGATGCCCCTGCGCATCCACGCCGGCCGGCGTCGAGACCATGCGCCAGAGCACGACCTTGCCGTTGGGGCCGATCTCCTGTTCGCAGTGGACGGTCTCGTCCAAGCTCGGGCGCTTGCCCTTTACGGCATGTGTGATGAGCCAGCCGCAGGCCTCGAGCACCGCGTTGTAGGCGATCTGGTTGGCCCGGGTTTCCCGGCCGAGCCGGTAGCCGATCCGGTAGCCGTCGAGGTTGAGCGGGAGCGGCTCCCGCGCCTCGGCCGCCCGCTTGATCGCGGCGTCGAGCGCCAGGATCTCCGCCTCGATCAGGAGCGCGTCGGGATGGGGGTCGCCCATGGCGAGCGGCATGCCGGGCTCGCGAGACCAGCAATCGATGCGACCGCCGAAGATCCCGCCCCGCCACATCGGGTGCATGGAGGCGGTGGGCGGGGCCTTGATCGGCTGATCGCGGCGGCGCTTGGGCAACTCGTCCCGGAGGCACCACCGCAGGACTTCCTCCACCGGCAGCGCACGGCGCGCCCGGCCCTCAGCGGTGAAGGTGTTCGGCGCCGACGTGAGCATGGTGGGGACTCCCGATGTGCGCGTCCGGTCCGAGAACGGAGCGGAAACATCGGTCTCTTCACTCAGGCCCGATCAATCTCACTGTCAAGCGGCTTCACGGTGCTGCGACAAGAAATTCTTGAGGTCCGCCGCGTTCTTAGCTGCGGTGATCCGCTCGCAGGCGCGCTTGCGGCGGCGGTGGAAGGTCGCGGGGCTCCACCGGTCCCCTTTTCGGCTGCACCACTCGGCGATCGAACCCTCAGCGCGACCGCCCTCCGCCATGATCCGGGCCCAGGTCACGACCGCGAGGAGATCGTCGCTGCCCTTGCCGAGCACCGTCCGAGCGAAGGCCAAGATGTCGAAGGTCGACGAGGGCTGGTTCGGATTCACAGCGATCAGCGCATTCCCCGCGGAGGCGATCAGCGCCGTCTCCCGCAGCGCCCGCATGGGGATGACCAGCCATCGCTCGACATCGCGAACGGTCCAGGGAGCGGGAGGTGCCAGTCCGGTCGGGGCGGGCATGGTGGGGAAGGCGGGGGACTCTCGGGTTGGGGGAGCGAGCCGCGGTTGGCTCGGCTAGGGGCTGGGCTCCACGTGGAGGAACAGCATCGTGGAGATGATGAGCAGCGTCCCGAACGCGTAGGACGCCGGGATGTCGCGCCAGTCCCGTGGGATCCGCCCTGCGACCTGCATGAACAGGCGCGTCGCCGTGACGGACGTGGCCATGGCCGACACGAGCATGGCGGCGAACAGGATCCAGCCGGGGAGCGTCTGGGGCATCGGCCTACCCCTCCCCTGCCCCGTTAGCTGTGGCGTTGAAGCGTCCGCGCGCCCGCCAGCCATCCACGAAGCCTGCCCGCCACGTCGCCTCGGCGAAGGTCGGGATCCGGTGGCGCTCGCCGAAGGCCCGAACATCGGGCGGGCACCGAAGCTCGGAGAGGCACGACAGCGCCGCGACGCCGGCCGCGCGATCCTCCGCATCAAGGCGTTCCTCCCGTTCCCGCAGGACGTCCGGGTTCGACAGGAACAGCGCCTTGTTGCGGAGGTCTCGGTTCTCCCGCCGGAGCGCCAGGATCTCGCTGCGCATCTGCGCGGGCGTCAGCAGCTCGGTGTCGTCTGTGACGTGGCTCATGGCGCCTTCCCCTCCACCGCGTAGATCACTGAGACGCCAGCTGCGTCGGCCTGCTTAGTCATGTCGGTCGTGCCCTCGCCCCAGCGTCCGTTAGCCCGCGGGAACGCGAAGACGATCTCCGGCTGCACGACCTCAAGCATCCGTCCGTTCCGGTACGGGCCGCCGGGCTTTCCACGCCCCTCCCAGTTCGGCGGGAAGGCGATCCGGTCGATCCCGCGCTTCATCGCCCACTGGTCGCCCATGAGATCGGCACCGCCGGGGCGGTGGGTGTCGAGGCCTGTCACGACCAGGGTGATTGGGCGGCGTGCATGATGCGCGTCGAGGAACGCCCAGGCGCGGTGGAACAGGGTGAAGTCGCGACCGCCGCAGATCAGGGCGCGCATATGGTCGCCTCCGCGGTGGGCTGTCGCAGAGGCAGCGATCCTGTTTCGACGAAGTGCTGAAGCAGCGGCACGAGCGCCGCGGCCATCTCCTGCGTGAGGTGCGCACGAGAGCCCTCGCCCTCGTCGCACCCGAGCCAAATGCACGCCTCCTCCGCGAGGCTGCTTTCTTGGATGGAACAGCTCCGCTGGTAGCGGTCGAGAAAGCGCCCGACCGCGAACCCGCGCGAGGTGGTCGCGAGTTCGATAATCACGCGCCCTCCCCCTTCCATCCCCGCGCCGCGGCCGCCGCGCGCAGCACGACCTTCGCCGGCTCGTACTTCGCGAGGAGCCGGGCCCGGGTCGCTTCATCCAACAGCGCCAGCCGGTCCGGATCCGAGTTGACCTCGACGTCCGCGAGCTTGACCAAGATGCAGTGGAGCGGCGCCTTCGCACCGATGCTCGCGATCCACTCCGCGTAGGGGCGCGTATCCCCGCGCTGGCGCGTCAGCCATTCCACGCCCGTGACGACGATCAGGCTGAAGCCCTCGGCCCGGAGGTGATTGCCGTCGTAGGGGGCGTCCTCGATGACGTCGTGAAGCCACGCGATTTGCATGGCCTCATCGAAATCCACTCCGCGCCAGCTCCGGGGCGCGAACTCTACCAAGACCTCAAGAACCCGGGTCAGGTGGCGCGCGTACGGGTGTCCGGCCTTGTCGGTCTGGCCGCAGTGGGCGTGCAGGGCGAAGGTGCGGGCGTCCTGCTCTGTCCGCCGGAAGCGGGGAAGGACAAGCGCTGGGCCGAGCGGGCCATGGTCGATCGGGGCGGGCTTCATCGCGCCACCTCGGCGGGCGCGGGCTCCGGCTCGACCAAGGGGGTGCCTCGCGCGATCAGGGCGGCCACGGCCTCTGCGCGGCTGATCCGGCGGCTTGCATCGAAATCGTAGCGGTGGCCGTGCTCGTCCCGCCCGTAGTCCCGCAATGCGCAGTACCGACCCCGGGCGGCCTTCACGAGCGGCTCGCTGTAGGAGAGCGGATCGTGGCGGTTCTCGATCGCATCGAGGAGCCGAACGATCTGCGTCGACAAAGCCGTGTCGGCCTGGCACGCGGGGTCCTTCCCGCCCTGGACCGCGCCGACGAACCACGACCCGAACTGAACGCCGTAGAGACGTAGTCGGAGATCGCCTCTTGGCGGGTGAGGAGATCGGTCATCGGGCCGCTCCGGTACGTTGGTCCTGCAACCGCGCCAGCTCACCCTGCATGACTTCGCGTGCCGCACAGAGCGCCGCCAACGGATCTGGCGAGGAAGAAGCTTCAGCGAGCATCCTCATGGCCGATCCGATCACCCCACTTGGCGGGCCGCCATAAGGTGAGAAGTCACCAGGGTCTGGTGCCTCCAGGAAGCTGAAGAAATCGCTGCGAGTAAATTTCGCCGTTCCATACTGACTGTGGAAGCGATGATGGCAGGGCTCGCATAGAGTTGCGCCATTTGAAATGTCTTTGCGTCTCTCAACGCAACGTGCATACCCAACGATATGATGGGCGCAGCGCGCATCTTCGCTGTGGCATGCGGCACATACAAATTTGTCCCGGGTCAATACGCTCGACCGCCACGAAGATGTAGATCTGTAGGCCGATCTCTCTGCGTCCGAGATACTGGGATCCCACCTCGGGTGCTCTGGCCCCTTACGACCTGCAAGATTCTTCGACGCCAGGGCGCTGGAATTCTCTGACTGCAGGCACCCGCAGGACTTGGTATGACCCGAGGTCAATCTCCCATATGTCAGTTCGGTTATGCCGCCACATTCGCATACGCATCTCCAAATTGAGATGCCACGCGCAGTCGAGACAAGATCCCGAGCCGTCAATCGGCCAAACTTACGGCCAGTAATATCCTTTGCCTGCCGCCGAGACTTCAGGCAGCCGCAGGATTTTGTGTTCCCGGACTTCAGGTTCAGTCCGGTTGCGGTTGCGGATTGTCCGCAGTCGCATCGGCAAAGCCAAGTGGTCTTTCCACTTGGGTCGTAGCCGGCACGGCCATTGACCACAAGCATGCCGAACCGAAGCCCCGAAAGGTCAATCACCCTTCGCATGCTTTTCTCTCTCAACGGCCCGAGTGGCGTACCAGAGGCACTTTTCGAGATCTTGAATCTTGCTGGCTCCGTCCTTTAGGCCGGCGCGCCACGCATATTTGATGATATTGCCGATCACGAAGTCATAGTGCTCTGTGATCGCGATACATTCCACGCCGGAGGGATGCGAGGTGTAGTGCTTCGGATGATTGACAGCATCGTTCGCTTGCTCGGCCATGGCTCAGACCTTCGGATGCAGGCAGCGGGTAGCCTCGAAGCCGTCGGCGGCCTCGTAGACCTCAAAGTCGTAGAAGGTGAGCGGGGCGAGTTCCTTCAGCGCGCGGGTGAAGGTGACCGCGAGGCGGCGGATCTCGAGATCGGCACCTTCCCCGCCACGCAGCGCGCAGACGTGCCGGGCGGCGCGCAGGTTCATCGTCCAGAGCAGGCGCGTCTCCGCGCTGTTCGGCAGGTGCGCGCGGGCGGCCTCCAAGATCCGCTTCTTCCGCATCGTGTTGAGCTTGCGCCCGATCTCGCCGCCGGGCGTGCTGGGATGGGTGAGACAGGTGAGCCGGGCTTGCAGCGTGGCGTAGGCCTGGAGCGCGCGGGCGCACTCGCCCTGGAACTCCAACAGGACGCTCTCGGCGTCGTCCGCGCCCGCAATCGCGGCGACGAGCGGCGGCACGACGAAGCGCACGTCCTTCGCATCGACGTAGCGCTGCGACTCCTGGGACGGATCCGCGCCGGCATGGTGCCGGAGCAGCTCCAGCGACAGCGACCGGGACACGCCCGAGATCGCGAACGAGATGGTGGAGTGGTGGAGCACCGAGCCGTGCTGCATCTCCACGATGTTGCGGAGGTAGTCGGGCCGGGCGCGGCCCTGCTCCCACGAGCGGTAGCAGAACCGGCCGCCGAACTCAGGCAGCGCGTCGATCGACTCCCGCGGGCTGTGCGAGATGTCGTCGTGCAGGATGCCGATCGGGGTGTCGTTGTAGAGCAGTGCGCGGTGCCCGTGCGCATCGGCCCAGGCTTCCAGGCCCGTGGGGCTGATCACGGTGTGCGCCACGACGTGGACGCTCGGCTCATGCACGAGTTGGACGGTCACGCATCGCTCTCCGGTTGATCCGAATCGGCCCGGCCGCGCGCGGCAGCCGGGCCCCTCCCCTCGCCTCAGGCGGCGGCCTTCGTCTCGGCGGGCTTGTTGCGGGCGCGGCCCGTGGTCTTGCCGGCGGACTCCGGCTCCGGCTCGGCGCCCGTGGCGGCACGGCCCGGCTGGCCGAGCCCGAGGCTCTTGGCGAGCGCCGAGCGCTGGGCCGAGTAGTTTGCCGAGGTGGTCGGGTAATCGGCGGGCAGACCGTAGCGGGCGCGGTAACTCTGCGGGTCGAGCCCGTGCCGCGTCAGGTGACGCTTGAGGGTCTTGTACGACTTGCCGTCGATGAAGCTGATCAGGCCGTCCGGACGGATCGATTTGCGGATCTCGGCCGGGCTCGGCTTCGTCACCTCGGGCTCGGCATCCGCGGGCGCGCTGCCGCCGGCAAGACCGGTGAGCGTCGCGTGCACGGTGCTGATCAACGCGGCGAGGTCGGCCGCGGGGACGCTGTTGTTGCTGACGTATGCGCAGACGATGCCGACGGTCCGGTCCATCGCGTCATCGGCGGCAAACGCTGTGGTCTCGGGGTCTTCGCTCATGGGAACTCCTGAATAGGATGGGGCGGAATGGCAGAAGCGGCTCGCATCATTTGTCGCGAGCATTCTGTTACATTGGCCGTAACAACTCCTAGTATAGGAGAAGACCGTGCAGGCTCAAAATGGAATATTTCGCGATCTGTTGTTCGCGCCGCATTTTTCGAGCGCGACTGCAATCCCACGGGGCAGAGGGGCGCGACGCACGGGCCCGGCCGGCGGCCGCGTGTAGATGGAGGGCGCGGCGCCGAGCCGGCGGCGGTCCACCGCGCGCTCGGCCCAGAGCGGCGCGACCACGTCAGCACGCTGCCACATGCCCCGCGGCCAGCGCCCGGCGGCGGGCGGGGCGTAGCGGCGCTTCATGTTCTCGCCTCGGCCTTCGCGAACTCCCAGATCGGCACGCTCTCCGCCCGGTTCGGCACGCCCCGATGCGTCTGCCGAACGCCCGACCGCTCCGTGACGAACTCGGTGGCCGAGATCGCCACCACGGTCCTCGGGTAGAGCAGGATCATCGCCCCGCAGGCATCGACCCGGACCGCGGCCGCCAGTCGGTGCACCCCGAACAGGCCGATCGCGTCCCACCCGTGCTCGACCGCTTCCACGCCCCGATCTCGGAGGAAGACGAGCATTGCCCGCCGCACCTCTGGCCACACGGGCGGATCGTCCACGGGCGCGCCTGGCGCCCGCCAGAGGAACCCCGCCATCGGGATCCGATCAGACGGCAGCGCCTTCACCAGCGCGCCCCAGGCGGCGACCTGATCGGCGGGGGAGAGGGCGGGAGCACTCACGCGGCGGCCGCCCGATGCGCCACGATCGGTGCGCAGCCGACCGGGAAGACGGCCGCCATGTAGGCGTAGCCGCCGTAGTCCTCCATCCGGGCCGGCGCGTTGCGGGCCGGGTCCAGCACGGTTCCGTCATGCAGGACCAGGACGAGGTGCGAGCCCATACCGTGCCCGGCATCCACCGAGCACATGTGCAGGTTCGCCCACGGCGCGATCGGCCAAGGGCTGCGGTCCAACCCCGCGATGCGGTCGTGCCGGTACACGAGCTGCGAGGCGAATCCGTAGTGGTTGAGGTAGCCCTGCCAGACGTCATGGCTGAAGCCGCGCCCCGGCGGCCCGAGCTCGGCCGCCACCTCGTCGTAGGAGCAGCCGCGCACCATGGCGATGCAGGCTGTCACACAGCCGTAGGGCTCCTTCTGTCCGACGAGGTGGGGCCGAGCGTATCCGCTCACGCTGGCACCTCGACCCCCGCCCTACGGATCACGGCCGCTACCGCGCAGCAGACCGCGTCGGCGTCTATCTCCGCAACAGCCTTGCCGAGGATCTGTACGTCCTCGCGCGTCTGCCCGAAGACCACGATCCAGCGCCCGCCCGTGCCCCCGAGTTCGGCGCCGTGCTCCGCGATCAAGGCGTCGGACACCTCGCCGATGTAGAGCATCCGCCCGCCGCCCAGGCCGACCGACATGCCGACATCAGCCGACGCGTCGAGTTCGGAGCAGTGCCCCGTGATCTGGGCTGCATCGTACATGCGGTCTTCCGTCGTGCTCATACCCGCTCCTCGCTGAACGTCGCGGTGATGCCGGGAAAGGCGGCGCGGAGACCGGAGGCGCCCCGGATCCGCTCGCGCTCGGCGGCGTAGAAGGCCTCGGCCGCCTTGCTCACGGCGGCGGGCGGGCGCCCGTTGCAGGGGCCCTTGAGTTGCACGACGCGGTGCAGGGCTTCCTCACCGGCCCGTCGGGCGAGCTCCAAGGTCGCGATGCGCCGACCCGCCTGCTGCACCGAAAAGATCCGGGTTCTTCGTCATACGAGGTTGATCGGAGGCTAGAACGTGCCCGCCTCCAAATCGGCCTCCAAGGTTGATAGCGGCGCCCCGAGCCAGACCTTCTGCATGATCGGGACGCCCTTGCCGTAGCGGCCGATATGCGCCCACTCGCCGAACTGCGCCTTCCCGAACTCGCCGTGTTTGAGGATGGCCTTCTTGCGCAGCACGTCGAAGGTATAGCCCGCCCCATTCACGTTCATGCGGCGTATCAAACCGTTCAGGCGCTCGACGTAGCCGCTGGTGAAGCGGTGCTCGAAGTAGCGGAGGATGTGCGGGCGCCAGAGCTTGAAGGCGTCGATGCTCGGCTTGAACGGCCGCTCGAACTCGGGCGGCACGCTGGCGAGCCACTGGTTCGTAGCATGCTCGGCGGCAGCGCGGCTCTCGGCCTCGTAGATGTCGTAGAACCGCTCCTTCAGATCGTAAGCGGTCGCCAGCACCGGGTAGAGGCCGAAGAGCCTGCTGAGGGTGGTTTGCGTCTCGGGCTTGCAGGTGTCCCATCGCGCGAGGAAGACTGCGCGGCGGCGCTTCAAGGCGATCCGGTCCTTGTTGGACAGGTCGCGGTAGAGAGCCTTGCGGACCACCTCCATACCGTAGTTCGCCGTCCGCTGGACGTGGTACTTGTCCACCACCGTGACGGCTTTAGGGAAGACAGCCTGCGTCAGCTTCCGGTAGCCGGACCACATGTCCTGACAGACGATCTCGACCTCTTCACGGCCCGCCATCATATGGAAGTAGTCGCGCAGATCGACCTCTCGCCGGGAGGGCTGCATGTCGATCATCAGTCCCCGCTCCACGTCACCGATGACGAAGCGGGCCCGGCGATGCAGGTAGATCTCATCCATGCCGAGGACGCGCGGCAGCTTCGGGATGTACCCCTTCAGCATGCGGTCGCTGTAGTCATCAAACAGACGGCGGATCAGCGTCTCGTGGACGCCGTTGACCTTTGCGGCGGTTGTGAACGAGTGCTCTACGGCCTGCCGCTCAAGGTGCTTCTTGAACCGCAGCGTGATCCGCCGCTCGGTGTCGATGTCCGGTAGCTCCTCGTAGCTGATCTTGTGGCACTTATTGCAGCGGTAGCGCTGCCGGGAGACCTCAAGCCAGACAGGCTGGCCTTGGATGGCGTGGTCCCTGAAGCGAACGGCCTTCGTGCCGTTCTTGCTCTTGTCGTTCCAGAGGCAGCACCCAAACGGCAGCAGGGGCTTCTTGCTCGCCGCTCGCACGATGAGGAACCCACCCTCCTCATACGTGTCTACTGCCGCCAGATTGGGAAGGCGCAACAGGTCCGTCACGCATCCCCCTCGGTAGCCTTGCCCGGCTTCTGGCGTTCGCGACGCTTCAGTTCGCTCTCAATCGCCTCGCGAATGAATGCAGCCATGCGATTGGCCCCAACCTGCGCGGCAATGCGCTGGCGAGTGTCTTCTGTCAGCCGGACCATGGTCGGCTTTACGTTCAGCGGAGGGCGCCCCATGCGTCGGGGCATAAGCGGTTGCGAAAAGTTCGACAAGAGGCACCAAAAAGCGGTTGCGCTTATTGACACCATAACCGCAATCGGTTATATCTGTCTACATCAGAGACGGAGATACCCATGCCCACCGATCACAGCCGATACACAGCAGCCGAACTTGGATTAATCGAGGCTGGCATCGCCCGTGGCGAGACGATGATCTTCCTCGGTTACGACGCCGACGAAATGGCCCGGTTCTACTGCGTGGAAGCGATGTGGTGAGCGACGTTATTTGCCGACACTGCCGAGGCCGGGGCTGGATCAGCACGGGCATCTTCGGCTGCGACCCCTGCGACGATTGCGGGGAAGACGAGCAAGAGATCAAGACGGACGAGCCGGAGGACGAGCAAAATGGTTGATGTGTTCCACGGCGTGCCCTTCCGAGTTTACCGCGAACCGGCCCGCCAAGAGCCAGCCGACAAGGAGATTGGCGAGGTGGTCGCCCGGTTGAAGAACGGCTCTCTGCGCCCGTGCGGTAACTGCGGCGGGCAGGGCTACGGAGATATGGGGCAATCCGCCTGCTCTCGGTGTGGAGGGATCGGTGTCTTCGACACGCGGAAGAGCGGAGAAGTCAGGGCGGACCCCGTATTCGATCCGGCCATCACACTGCCCGATCCTTACGATGAAGGCCCCGGCCCTTGGTATGATGGGCAGAAGGTCAAAGAGATCGAGCGCACGACCGGAATTAAGTTCGAGGCGAAATAGGAGAGACCAATGCACAAGCTGATCGCAGACCCGCAGATTGTCCAGGTGCGCAAGAGGGCCAGCGAGGGAGATTGCCCCATTACCCCGAGCCTGTCCGTTGAGAGCTTGGAGGATCTGGTGCTGCATCTCGCCGATGCGAAGAAGGAGGGTCAATCGGCGAAGATCAATTGTGACGCCTTCTCCGCTGTCCAGGCCGTTGTGCGTGCAGCATGGCGCCTCGTTGACAACACCGCGAACGGCGGGACGGAACATCAGGCTGTGCCGAGCGAGGATTGGCGGGAACTCGCGGATACCCTGACCCGGCTCAACGAGATGATTCCGCCCGGCGAGCGCCCGGCAGAGCCGCCGCTCGCCGTTGCGCTTTTCTGGCCGACAGTCCGCGAGAGCGGGGCCGAGGGTGGGGTCATCTCGGAAGCTCTATCGCATACGACCGATGATGCCGCATTGGCCCACGCCAGGAGGCTGTGGCCTCTCTCCGAGGCATCCGACCAGGAAGACGATCGGTATCGTCGCGCCCTTCACTACGCCTTCGCTCGCGGGGCATGGTGGGCGACATCAACCCCAGACGACGAAGCGGGCATCAAGCCCGCTTCTCCGCCATCAACCTCGAATGACGAATGACCAAGATCCGGGACACGCCCGTCACCACCGCGGCGCTGTAGGTGCCGACGCAGTGGCGCATCGCGGCGCCCTCCGCCCAGAGATCCTCGCAGGATCGGAGCGGCACGAAGTCGAAGCCCTCGACGACCACGGGCGCGTTTGTGAAGGGCGCGTAGTCCATCGCCTCGGAGAACTTCACCCCGAGCCCGTGGGCGGCCCGCTGTTCGGCGGCGGCGCGCCCGAGTGCCCGGTGCCAGCGCTCGGCGGCCGCCTCGGCCTGGGCGAGCGTCCAGCGGGTGTCGAAGACAGCGCCCGGCACGCCTGCCACCTGCCCGAGACGGTTGCCGCGGAAGCCGGGGACGTTGACGGTGCCGGAGGCCGCCATCGCGAGGTCGGCGATGGTCTCAAGCACCCCTTCGTGCCCGCGCCGCACCTCGCGCGCCGCGCGCGCCACCCAGTCGAACTGGAACCACGCGTTCCCGCACCGGTACTCGCAGTGCTCCGACCAGACGGTGAGCGCCCGCAGCCACGTGTCCTGCTGCGTGCGCGCTGCCGGGATGATCTGCGCCAGCGTCGAGGGCGGCAGCCGGCCGAGATGGAAGACCACCGGCCAGCGCTTTGGGTGCAGCACGCTCGGCGCCAAGGCGCGCAACTGGAACGCGCACCCGTAGAAGCTCATCACCTCGCGTAGCTTCGCCCCGCGCTCGCAGAGCATCCGCATGGGCGGGCCGGCGTAGGCGCGCGCTCGGGCGGCAGCCGTCCGCCCCGTCTGCCCGGCATTCGCCGAGAGCACGATCACGGGCGCCTGCCGGATGTAGTCGAGGGCGCGCTCGTGGCAGCCCGCCATCGCGGCTGCGGGCCGGTGCAGGGCCTGATTCCCGAACAAGGCTTTCGCCTCCCGCTGGGCGTCGCCGCGGGACCAGGGGGCAGAAGCGGTCTCGCTCAAGCGTTCCCCCTCCGCGCGGCCCGCTCATCCCGGATCACCCGATGGACATCCGCCTCGTGTCGTCCGACTTCAGCTTCGATCTCCGCCGTATCGAATCCATCCGACCACAGGTCCAAGATCTCGGACCGGAGGTCGGCGCTGATGGGGAGTCCCTTCTGGGGCTTGGGCTGAGCCGGCGCGCGCGCGGCAGACAGCGGGAATGATTCGGCGCGGGCGGGGATCATGCAGCAGCCTTCGTGCTCGTGTCGGGGAACGGGGTGACGGTGCCGGCCGGGCGGATGCCCTCGGCGACCAGGATCGCGGCGGGCACCTTCGTGTCGGGGTGGTCGGGCGCCGGCGTATGCCGGGCGAGCGGCCAGTCCCCACACGTCGTCCGCCAGTGCCGCACGTAGTCGGTCCACTGGGCGGGGCTCAGCTTCGCCAGGAAGGCGCTCTGGGCGGGCGCGGCGCTGGGGGCCGGGCGCTTCTCGCGCTCGACCGCGGCTAGGATCTGCGGCGAGACGTTGGCCCATCGAAACAGGCGCCGCCCGCCGGCCGCAGCCGACCGGCCTTCCGCCTCCACGACCGGCATGACGTGCCGCTCCAGATCGGCGCCGGCGGCCATGGCCTCGCGGATCGGGCGCATGTCGAGGGCCAGCCGGATCGGCCAATCCTTGTCGGCCGGCAGGCAGGCCAGCAGCTTCGCCCGGAGTTGGTCGTCGTTCAGCGTCGGCTTGGTCGGCAGGACAGGCTCTGCCTTGACCTCGGTCGGCCGGTCGGTCGGGCGCGCATCTTTGCGCGCGTCACCACCCGTAGGGTGGATAGGGTTAGGGTTAGGAGCTTTCGGTTTGCTATCCCGCGGGGAACCCAATGGGTTATCCGCTTTGTTATCTGACAATGACTTAGGCCTGCCACCGCGCGTACCATTCTCGCGCGCGGCCTCAGCACGTTTGCTGACGTGAACCCGCTCTTTCGTGAGCCGCTTCTGTGACCAGACACCGTCCTCGATGGCCCAGAACTCGGCGATGACCGGTCGGATCTTGGACCAGGTGCGCGGGTCGACGCGGGCCCAGCGGGCGAGCTTCGCGTCGTCATCCGGGAGCGTGCAGCCGGGCGAGCGCCACGCCACCATGAGGAGCATTAGGTACGCGCCGGTCTGCTGCGCGTTCAGGTGCCCCGTGTCGGCGATGAAGGCGTCGGTGAAGAGGGGGAGGCTCGGGAATTGCCCCATGATCAGCGCTCCCAGTAGCGGGCAACACACCAGTCCAGCGCCTCGCGGACGCATTTCGTGGGGTCGCGGTAGAGTTCGGATCCAGTGAAGCGCATGATGGTGTAGCCGGAGGCCTGAAGTGCTCGGTCACGAGAGCGGTCGCGTGCAGCCTGTTCTTTGGTGCGCTCGTGAAAGTCGTGCCCGTCACATTCGATGACGAGCCGAGCGCAAGGGTCGCTCGGCGCATCGTGGCGCTTGGCGAAGACCAGAAAGTCGACCGGCCAGTTCAAGACGCGGGCCTGCCGAGACAGAAAAAAGTCGTAGTCCTCGACAGGATCCTCCACGCCGGAATGCATCCTCCCGCGGTAGCCCATGTAGTCAGGGTGTACCGCCAGGAAGGTGAGGAAGCCCGTAGCGAATAGCGCCTCGATTGGGCTCGCATACCCAGGCACACCACTGTCATAGACGCCCTTTACATTGGCAGCGATGACGGCACCTAGATCCAGAGCAAGTTTGTCGATGCCGTATGTCATCACGCCATCTCCGCCAGGATGTTGCAGGCGATGTTGCAGAAGCATTCGACGCGGATCTTCGGGCCCGAGCGCTGCTTCAGGATCCCGATCTCCAGCACGTTGCGGCGATCCATTAGGCGGATCTCTTCCTCGTCCGTACGGTCGGCCTTGATTTCAAGGTAGTAGGCTTCGCGGAACAGCCCGAGGACGACGTCGGCGTCCTGTTCGATGGAGCCGGAATCGCGCAGGTCCGAGAGCTGCGGGCGCTTGTCCTCGCGGTTCTCCACCGCCCGGTTGAGCTGGCACAGCCCGACGACGGGAATGCCGAGTTCCTTGGCGAGTCCCTTCAGGCCGCCGGAGATCTCGGTCATCTCCTGCACGCGGTTGCCGGCGTAGCGGGCGGCGGGCTTCACGAGGCCCATGTGGTCGACGATGAGGGCCGACATCGGCGTGCCGGCCCGTTCGGCACGCAGCTTCATCTGCCGGGCGCGGGCGGCGATCTGCGAGAGCGTGAGGTTCGGCTGTTGCTCGATCCAGATCGGGACGGTGCGTGCGGTCGCCTCCGCCTCCGACAGCCGCCAGAGTGCTTCGTCCGAGAGATCGTGCGCCTGGGCGATCGCCCGGTAGCTGATCTCCTCCCGAGCTCGCGGATCGTAGGCCAGGGCCGCCAGAACGCGCTCGGTGAGTTCGATGTCGTCCATCTCGAGCGAGACGAAGCCGACTGGGCCGGTATGGCGCGCACTGGAAAGCGCGATGTGCAGCGCCGCCGCGGTCTTGCCCATGCCGGGCCGGCCCGCGAGCACGATGAACTGCGGGGCCCGCATGCCGAGCGTCACCTTGTCGAGGCTGGGCACGCCGTAGGGTGCACCGCGGACCTCGCCGGTGCGCCGGGTCTCGTCAATGCGGGCCAGCACCTTGGCGGCGCTCTGCGCGAGAGTGGAGCGGCGGACGTGCTCGGCGAGCCCGGCGCTGGCCACCTCGTCCAGACGGTCGATGATCTGGGCGGCGTAGGCGGTCGGGTTGTGCACCGAGCCGTCCGTCATCCGGGCGGCGGCTTCCTGCGCCACTTCCAGGACGGTGCGCATCCGCGCGGCGTGCGCCACGGTGCGGGCGTAGTCGGCGGCGCCCGTGACGGAGGTCGCCTCGGCGGCGAGGCGCGCGAGATAGCGGCTGACGGTGACGCCGCCGAGATCCACGTCGCCGAGCATGGCGGTGAGGAGCTTCCAGTCGATCGCGTCGCCCGCGTCGCGGCGCGCGCACATCGTCTCGAAGATCTGGCGGTGCACGTCGTCGGCGAAGTCGGCCGCGACGACGTGATCCCGAGCCCGGTCCAGGGCATCCGGGTTGATCAGGATGGCGCCGAGGAGCGCCTGCTCCATCTCGATCGCCTTCGGGGGCGCGGGCTCGGCCGGGGCTGGCGCCTGGCTTGCCGTGAGCCACGTCGACGAAGCGGTAGGCGCAGTCGCCTCGGCGCCGTGCGGCGGGCGAGCGAGCGGCACGACGTTGTCGGCGAAGGACTCGCTCGGGGGGCGCTCGGTCATCGCATCACCTCGCGGCGCTCGGCGGGATCGGGAATGAAGATCTGCAGGAAGGCGCGCCACGCACGGCTGGCGGCGAGCCCGTCTTCCAAGGCGAGCGTCTCGTCGGCGCGCTGCTTGGCGGCGACGTAGTTCTCCCAGGCCTCGGCCTGCCTCGCCTCGACGTGCGCCTTCAGGTCGACGACGCCCATCGCCCTACTCCGCCGCCATCAGGAGCGGCGCAGGCGCGTCGACCGCCGCTAGCGCGCCGGCATAGCGCGCCACATCGTCGGGCCGGGTGAGCGCCTCGCGGCGGCCGGGCGGGATGTGGGTGAAGATCGTCTCGGCCGCGGGATCATGGTGCGTGAGCCAGACCACCCAAGCGTAGGCCGTGGCCGTCGAGGCGGCGGGATCCCAACGGCCCTTCACCATCGGTACGCGCTCGGCGAACTGAGCGACGATCCAGGGGCGGCGCTTGCTGAACAGGCGCTCGTACCGGCCTGTGCCTTCCAGCCAAGCCGAACGGACCAGCATCGCGACGCCGACCGTGGCGTAGTCGAGCGCGGGGAGGGCGAACTCCTCCGCGAGGCGGAAGGGCGGGTTGGTGATGATCCAGTGCGGCGGAGAGACCTGAACCTGAGGCGGCCAGGACCACGGGAGCAGGAAGTCGACCTGCGCCGTCTGCCCGGCCCAGCCGTAGCCGTGCAGGTCGGTCGCGAGCACCCGTCCGAAGGATTCGGCGAGGGGGCCCGCCATGTGGCCGCCGCCGCAGGCCGGCTCCCAGGCCGTCTGACGGGAGAGCGACTCGGCAGCGCGCTCGCCGCCGCGCGCCGCGAGCATCTCGCACAGCGCCCGCGTCGCCCAGGGCGGCGTCGGGAAGTGGTCCGCTGAGTCCAGAGCCTCGCGCCGGGACGCCATCACGGCCGTGTGGCCGGTGGGGAGGGGGGTGGGGGCGGGGCTCATGCGGCCACCCCGAGGTTGAGGCGGTGGTACGCGTCGAGGACGGCGCGGACCTGCACGCGCGCGTCAGCGAGGGCGTCGTGCTCGACATCGCCCTCACGGCGGTAGGCGTCGAGCTTCCCGATGCCGGCGAGATCGAACAGGGTGCGGGTGTCGCGCGCGTCGCGATGGCCCCACGGCGTATCGAGCTTGCAGGCGCGGTAGGCCTCGGCGAGGAGCACCGGATCGAAGGTCGCACCGTGGCCCCAGATGCGCCGATGGTGCGGGGCCCACTGCTCCAGCCAGAACCGGAATGTCTGCAGCGCGATCGGCAACTCGTCGGCCTGCTCCGGAAACGCGGCTTCCCGCGCAGCCGCGCCCTGGCGGGTCCACCACGCGACTGTGTCGGGATCGATGCGAAGGCCGTAGGCGACCGCGGAAGCCGGTCGGATCGCGCGGGAGAACGAGGATGTCACCTCGCCGGCCAACGGATCGAAGGCCACAGCGCCGATGGTCAGGATCACCGAGCCCGGGGCCGTGCCCAGGGTCTCGAGGTCGAGCATGACGTGAGTGGTGAGGAAGGTGGAGGTCATGCTGCCTCTCGCAGGGTTCGCAGTGCGTCCGCACGCGCCAGGGTTTCGGCGAGTGCTTCCCGCCCCAAGGCGGACAGAGCGGCGTAGGCGTCCTCAAACTCGGCGAGGGCGCTGGAGCATTCCGGATCAGCAGCGCGCCAGAGAGCTGCGCGGTAGAACCGCTCCTTCGCGGCTTGCCGGACCTCAGTCTGTGCAGGCGCAGTCAAGGGACTCCTCCTCTTCGCTGAGGGTGAGGAGGTCGCCTTGGTCCTGCGACAGGCGCAGCATCTCGGCGTAGCTCGGCCGATCCTTGCGGAAGTAGGCGAAGTCGCCGGGGCGCTTCGTGCTCTCGAACCGGCGCTCTTGAGCGATCCACCACTCGGCGAGTTCGGGGCGCTCGCGCAGGATGCCGAGGATCGTGCTCTGACCCTTCAGGAAGCAGAGATCGCAGTTGCCGAGCGGCGTCTTGCCGCCGACGTTCTGCAGGCGAAGGTCGAAGGGCTGGCGGGCCCAGAAGGCGGACACGTCGCGCTTCGTGACCCGCGCGTCGTAGAGCGGCATGACGGGCACACCGAAGCTCTTGCCGTCCTTTCCGCTCTCGTGCCGGCGGTGTTGCTTCTCGACCCGGCTCGGCTCGTCAAAGCGCAGGCCCTTCACGTCAGACCAAGTGGACCAGCCGGCGATCTCTCGGGCATAGGCCTGGAGCCGCTTGATCTTGCTGTCGATGGTGCAGAACCGCATGACCGGGTTCGCCAGCATCTTCCGCGTGGCGAGCACGGCCGCCAATGGCTCGCCGTCCCGGCAGGCCGAGTTGTGGTCGACGATCCGGGTGCGGTGCCCGGCCTCGGCGTCGAACTCCAGCCACACGATCCGCACGCCCCAGCGCTCCGAGCATTCCTGAACGAAGTCCAGGGTCTCGGGTATCTCCCGGCCGGTGTTGGCGAAGGCGACATGCACGTCCGCCGGCAGAGTGCCGCCGTGCGCCTGAAGGATGTTCCAGAGCATGAAGCCCGAGGTGCGGCCGCCCGAGAACGAGATGAGCGCCGGGCCGGTTATGAGGTACGGGCTGCTCATGCCGCGATCCTCTCGGGCGCGAACCGCCGCACCTGATCCCGCCCAGCATCGGTGAGCACGTACCGACCGCGTCCGATGGCCGTGACGATGCCGGAGAGGGAGAGCGTCTCCAGCCAGATCTGTCCGAGGTGGCTGGCCTTGGGGCCGGTGAGACCTTCCGTCAGGGCCATGCCGAGACGAATCGGGGCGACGGGACTGTGGAGGGCGCAGAAGGTGCGGAAGACCCGCTCCAGTTCGGTGCCGAGTGCCGGGCCGCTGGCGCGGGCGGTCTCGTCAGCCAGAGCGGCGAGCGCCTTCTCGACCTGGTCGCGCAGGTAGGCGCAGGGCGGGGCCCCGGGTGCCGACTGCTCCAGATCGGAGAGGAGCGTGCGGAGGATGGCGGCGGCGGGGATCACGCGCGCGCCTCCGCGGTCTGAGCGGTGCGGGCGGCGAGGATGCGGGCGCGCTCGGCGACCGGCAGCCCCAAGCGGGTCAGCGCGACGCGCTCGGCGGCACTGTGGCCCTTCGGGTAGATGCGGCGGCGCTCGGCGCGGGCGGCGACGTTGGCGCGCGTGGCCGCGTCGTGCTCGGGCATGCCCTGACACCACTTCACGACCGCCGGGTGCTTCACGTCCAGTGCCAGTGCGATGGCGGCGACGCGCTCGCCGGCGGCGCGACGTGCGCGCGCCTCGGCTTTCAGGTCGGCGTACGGGACGCCGGAGACGGGATGGAGCTTCTTCGTCGTCACGGGCGGATCTCCGGGCGGGCCTCGGCCACGCGCTGCAGGAGGGCGATGCGCTCGGCGCGGTCGAATCCTTCGCGGGCGAGCTTGCGGCGCAGGGCGTCGTGGCCGGCCGGGTAGAAGCGGCGTTCGTCGGCCTTCAGCGCCCTGTTGAAGCGGCATGCCGCCGCGTGGTGGGGCGAGCGGCGCACCCACTTGCTGATTGTGCCGTGCCAGATGCTCAGGCGAGCGGCGATTTCCGGCGTACGCACGAACTGCGCGCGCAGCGCGAGCGCCTCGGCCCGCAGGTCTGCGTAGGAGCGCCCGGAGGCGGGGTGGATCTCGTGGCGGGGCATCAGGCGAGCGCCTCCCCGGCCTGAAGGGCGGAACGGATCTCGGTGGCGCGAGCGCGGCCCTTCGCTGTGACGCGCCAGCCCTCGCCCTCGACCTTCTCGACGTCGCCGAGCGCACCCAGGCGGTTCAGGAAGCCCGCACCGCGGGCGCAGCAGTTCTTCGTCGTGGTGCTGGCGGGCAGCACGGCCCGGCCGAGATCGCCGCTCGAGGCCACGCGACCGTCGAGGCGATCGACCAGCACGACGAGCGCCCGGTCGCTGATGGTGGGGGTCGGCGGCGCCTTCGGCAGCGGGCGCACGTCCGCGACCCGGATCGCCTTGCGCAGGAGCGTCTCGCTGTCGGCAAGCGTCAGGGTGACGGCGCCGTCCGTGAGGAGTCGGTCGAGGAGCGACTGCAGGCCGGTCTGGACCGTGCCGCGGTAGGTGTGGAGGGGCGCGTTCATGCGGCACCTCCCACCTGGGGCCGGATCACGCCCCACTGTTCGAGGAGCGCGATCGGGTCGTCCCGGCCGTAGGTGATCTCGCACGACACGCCGATGGCACGGCAGAGCGCCTGAACGTCGAGCTGTTCGACGCTGGGCCGGCCCGTGGCAGTCTTCAACTCGATCAGGCCGAAGCGCTGGTTGCCGCCGAGAACGAGGAGGTCCGGTACGCCGCGGGTGAGCCCGGCTTGGCCCATGGCGCCCGCGTTCGGGATCGCGGCCACCAAGGTGTTGGGCAGGCCGAGCGTGCGCCAGTGCTCCACGACAGCCGCCTGGATCTGTGTCTCGCGGGGGAGGCGATGGCGCATCATGCCCGCGCCTCCCGAGCCGGCGGCCACGCTTCGGGCGCGAACGTTGAGACCAAGCGCACGTCGGCCCAGAGCGGCGGTGGCTTGTAGTCCGGGTGCGGCCGCGCCTCCTCAATGACGATGCGGAGGATCGCCTGCGGGTCGTTCATGGGGAGACGCAGCCGATCGCCCAGCACGACGGCGCGCTTCAGCCCCTCCATCACCTGCCGGAGCAGGGACGGAGCGGCACCCCGCGTCACCTCGGTGAGGGCGTCGATCGCCTCGTCCCCGAAGTCGTAGGGCATGCCGTAGCGCTTCAGGATCGCGAAGCGCTCGTCCTCGCCCGGCAGGTCGACGGAGATCTGCAGGCCGAACCGACGCCAGAGCGCCTTGTCGAGCTTGTCGTGCCGATTGGTCGCCGCGATGAGCCGTCCGCCGAACCCCTCGATCCGCTGCAAGAGCGTGGTCAGGGCCGCGTTCATCTCGCGGGCGCAGGCTTGGTTGTCGTCGGTGCGCTCGGTGCCGATGGCGTCGATCTCGTCCATCAGGACGATGCAGGGGGCGCCGACCTTGGCGAGCCCGTCGAACAGCTCGGCGATGCGCCGGCCCGTGCCGCCCAGTGAACTCTCCACGAGTTGCTCGGCCTTCACGATGACGAGCGGGACGCCGAGGCGCGCTGCCAAATGGTGCGCGAGCGTCGTCTTTCCGGTGCCGGGCGGGCCGTAGAGGAGCGCGGTGGAGCGCGGCTTCACGCCGACCGCCCGCAGTTCCTCAGCGGCGTTGATCTCGTGCAGCCAGCCGAGGATGGCTGCCCGCACCACCTCGCCTAGGATCGGCTCTTCGGCGTCCTTCGGCTCGCGGACGTCGACCAGGGTGCCGAGCTCGGTGCGCAGTTGCTGGGCCGCGCTGGCGGCCTCCGCAGTCTTGCTGCCGCGGCGGCGCAGGTCCGAGAGGTTGGTGGGCCTCATGCCTCACCTCCCTGCCCTGCGGACTCATCGGTCTTCTTCGGCTTGACCTTGCGCCGGAACGCCTCCGGGATCTCCATCCCGTCCGACCCCTTGCGCGCGCACCAGCCCTCGTCCCAGGCAGCACGGCGCGGGTCGCCGGCCGCGTAGGGGTTCGCGAAGATCTTGGTGCCGGCACCCGCCGCAGCGGAGCCAGCCTCACGTGCCTGGGAGATCTCCGCCTCGCCCATCAGGCCAGCCGGTGGATGGGGAGGCAGCGTGGGCTCGGCGCTGCCCTCTGCCCCGGCATCGACCCCAGTGGGCGGCTCGTCGTCGTCTTCCCGCTCTTCCGGCTCATCGAACCGACGGCGCGCGGCCTCACCAAGCGGCGTACCGTCGAGCATGCCCAGGCTAGCGAGGTAGACGTCGGCGATGCTCTCGGCGTCGATGCGCGCAGCCTTCTGATCCTCGGTCTCCCGCATGCGAGCGACGACGATCATCAGGGCCTTCTTGTCGATGCCCTGGGACGCGGCCTCGTTTTTGATGTCCTTGATGTCGGACGCGAGCACCTTGCGCTCTTCCTCCAAGTTGAGGACGCGCTGGGCGTAGGAGCGGATCTGCTCCGCGGTGCTGAAATTGGCAGGCGGTTGCGCTTTCGCGCGATTTGTGGAACCCATGGGTCAACTCCACGAAGTCAGAACGAGCGATTTTCACCGCCGCCCGGTCCCCGGCCGCCAAGCCACGGGGGATCGGGCGGTTCGCGTTTGTGGCTAGGCCGCGTCGCGCGCGGGCCAGCCGGAGGGGTGGTAGGCCCCGCCAGGGAGCTTCCGGCCGAGCGGCAAGCTCACCACGGTGTCGTCGGCGATCAGCGCGGCGCGGGCGGCGCTCGCTCGGCTCTCAGCCGCCTCTTCCTCGGCGGCGCGCACACGCAGCGCCATGACGCTGGCGAGCTGCGAGGCGAGGCTGTCGGCGTGGGTGAGCGCCTTCAGCACCTCCTGGCGCAGCGCGTATTCCGGCTGGTCCATGCTGCCGTGGCGACCGCGCAGCGGGGCGTTCACGGCGGCAAGCTCGTCCCGGACCCGGCTGAGCAGGTCGCGCAGGTCGAGACCGTCCGGGTTGGTGGAGGAGCGCAGAATGGCCTCGCGGGCCGGCGCGGCGCCGTCCGCGGGAGCAGTCTCGAACATGGGCGTCTTCTCCTCCACCGAGAGCGGCACGTCCTTGGCGGACCGGGGAAAGGCTTCCTGTCGCGGGGTGGGCGCCGTACCTCTCGATGCATGGTGGCGAGCGAGAGCAGCGGGCGCGGCGGCGCGGACGAGCAGGGCAAGGCCCGTGGGATGAAGGGGCGTGCCCCGGCCCGCCTGCGGAACGCCCAGTTCCAACGCGGCGAGACAGGACACGCCCGCACCGTGCCCGCCACGCCCAAGGCAAGCGCTCAGGCGGACGCGGTGACCGCCGGGAAGGCGGATCGGGGAGAGGGTTGCCGGGCTTTCTCGGCCCACGCCCGGCATGCGGGTTCCGCTCAGGGAGGCCGGGTCATTCCGGCTTTGGCCCTGGTCGAGGTCGTGCGCCGCGAGGGGCGCGTCTTGGTGCTCAGGGGAATCCCAAAGGGCGGGCGGAGCATTGAGGCCCCGCCCGAAGTCTCGGGAGAGAACGCCCTGGCGGGCAACGTCGACGCCGGCAACGGCATCGTTCTGGTGCAGGGCCGGCGTCATGCCGCCCTCGCTGTCGCTACGCCGGAAGAGACCCGGCGATGATCCTGATGGCGAACGGGCGCGCGGCGGGACCGCGCTACGCTCAGGGCTCCGTTGCGGGAGCCCAGCCGAGCCGTGGACGCCTCCGAACTGGACGACATGATCGCCGACCAAGCCGCCACGAAGCAGGTGTTGCTCATGGCGCTGCGCCGGCTCGCTGCGCTGACGCGGGAAAGCGGACGGGATCCGCGGGCACTGGCCGCCCGATGGAAGACGGTCGGCCGGCACGCGATGGACACGACCGAGTTCGGCACGGCGCCGGAGCACGAAGCCTCGGTGCGGGCGGAAGCGAAGGCGCGGCTCGACGAGATCATCGAGATTGGCCTGCTAGAGCCGCCGGGCGGAGCCCCGCTCGCTTGCGCGATGCGACCGAGCGCGGAACTTCGCTCGCGAAGGCCGGGCGGATAGTTGCCGCCGCCGGACGCTTGTGGGCGATCTTCTCGTCCCGCAGGCCGTACAGCAAATCGAACGTGATGCTGTTTGCTTGGCCTTCGGCGGAGTCGACGATGCGCTTGAAGTAGTCCGGCGGAATGCTGTCACGCGCCTTCAGCACGCGCACATGGCTCTCGGGGATCCCGAGGATCCCGGAGGCGCCCGGAACACCGAGCGCATCGATGACATCGGAGAACGAGTTCATGGAGCTATCGCTACATGAGGTAGCGAGCGTGGTCAACACGGCACGAAGCGATTGGCCCGCTACACTGCGTAGCATGGATGACACCAAGCTACGCAAGGCGCAGGGCGCGCGGTTGAAAAGCGCGCGCGTGGCCGCCGGCTATCGCTCCGCGCGCGAGGCGGCCCTATCGAACGAGTGGTCCGAGAGCACCTATCGGGCCCACGAGGGCGGCACCCGTACCATCGGCCAAGACGATGCTGAGCGGTACGCGAACCGATTTCGGTTCGATGGCGTCCAGGTCTCGGCGCGCGGCATCCTATTCGGCGACGAGGATGCGGGCGAACCCGTCCGCGAGGGTGGCAACATCGTAGGCGTGGCGGGACTGATCAGCGCAGGCGGCCTCATCGACACAGGGTCAGAGCAGATCCCGGACGACACGAACCTCTACGAGATCGAGGTGCCCTTCCCCGTGCCTGAGGGCACGATCGCCTTCCGCGTCGAAGGGCCGTCCATGCATCCACGCTACGACCCTGAGGACGTGATCCTCTGCTCAAAGCATGGCGAGAACCCGGAGAACCTGGTGGGCGCCTACGCCGCCGTCCGCACGATCGACGGCCAGCGCTACCTCAAGCGTCTCCTCCGCGGCAGTCGGCGCGGGCTCTACCACTTGGAGAGCCACAACGCCCCGCTGATCTCCGACGTCCGCCTGAAGTGGTCCTCCGGCATCATCGCCACGGTTCACGGCCAACACTGGAAACGCTTAGTCCAGGGATGAGTCCGCTCAGAACGGTAGGTGGTCGAGTAGTGCCTGCGGGACGTCGCCGAACACACCAATGACGATTGGCTCCTCGGCCATGCCGATGTCGTCGTCGTTGAGCGCCTTTAGCGCCACTGCTCCGACCGCCGTGCGGCTTCTGCCGACTTCTCGCGCGAGCTCTAGCGCCTGCTCAGGTGTTTTGCACGGGCTCTGCCGGCACTGGACATGGTTGCCCGCCTTGTCCTTGTTGAAATACTGAACGCTGTAAACGACCTTGCTGCCCACCACTGTCCTCCCTTTGAGGCGAACCCAGGGTTGCGTACGGACCAGAACAAAGCAAGTACACAATCGGTTCCTGTGCACGAGTGTGGATAACCGTGCTACATGCAGCGGGGCCGCTCCGCGCCCCTAGGCGCACAAATCGCTACATGGCGTATTGACGCAAATCGCTACTCCATGTAGCGTTATCTCCATCGCCGCTCCCCGAGCCGATGGAGCCCCAAGATGTCCCACCACAGCCGCAAAGGTTTCTCCTGGGGTTCCGCCCTCCGGGATCTGAAGTCCGACCGCGCTCAGCGCCCCGTGCCGCAGCGCGACTGGAAGATGGTCGAGGGCTGGCAGCAGAACGGCGGTCTCGCCTACGTCTGCCGTGACGAGAACGGCGCGTTCCTCGGCGCGGTCTACCCGAACAACAACACGCTCAGCGCGGTCGTCATGGCCGATCCGGCGACGCGCGACTCGTCGCTGATCTCCGGCGGCTGGAAGTTCGATCCGGCCGGCCTCCGGGACGCGAAGGTTGCGGTCGAGACCGCGATCGCCGCGCATCGCGTCGCCCAGGCCGCCGCTCCTGCGCAGGCGGCCTGACCATGGCGCCCGCTGAAGCTCTCCGGGCGGCTGCCGCCCTTCTCGCCGACCCGGCGAAGCACGCGACCGAGGTCATGGCTCGGGACATGGATGGCCTGCCCTGCGACCCGCTCGCCCGCCGGGCGCGGTGCTGGTGCACCTACGGTGCCCTTCGTGTCTCGGCCGGCACCCGCCGCGCCTACGACGCCGCGCTCCCGCACCTGCACGACGCCGCCTTCACCCTCTTCGACACGAGCCCGGACGAGGTGAACGACACCTTCGGCGCCGAGATCTCGGTCGGTCTCCTCCTCTACGCCGCCGCCCTGGCGGATCGCGCCACGGTGCACTGACATGGCCTCCCCTCACCTCACCTACGAGGCGGCGAAGGCTGCCGGATTTCAGGTCGCCGAGGCGCGTCGCATCGCCTGCGGCCGCCAGTTCCAGACCTCGCTTGATCGCGACGCAGGCACGCGCATCACCGCGCTTCTGCTCCTCGACATCCCGGCGGTCGACGGCGGGCTGAAGGGCCTGCCCTTCACGGCGCTGATGCTCGCGACGTGGCAGCTCCGGGCGGAGGACGTGATCGCAGCCGGTGGCGTGGTCGTGGGCCACCCCGCGCCGGCCGCTCCGCTCGCGAGGGCCGCGTGATGCCCGGCGCCCGCGACAGCTACGAGTGGGTCGACCTCCCAGTCGGTCCCCAGCCGATCCCCACCTGGGCCAAGGGCCTGAAGGTCGAGTGGCTTGAAGGCTACGGCAACCCGCCGGGCATCCGGCTCAAGACGGACTGCGAGGCTCGCGAGTGGGCCGGGCAGGTCTGGTCCTGCGAGGACGGTCGCTACATGGCCGTTCACGAGGACGGGCGCGCCCGCTGCTACTATCACCACGGCGCGGTCGGCGAGACAGCGCTGACCCGCTCCGAGGGCGGGAAGCTCGTCGACTATGTTGGGCTCGCGACCGCGCAGTCCGACGGCCTCGCCGGCTCGCACGTCCGGATCACGATGAAGGACGGCGAACACGCCGGGCGCGAGATCTCGCTCCGGGGCCCGTGGTGCGGCGCGACGCCCGCCGGCTACGTCGATACCGCCTACATCAACGTCGCCGATCCGCGGTGCGGCTACCCGCCCGAGCGCCACTGGACGCAGCGCGTCGGCACGGCCGGCCTGCTCATCACCGAGGACCTGTTCCTCCGGCTCCTCGCCCGGTTCGCGCCGGAGTGCCGCTGTGCTCGCGTGACGACGCTCTGGACCAAGCTCGAGCCCGTGCGCGGTGACTGGGACGAGCCGAAGTCCTGGGAGATGGAGCGTCGGCGTCTGGCGGCTCGCGAGAGGGCTGCCTGATGCCCCGTCGCGAGTTCACGAAGGCCACGCAGCGGGCCGCCTTCAAGCGCGCCAACGGCCAGTGCGAGGGCGTTCTGCACACCGGCCTGCGGTGCGAGGCGGTGGTCGAGCCCGGTCGGGTCGAGTTCGATCACGTCATCCCCGACGCGCTCGGCGGCGACAACTCGCTTGAGAACTGCGCCGCGCTTTGCCGGCTCTGCCACCGCGCGAAGACCACCAAGGATCAGGGCCGGATCGCGAAGGCGGACCGGCAGTCCGACCGGCACATCGGCGTGAAGGACCCGCATCGTCGGCGCCTCACCTCGGCCGGATTCACGAAGGCCGAGCCCCAGCGGCGTGCCTCCACCCCGCTGAGCAAGCCGCCGGTCGTCAGCCTGATCGGCCGCCGCAACACCCCCTCCCCCAACCGCTGAAGGAGCCAAGCGCGTGTCACGTCCCCTGCCCTCTCCGCGCCTCTCCGACGCGGAACAGCGCGAGCGCCAAGCCCGCGAGATCGCTGCGGCGCGCCGGGCCTACGAGGCCCAGGTCGCCGCCTTCATCCTCGGCGCTCGGGAGGCTCGCGCGTAATGGCCGCGATCGTCCTGCCCTCCCCGCGCCCCGCCCACCCGGCGCACCTCCACCGTGAACTCGCCAACGCGCACGCCGTGATCCGCGGCTCGCAGCGTGGCCCCCGCCCGGTCGGCTTCGTGGACCTCCAGATCCACGAGGACGCCATCCGCTCCGGCGAGAGCACGCGGGTTTACCGTAACAGCACGAGCGAGCTGCACGCGATCGAGGACATGGGCGACGTGTTCTACGCCGTCTGGTCTCTCGGACTCCGCTCCATCGTCACCTACCTCGCGCGGCCGCAAGACTTCCGAGTCCGGCCGGGCGTCCGGTTTGGGAGGGCCTGAGCGATGGGGTTCTCCCGCCTCTTCAGCGCCGAGGGCGACTTCGCGGCCGCGCGCCAGGCCGAAGCCTTCCTGCAGCGCGCCGGCTTCTCGGTCGGCCACAGCGAGCGCGGCTCGCCGCGCGGCATCCTCTTCGGCGACTACGACATCCAGGAATGGCGCAACCTGCGCGCCTCGGACCGGGCGGCGCTGCACGGCCAGATGACCGGCGACGGCCGCCATGGTCCGATCCGCATCTGCTTCGTGGATCGGCTGCCGGACGACGCGGTGCGGGCCCTCGACCGAGCACTCAAGGCGGAGGGGGCCGATGCCTGAGACCGCTGGCCTGATCCTCGGCCTCTGCGCCCTGGCCAACTTCCTCACCCTGGTGGTCCTGCCCGATCGCTTCGCCACCGACGAGGCGGAGCACCCCACGCACGACAGCGCCGGCAACGTGCGCTGATCCGGCCGGGCCGCGCCCGGACCGCCCTCTCCTCCCCCGTTTCTGGAGTCCCGCATGTCCTTCGGGCCGAACAGCTACGTCGAGCGTCTCGCTGGCGTTCTCTACCATGGTCTCTGCGGTGCCGGCGTGCTCGGCCTCCTGCTCCTGGCCGGGACGGCCCTCTTCGGCGCCCCGCGAGATGCTACCGACCCGCCCGCGGGCAGCCTATCGGGCCTGATCCTCTACACGGACCACGGCACGGGCTGTCAGTACGTCGGCAAGTCCGGCGCCCTGACGCCGCGCATGCAGGCCGATGGCAAGCAGGCGGGGTGCCGGTCGTGATCGGCGCCGACGCCCTCCCCCTGGCAGCGGCCGCGTTCGCGGGTCTCGGCTGCCTAGCCTCCATCGCCGAACTCGGCATCCGGCTTCAGCGCGGGATCGTGGATCCGGTGCCGGCCTCGGCGGACACGGCCAGCGCCGTCGCCGGCCACCTCGCGCACGTCGCGATCATCGGGGCTGCGGTCGCGCTCGCCACCGTCGCTGTTCTGCGGACGGTGATCCGGGGAGGCGCGCGTGGGTAGCCTCACCAAGGAGGACATGGCCGAACTCGGCCGGACGCTGGGCGCCAAGCTCGCCAGCTTCGCGGATCAGGCGGAGGCGAAGCTCCGCGCCTCGGGCGTCGAGCCGGAGGATCGCTGCGCCTCCTGCGCCTTCCGCGCCGGCACCGTCCCGAACACGAAGGCCCCCGCAACGGGTCTCGACGCGCTGAAGTGCTTGGTCGAGCGCCACCCCTTCGGCTGCCACCACGACAAGGAGGACGGCCTGCCGACCCGGCTGTGCGGCGGCTTCGTCAACATCCTGGCCGCCGAGACCGGACCGAAGCTCACCGAGGCGCCCTGGCCGTTCTCGGATGAGATCGAGCCGAAGTTGGTTGGGCGGGATGTCGTTGGCCGCCTTGCGGCAGGAGGCGCCCGTGTCTGAGGCTGCCCCCAAGACAGACGCGCAGATCGTCACCGAGGTGAACGACCTCGCCCGCAAGATGCTCGCTTATCTCGGCGTCGGTTTCACGGCTCCGCCCGGCTTCAAGTTCTACGAGGCGGATGAGCGCGAGTGGCGCGCCCGCGAGGCGTGGCGTCGAGCTGCCGAGGTCTACGAGTGGATTACCGGCACCGAGGTGCACGACGCCCTGCTTGCCTTCCAGGAGGAAGGCGACCCGGTGGCGGAGACTGCGGCACGCCACGAGACCATCGCCCGCGCTCTCTGCAAGGCACACCACCCGGACCGGGATCCGGATGAGATCCAGGCAGACTTTGATCCGCCGATCCGGCTTTGGCATGGCTACCTGAAGGCGGCGGCCGCGGCTGACGAAGCTCTCGCAACGCGGGAGGCCGCCCAGGCATGAGCGCGATCCCTGCCATCACGATCTGGGAGCCGTGGGCCTCCCTAATCATCGCCGGCGCCAAGCCCTACGAGTTCCGGGGCTGGGCAGCGCCACGCGCCTACCACGGCACCCGCATCGCAATCCACGCGGGCGCCCGGCCAGTCCGAAAGGCAGAGGTCGCCGACCTAATCGTGCGCCTCCGCGGCCCGCAGGCTTGGACGACCTGTCTGCGGCCGGAGATTGCCTTGCCGATGCTCGACCGGCTGCACGCCAACCCGAAGGCGGCGGTCCTGTCCCATGTGCTCGGCACCGCTGTGTTGGGCCTGCCGATACGGGCCCATGAGATCGTCGGCGAGTTCGGCGGCATCCTGAACGACAGCGACCGGGCCGAGCACTGCAACTTCGCATGGCCGCTCACCGACATCCGGCCGTGCATACCGCCTGTACCAGCGCGGGGCGCTCAGGGGTTCTGGCCTTGGGGTGCGGAGGAGGCGGCATGAGCCTCCGCTCCCAATACCTCCACGACCCCTACTTGGTCGGCAACGGCGCATGGTGCTCGACGTGCTTCCCTGAGGGGAAGCCGGACACGACCGAGTTCGGCACCGCTGTGAACTGGCGCGAGCGGGTTCGCCCGCTCTGCAACGAATGTGCTGGGAATGGCCGCGTCGCCTTCTCGGCTGAGACCATCGTGCGCAACACCCGCGCCGGCGGTCCCCAGCCCGATCCCCCCTTCGTCCCGGCCAGACTGCGCCCGTCCTCACGGGTCGAGCGCGTGCGCCCGCAGATCCGCCGGAGGACCGTATGAGCACAGAGCCGACCATCTACATGGCCAGCAAGACGGCGCACGCGCCGCGCTGGCGGGATCTCCGGGCCTCGGGCTTCCGGATCATCTCCACCTGGATTGACGAGGCAGGCGTCGGCGAGACGCAGTGCTTCACCGACCTGTGGCGGCGCTGCGTGGACGAGGCGGCCGGCGCGGACGCGCTGATCGTCTACCGCCAGCCCGGCGAGGTGCTGAAGGGCGCCTTCGTGGAAGTCGGCGCGGCGCTCGCGGTCGGCACGCCGGTCTACGCCATCGGCTGCGACGAGTTCAGCTTCGTGAACCACGCAGGCGTCACGCGCTGCCCCACCCTGGCGGAGGCGCTCGCGCACGTCACCGGCCGCGCCGTCACCCTGGAGGCCGCCGCGTGAACATGCCGCTCGCCCTCCCCTGCCCCGCCTGCAACGGCGACGGCTTCGTCTCCTTTGAGGATCGGCACACCGAGACCGCGAAGGAGGTCTGCCCGGTCTGCCGGGGGCACGAGACGATCCCGGCCGAGACCGGCACGGCGCACGACGCCGCGTTCGACACGTTGCGCGCCGGCCCTGTCCAAGCCCTGTTCCAGCCCGATCCCGGAACCGAGTGGACCATCACCACCGAGGCCTCTCCCAACGGCGTGTTCCTCGTCATCAGCTTCACGCTCTACGGCGCGCCCGCGACGCTGAAGCTGGCGATGGATCGGCCGGACGCGCGCACGCTGTCGGCTGGGCTTCTGGCCGCCGCCGGTGACGCGGCCGCGCGCACCGTTCCGGCAACCGAAGCGACAGAGGCGCAGGCGTGATGCGCTCTGCCCATCCCCTCACCCACGCCGCCGTCGCCCGGCAGCTTCACGCCAAGGGCTACCGAACCTCCGGCCTGCGCAGCGTCGGCTACGGCCCGCTGGCGGTCTGCCGCGCGATTGTCCGCGCCTTTGAAGGTTCGGACGTGCCCCTCGGCGCGGTGCCCGGCACCCCCGACGACTGCGCCGAGATCCGCGCCGAGCTCGCGCGCCTTGAGACCGAGACGCTGACCCCCTCCCCTTCCGAGACGAGGCACTGACATGGGACTCGCCCCGCAACCCATCCTGACCGCCTCCCCGCTCGTGGCCCGCGGGCAGTTCGGCGCCCGCGCCTACGGGCCGGGCGAGGCCGACGCGCAGCGCGAGGGCTACCGCCGGCAGATGGAACGGATCTGGGGGCGCCCGGTGCGCGCCGTGGTCGTCCTGCCGGAGCCGCAGGCGTCGCGCGCGCCGGGCACCGAGGGTGCCGCCCTCGCGGCTGCTCCACCCGCGCCCGACGCCGACGCGGAGGCGATCGCCCGCCGCGTGGCCGAGGCGCACGGCACCACGCTCGGAGCCCTGCGCGGGCCGGCCCAGACAGGACCCATCCTCATCGCCCGCCAGATCGCGATGGCGACGCTTCACGCGGAGCGTCCCGACCTGAACACGACCGCCATCGGCGCCGTCGTCGGGCGCGGGCGCAAGGCGGTTCTCCGCGCTCTGCACCTGCACGGGATCCCGCCGCGGCGGTCCGGGGCCCCAAGCCCACCGGTCCGCGCGCCGAACTCCGTCACGGGGGCGCGCGCCTGATGGCCAGCACCGAACCCCGCACCGTCCGCGGCCCCGACTACCAGGCCAGCGAGGACGACCTGATCCGCGCCCACTATCCCCGCCGTGGCGCGCAGTGGTGCTCCGACCGCCTTCCCGGCCGCACGGTCAACTCGGTCTATGGCCGGGCTCGCGCGCTCGGCGTCGCGACGGCGCGCGAGGTGGTGCGGATCACCACCACGCCCCTCATCGACGCGATGATCCAGGCGGCCTACCGCGGCGCGCGTCCGCGCGGCTTCGTCGGAGCGCTCGCCCGCAGGACTGCCCGCCCCGATTGGTGGATCCCCCGGCGCGCGGCCGAACTCGGCCTCACCCCTTCCCGCGATCAGCGCACGTGGAGCCAGGAGGAGCAGGACTACGCGGACGCTCACCCGCTCGACGCCCCCGCGGTGCTCGCCAAGAAGATGCGCGCGCACGGCTGGCACCGGACGCCCGGGGCGATCGCGTGGCGGCGCGCGCACGGTCAGGTGGAGCGCTTCGACAGCGAGCGCTTCACCGCCGCGGGCCTCGCCGAGGTGATGGGCGTCGATCCCAAGATCGTCGTCGGCTGGATCCGCAACGGCTGGCTCGCCGCGCGCACGCGCTGGCAGCCGACCAAGGATAGCCCTGGGCGCGAGGGTTTCATCATCCACGAGCGCGACGTCGCCCGCTTCATCGTCGCCCACCCGACCCGCGTCAGCCTCGCCAAGCTCGAGCCGAACAAGGTCTGGCTGATCGACCTCCTCGCCCGCCACGCGCGCCCCGCCACCACCACCGGACGCCAGGGCAGCAAGCCCGCCGAACTCGGAGCCGCCGCATGACGCAGCACCGCGACATCACCCTGCCGTGCGCCGGGTACGCGGAATGGCGCTTCCGCATCGGCCGCACGGTCGAGGGCATCGCCGCCGGCGGATCCCATCGCATCCGCCGTCGTGACGAGGACGTCACCCGCGAACTCACGGCCGCTCACCGTCTCGCGAAGCTCACCACAGAACAGGCGCCGGTCGCGGCGGCCGAAGATGCGGAGGACGTGGCGTGATCCTGCCCGACTACATGATTCGTGATCTACGCGTCGGCGAGGGCCGCCACGTGCTTGAGCCCTGGTCCGAGCGTACCGTTCAGAACGGCATGTCTTACGGCCTGTCCTGCGCAGGCTACGACATCCGCACGAAGCAGGGCGTGATCTTGCCGCCCGGCGGCTTCTCGCTGCTCTCGTCCATTGAGCATTTCCACATGCCGGACGACGTGATCGGCATCGTGCACGACAAGTCTACGTGGGCGCGTCGTGGGCTGGCCGCGCAGAACACCGTGATCGAATGCGGGTGGATCGGCTGGCTCACACTGGAAGTCAGCAATCACGGCGCTGATGTGATCGAGATATGCGAAGGTGATCCAATCGCGCAGATCCTGTTTCATCAGATGACGGCGGCGCCAGAGCAGGTTTACAGAGGCAAATACCACAACCAGGCTGATCGTCCTGTCGGCGCTCTCTCCGAGGGAGATCTGGCATGAGGACCCGCCGCCGCACCAACGCCCGCTACACCCGGGACGCTCTGGAGCGCGCCATCGCCCTGCACGACCGGGACGGCCTCACATGGCCGGAGATCGCGGCCCTGCTGGGCTACCGGCAGAACTCGCTGGAATCCACGGTCTCGCGCTTCCGCCGCGGTCTCTGGGCGCCTGCACTCAACCGCCTGGCCGAACTCGATGCCGCCATGGAGCGGCTGATCCTCGCCGAGGGCGTCGTCACTGTCCCGGCGATCGCGCGGAGCTTCGGCCTGAAGCCCTGCACGGCGCAGCGCCGCCTCGCCCGCCGCGGGCTCGATCGCGAGATGCGCGAGGATCTCGCCGCGTCCTCCCACGATCTGCGGAGAGCCGCATGACCGCCTTCCATCTCAAGTCCCCCAAGTCCTTCCGGGACATGGCGTCTTATGCACGGGCACGGGTTGGAATGGACTGGAGGCGGGGATGAGCGCTGCCGAACGCCTCATGGGCCGCGCCCGCATCGCTTACGCCGATCCGCCCTACATCGGGTGCGCGCACCTCTACCGGGACCACCCCGACTACGGCGGCGAGGTGGATCACGTCGCCCTGATCGAGCGCCTTGAGGCCGAGTTCGATGGGTGGGTGCTGCATGCCGCGGCCACGCCCGACAGCATGGCGACCTTGGCGCCACTGGTGAAGGCGACCGGCGCTCGCTGGATGACGTGGGTGAAGGGCTTCGCTGCCTACAAGCGCAACGTCTCCGTGGCCTACGCCTGGGAGCCTGTCATCGTGAAGGCGGCCCGCAAGCCGGTCGTCAGCAAGCGCCTCGTCATGCGCGATTGGGTCGAGTGCCCGATCACACTGAGACGCGGGCTGACCGGCGCGAAGCCCGAGAAGGTCTGTCACTGGGCCTTCGAGATGGTCGGCGCCCGTCCCGACGATGACCTGTCCGACCTCTTCCCCGGCACGGGCGCCGTCACCGAGGCGTGGCGGACATGGCGCGGGAAGTTCGCGCTGCCGGACGGACCGCTGTTCAACGCGGCTCGCCCCACACGGCCCGACGCCCTGACCGATCAGCGAGGCCCGGCATGACCCAAGCCCCGATCCCTGCCGGTGGAGCGGTCGAAGCGGGGGCGAACAAGCCTCAGGTCTCCGGCGAGCACTACTGGATCTGGAAGGCGAAGCTGCCCGGCATCGTGCATTGCAAGTGGTGCGGCCTGACCCGCAGCCCGGCCGCTAAGGCTCGGCGATGTGAGCCCCTTCCCGCTGCCCGCGCCCTGCCCCTAACAGAGATGGAGGACCGCACATGAGCGAGAGCGTGACCCTGGCTGCCCTTCACGCAGCGAACAAGGCTCGGCAGACGGAATGGTGCGAAGGCGGAGCCCCTGAGCCCGATCTGGCCTTTCGCGGCAACGAGCTTGCCGGCGAGACGGGCGAGGCCTGCAACGTCATCAAGAAACTGGAGCGCGAGCGCCACGGATGGCGCGGCTCACGGGCCACCCCGGATCAGCTTGCCGAAGAACTGGCCGATGTCGTGATCTGCGCCGACCTGTGCGCGGTGACGGCCGGCATCGACCTCGGCGCGGCGGTCGTCGCCAAGTTCAACGCGACCTCGGAGAAGGTCGGGCTGACGACACGACTGGAGCCCGCCGCCCTCGCCTCAACCGCCGGAGCCGGGGCGGGGGATTGGCAGCCGATCTGGACGGCGCCGAAGGACGGCGATCCGCTGGATCTCTGGGTTAAAGACCAGAATGAGTATGGCGGGGGCTATCGCGAGGCCGACGCCCGCTGGGCGCGCCCAAACCATACCTGCGGCGAGGCCGGTCACTACTGCGATAGTTGCCCGCCGAAGGGCAATCAGTGGTGCGACAACCTTGGGCGCTGGATCGAAGTAGATGATCCGGAGGAAGGCGGACGCCAGATCACGCATTGGCGTCGGCCCGCAGGCCCCGGTCAGTCTCCCGCCGTCCCGGACTCGCCCAGATCAGGGGCGGGGGACGATCTAGAACAGGCGACCGCCGACCAGATCAAGGCGGGGCTTGAGGTGTTCCAGGCCTCTCCCTCCGCCCCCGTCGAGCACGGGGTGGAGATCAGGCAAGCGATGGTTGTCGATCTCGCGTGTGCGATGCTGGACGAGGGCCCGGCAGGACAAGTCCCCATCGGGGTCGATGCTGCCTCGTTTGGTCGAGGTCAGCGCTCCGGATGGGACGCCGCTGTCTCAGAGTTCTTCCGCCGACTGTCCGCCCTCTCTCAGGGAGGTGGAGCGGGTCGATCCGAACGGGCGGTGGAGACCAGGGAGCGCGCTGGCGCCGTCTTCATCATCATCCGCACGACCGGTGAGTACTCGGACCGCTCAGAAGACCTGATCGCTGCGACCTTCGACGGCGAGGCTGCGAAGCGCTGGACCGAAGAGACGCAGAAGGTTTGCCAGACCCTGGCCGCAGAGACCAACCGCGCCTTCATCGAAGAGGGCTTTGAGGCCGAACAAGCCGCCCGCGCCGCCGCGAAGGCCCGATGCCCGGATCCGACGTTCGAGCCGTGGGGCGGCTACGCGGAGGACGTTCAGTACGGCATCCGGGAGATCAAGATTGGTCTTCCCGCCCCCGCTCAGTCGCCCAGCACCTCGGAAGAGGAGGGCTGACGATGGCTTCCTACGACGACATCAAGCGCATAGCAGCGCTGAGCTTCACCAACCACGCCATCACCGAGGCCCCGGCCCGCTCTTGGCGGCTCGGCAAACCCGGTACGAGCGTCTACGCCTTCCGCGTCACCTGGGCGCCCGGCATGGTGGCGCTCTCAGGCGACGTGGGAACGGTAGTCTACGAGATCTGGCCGGCATTCAACACGCTGGAAGGTGCGATCGACCTCGTGGCGCAGGCTGATTTTTCGTACCTCGCCAGCAAGAGCGGGGTCGATAAGGAATTTGATAGAGAGGCCACGGTCGCCGACCTGATCCGGTACGCCTACGACGGCAAGCGGCAGGGCTGTCGGGAGCGACTGTTCGCGCAGCTATGTGACGAGTACGGCGGCGACCCAGACAACGTCGTAGATCGCAAGGAAGCTGTTCGAGCTTTCCGCGATGACGACAGCCTGAGTGCTGAGCGCATCTACGGCATCACGGGTGACGCGGAAGATCTGCGCTACAGCCTGCCGCCCGGCGCCCGGTGGGCTTTTGAGGCAGTGAAGTTCTGGGCCGAGACCATGCGTACGCCCACTCCCTCTCCCGACACCATGGGGGCGAACCGTGGGTGAACTGGCCATCGCAATCCGCACCACCTACCGCGTCGATATGGGCGACGTGCTTTCGCGCGTGACGCTCAAGGCTCCGATGAAGGCGGCCCGCAAGGAGGTTCGCTTTGAGGTGCAGCACCTGATTTACGAGATGTGCGACCGGTTGTTGGACTGCCCGCCGCTCACGGAACAGTACCTCGCGTGGCACCTCTGCCGAGAAGGGATCGCCGATCCGCTGCCGGGGCATGAGCCGCCAGGATGGGAGCAGATCCTGCGCGACCGGGCGGAATTTGAAACCTCTGATCCGGAGCCCTCCCGATGAGCGAGACACAACCCGACCTCCGGGAGGCGCTGGCACGCGCTGCGACCGTTCTCATCTGTAAAGGCGCGTGCCTGATCCCGAGCATGTGCGCGATGTGCGATGCCCGGAAACAGCAGGCCATCAAGGCCCTGTCCGCGCAGATCGAACCGATCCTCGCCCAGGTCTCTGCCCTGCAAGCCGAGGTGGAGCGCCTTCAGAAGGTCGAAGGGGAGAGGGGAAGACTTGAGCGCGTGACTTCGTCACCGGGCTACTCATCTTCGACAGAGCCGCAAAGCGTCTCTGCCCTGACGGGCGAGTATCACTCGCGCGAGAGCGTCGAGATTTTGCATGGCAAGATCAAGAACGCGAGGGCCTATGCTGATCGTGAAGACTTTCTGCTGTCAACGATCTGCCCGTCATCCGAAGAAACTGATATATTATTGCGCGCGTTATCGGAATACGCGCAAGCCGCGCAAGGGACGGAAGCCCGGCAGGGCCGAGACGCTTGCAGCTCGGTTCACGACGGCCCGGTCGCCACCGCTAGTACGGCAATCAAGAACCGCAGCGAGGCCACATGAGGCCAACACAGCGTGTCTACGCCCTGACGGAGCGCATGGGCCGAATAATAGTTCGGCGCTCATTCGTTACAACCGACATCGCGCCATGTGATCGAAGCCCCGCAGGGGCCGAGACCGGGACGGGCTCGGTTCACGAGAGCACGGTGACTGGCGCAGCCAGGCAGGCGCCCTCCGACAACCCACTCACCGAGACAAAGGAGGGCTCAGAGCATGTCTGACACCCCTCTGGTCAAAGCCGTGCTCACCCTCTTGGAGGTGATGAGCGCTGAGGAGCGCTCCTCCGTTCAGCAGCACATGGACACGCTGGGCTTGCCGCTCACCGCCAAGTCCGGCTCGGTCCTACGGCTCGTTGGCGGCCTATTCCCGCCCGGGGTCGTCCTGCGTGTGCCGGATGCCATCGCGGCGTGTCAGGCTGAACGCCCTGAGACCTCGGAGAAGGAGGTCTACAACGCCCTCGGCTACCTGACCCGCCGGCACAAGATCCGGCGCGTCTCGCAGGGCGCCTACACCGCCATCGAAGCCGCGGAGCCCTCCCATGCCCGATAGCCTTCCCCCTGAAGACGAGATCGCGCGCCTGCGGGCGGAGAATGAGGAACTGAGGGCCGAACTTGAGCGGCGGGGCGGCCGGCGCTGCCCGTTCCCGGCTCTGGACATCAAACCGGAGGAACCCTGCCCGGTTTGCGGCGACCTCGGCACCTTCACCCATGAAAGCATGGACAAGCCGAACAACTGTGTGGAACGCCCGGTGCCGCGTCCCAACGCTTGGTTCGGAGGTTGCCATGCCCGATAACCCCGAGATCGCACGGCCGCGGGCGGAGACAGAGAGATTGAGCTCCATGAGGAAGATGGTGGCTCAAAAGCGCGCGAGCGTCCGTGCTTCAGAGAGCGAGGGGGATCGGCGCGCATCCGTTGCCGGACTTCTGGCTGCAGCACAGCCAACCATCAGCAGGCAGGGCACGCTCATCATGCTCGACTGCCCGGATGGGACGATCACGGATGATCTGTTCGATGCGCTGGAACTGGCATCTGGAGCGGTAGAAGCGCCCTGAACGCCGGTCTCGCCTGCAGGTTCCTCCCCAGGCGAATCCGCGCCCGAGCTTGTGCCTGGCTTGCGGGGGACTCGACTCCTTGTCCCGAATCGGTCTCATCTCTTCGCTAGCGGTGGTATGGCGTAATCTGCCGATTTACCGCTAGCGAGAAGGGCCATGAACCAGCACGTCCCCGTGGAAGGCGCCGACGCGCACTCCAACCAGATCGCGGCGGCCCATGCCCGGCTGCTCGGCGGCAAGCTGCAGGATCTCGCGGCCGGGTTCTACCCGCCTACCGCGGAAAAGACCCTGCGGCGATTCTCGGCCGGCGAGACGGCGCGCCTGCTCGGCATCACCGAGGTGCGGCTGCGGCAGCTCCCCTTCGACCGGCTGACCCCTGATCTCGAGATCGGGCCGGCCGGGCGCCGCTACTTCACCCTCGCCGAGATCCACGCGGTCCGCCGCCATCTCCACGAGATCGACCGGGTGGGGCGGGGCTACCTCCCCCACCGCGACGCGGACAAGGGCGAGCACCTGCAGGTCATCGCGCTCACGAACTTCAAGGGCGGCTCGGCCAAGACCACGCACACGGCCGGGCTCGCCCACTACCTCGCGCTTCATGGCTACCGAGTGCTGGCGATCGACGCCGACCCACAGGCCTCGCTCTCGACCCTACTCGGTGTCCGGCCCGACGACAGCGGCCCGACCATCTACGACGCGGTGCGCTACGGCGAGGGCCAGCGCCCGATGCGGGAGGTGATCCGGCCGACCTACTTCGCCGGGCTCGACCTCGCCTCGGCGAACCTCGAGCTTGAGGAGTTCGAGTTCTACGCGCCTCTGATGTCGAGCCCGGACCGGCGCCGGTCGGCGGGGGCGCCCTTCTTCGCCCGGCTCCCCGTGGCGATCGAGAGCGTCGCGGCCGACTACGACGTGGTGGTGATCGATTGCCCGCCGCGGCTGGGCTACTTCGCCATCTCGGCCCTCTGCGCGGCCACCGCCACCCTGATCACCGTCCACCCGCAGATGATCGACCTCGCGTCGATGCGGCAGTTCCTCACGATGATGAGCGACCTGATGGAGACGGTGCAGGAGGAGGGCGCCCCGCCGCCGGCCCAGGACTGGTTCCGCTACCTCGTCACCCGCTACGACCCGCAGAGCGTGCCGCAGACCTCGGTGGTCGGCATGCTGCAGGATCTGTTCGGCAGCTACGTCCTCCCGAGGGCGATGCTGCAGACCCCGGCCGTCTCGACCTCGGGCTTGGTCGGGCAGACGATCTACGAGACCCCGCTCGGCAAGGACCGCAGCGACGAGGTGAGCCGAGCCACGTACCGCCGCGCGCTCGACGCCTTGGACGATGTGAACCGTGAGATCGAGACCCTGATCCGCCGTGCCTGGGGTCGGGCATGAGCAAGAGCATTCGGGATCTGATGTCCCGCCGCGTGGCTGAGCCCGCAACGGACAGCCCGCCCTCAACGGGATCAACGACTTCACCCCCCTTACCAGGTGGTAATTCGCCCTCCCCTCGCCGCACCGGTGCAGCCCGCTCGTTCGGCGCCGCGTGGCAGGCGCAGGAACAGGCTCGGGCCGTAGCCGACGCCGAGCGCGACGGCAGCGTGGTCGAGCTCGATCCGGAGATCTGCGATCCTTCAGCTATCGCGGACCGGGTGCCCGACACCACGGACGCCGCCTTCGACGCTTTCGTGGAGCAGATCCGGGAGGAGGGCCAGCGCAGTCCGGCCCTGGTGCGGCCGAAACCCGGCGAGCCCGGGCGCTACGAAATCGCCTATGGGCGTCGGCGGCGCCGGGCCGCGCAGATCCTCGGCCGGCCGCTGCGCGCCATCGTGCGCCCGCTCAGCGACACGGAGCTCGTTATCGCGCAGGGATCGGAGAACCTCGCCCGCGCCGACCTCAGCTACATCGAGCGCGCGCACTTCGCGCGGAACATGGTCCAGGCCGGCGTGGCGCGCGAGACGATCGCGAAGGCAATGGGCACGCAGGCGACCCACCTCTCCAGCTTGCTCACGGTCGCCGACGCGATCCCCGCCCCCGTGCTCGCCACCATCGGCCCGGCACCGAAGATCGGCCGGCCGAACTGGCTCACGCTCGCCGACCGGATCAAGACCGCGAGCCCAGAGCAGATCGACACCGCCATCGCCTCCCCCGACCTCGCCGGCAAAGCATCGGACGAGCGGTTCGCCGTGGTGTTGGCCGCGCTCACCGTGGTGCCGAAGCCAAAGGCGAAGCCGAGAGCCGAGACGCTGAAGGACCCCAAGGGCCGGAAGTACGCGCGCGTCGAGCGCAGCGCGACCGGCCTCCGCGTGACGGTTGAGGAGGCTGCCGAGCCCGGCTTCGGCGACTACCTCGCCCAGCGCATCCCCGAGATCCTGGCCGCCTACCGGGCGAGCAAGGGCTAACCCCGCCGATCCACCATCGAACTGAAAGGAGACGAGGACACCGCAAAAAGAAAGGGCCCACCGAACCGAAGTCCGGCAGACCCTCTCTATCGTCTGGACAACGACAGAGAATCACATCTCCCGGCACATCGCAAGGCTGAACCCCGCCGACCACGCGTAATCGCGTGACGGCGAACGCCCGATCTTGGCCCGGTGCTCGACCTGAGCATGACCCTCCACATCACGACGCCCTTCGGGCGGCGATCGCTGACGGCTGCG